TGTGGAATTTAATACATAATTCTAAAGATGGAATGGTATGTATTGAATGTTGTGAAAAAAAATTAGGAAGGAGATTAAATAAGCATGACTTTACAGATTGTTATATTAACGATCTTAACTTTGGAGAAAAAAGTCTAAAACTAATAGATAGACTTACTACAGTCCCAGTTTAATTATTATATTTGGTGAGGTTAAAATATGACTTTTTACAATGCTTGTGTAAATGTATGCATTGAGAATGGTTTGGAAAAATCTGAAGCCATTAAATTAGTTGATATTACTACACAAGTAGTTAAAGATAGTAAAACTTGGTGGGGTGTAATGTATACTGCAATAAAGTTGACTATTATTGTTGGGAAGCACAAAAACAAAGCTAAATTTCGTAAGGCTGTTATACAAGCTTTGCATATTTTAACTTCACCAGATTTTGATAATACATTTACAGTAATGTCTACAACAAAGTAAACTAATTATGGATTTAATTAAACTACTTGCTTTCCTATCATCAATTCTTCTTGCAATTGCATTTACTGTGTTAACTCTAACTACTTCTAGTGAAATAGCAGCTAGAGTTGCACCAAGAAAAAGAAGCAAATATACAGCTACGGTATTTGCTTTCTGGTATATCGTTTCTTATGCAGTTAAAAGCTTAGGTTATTAATAAATCGTAACTAGGGTTTAAAACACCCTAGCTAGAGTTTGTTTGCAAGCTCATTGTCTACCTTTAATTAAGACTACTTTACTATGGAATTTATTCGGTTTAAACAACTGTTTCAATCTAGCTTTTCTGTAATGGTAGAGAATGCCGATTTTCTTTACTACACAGACGTAGACAAAGATACACTTTGGAACACTTACATTAATAGTTTTCCAGGTGATGTAAGACAAGAGTTTAATTGTAATGCTTGCCGTAGCTTTATTAAGAACTACGGTAATTTAGTTGTTATTGGAAGTGATTATCAAGTACATTCTTTCTGGGAATTTTTAGTCCCAGATCCTACTTATCAACAAGTAGTAGATAACCTAAATTACTTAGTTATTCGTAAACCTATTACAGGTGTTTTTGTTACTGAAACAAACAAACTTGGGACTAATTTTAATTATGAAACACCAAGTCTTAAATGGGAGCATTTGTTTTATGAGCTACCATTAAACTTTAAAACCCGCAAAGAAAATATAGAAGGTAAAAAGAGTGAATATCGTGACAATAAAAATGTATTTAAGCGTAGCTTGGATGAACTAACAATTGAAGCAACAACAACTGTTTTAGATTTAATTAGTGAAAACAATCTGTATCGGGGATCTGAATTTAAAGGGTTGTTAGAAGCCTTTGTTAATGAACAAAACGTCTATTTGTCTCTTCCAGTTAATCAACAAGATAACTTCTGCTGGATTCAAGCCACTAAATCTAATGCAATTACAAGAGTCCGAAATACAAGTATAGGTACTTTGTTGATAGATCTTAGCAATGGTTTAGATTTAGATGTTGCAGTGAGAAAGTTTGAAAGGGTGGTTGCACCTACAAACTACAAGCGTCCACAGCCTATTGTGTCAGCTAAGATGCTAGAAGATGCACAACGCACCATTGCAGACTTAGGGCTGTTAGACTCCCTGTACAGACGCTTTGCTACCTTAGACGATATCAATGTTAATGATGTTATTTATGTTAATCGTAATAGTATTAACGCAGATATCTTTTCTAAGTTGCAAAGTGATTTAGTTGTTAATCCTAATAGTTTTAAGTCGGCAGTTGAAGTTAAATTAGATGATTTTATTTCAAAGATACTGCCTGGTTCTAAATCAGTAGAAGTATTATTTGAAAACAAACATCAGTCCAACTTAGTTAGTCTACTTACCAGTCAAAACCCTGAAGCTAAACATTTGTTTAAGTGGAATAATCACTTTAGTTGGTGTTATAGCAAAGGTTTAACAGATAGTCTTAAAGATAAAGTAAAACAAGCAGGTGGAAAAGTAGATGGTAAATTACGTATAAGCCTTGAATGGTATAATTACGACGATCTCGATCTTCATCTACAAGAAACAGATACCAATATTTATTATGGAAACAAGTATAGTCGTACAACTAAAGGTGAATTAGATATAGACATAAAGTAAGTTAAATGAAATTATAGGCAAAGCCAATATAATAGTATGTACATATTTATGTAGATACTATGAATTCTTTGAATACAGGTAAAACCGTTTGCCGAAAATACCCTCTTGACCAAACTTATTTCGATATTATAGATACCCCTGATAAAGCTTATTTCTTAGGTATACTGTATGCCGATGGATATAACAATACTAAAAGAGGGGCTATTTCTATTAATTTACAGGAGAGGGATACGGATATACTGGTTCAATTAAGCGCTTTAATTCAACCAAGCAAACCGCTTCAACTTGTAACCTATCACAACAGTAATCTTTCTCGACAATATCGCTTAACTATTTGTAGCAGAAAAATATCTACAAGATTAAGCGAATTGGGGTGTACTGACAAAAAGACATTCACACTTAAATTTCCAACAAACGATCAAGTAAATAAATCTTTACTTAGTCATTTTGTAAGAGGTTATTTTGATGGGGATGGTCATATCAGTAAATCAAAGAAAAAATACTTTTCTTTAGTAGGTACAAATGATTTTTTATTATCTTTACAGGAATTACTTGTAACTGAGTTAGGGTTCAATAAAAACAAAATGATTCCTAGATTTCCTGAAAGAGATAATAATATAAATACTTTGGCTTACTGTGGTAGATTGCAATGTTTAAAGTTTGGAGATTGGATGTATAGAGACGCTGAACTGTATCTAAAGAGAAAAAAAGAGGCTTTTGATGCTTGTAATATCAAATAACTCAATTGTGCAGCTATATAGCGATATATAGTGGTTATCGCCTGAATTGACTGGAACTAGGTTAGAGCTTCATACACTAAATTAAGATGGAAACATACTTAATGGGGTAGTTAATTCCTACCGTAAAGTAAAAGAGATGAAGATTCCTAAATCAGCAGCCAAGCCTCTAAGTTGTAAGATATGAGGAAGGTTCAACGACTATCCCGCGAGGGAGTACATCTAAGTAGATGGAAGTGGGCGACTCTCTGTTTATGCAGAGATGAAGATATAGTCTGCTCTCATACGAAAGTATGAGGACTTATTTAAGTCAATAGATACTAACGACATCTATTAAACAAAAAGGGAATGTCACTAATCTTACTCGCACACCTGTAGAAAATATTATCTATCCCTACAACTGTAATCTTGTGGATGGACAATACTACATTAAAGTCCATAATTTCACAGACCGCGAAACTCAAGATAAAACATTTAAAGTAGAAGTAGAATTTGATGGGCAGATTTATGATTTTGAATGTAACAGTCCACGTTACAAGCAGTATGTAGAAGTAGCCTCATTTACAGTTAAAAGTGGAGTTATTACTTTAAACACCAAGAAACAATCTAAATTAACTACTCAAACAGTATGGAGTTTAAATACTAATAAATTTTACCCCGTAAAAGCAATAATGTTTTCTCCTAACTACTGGGGCAATAACAGTGCAGGTAATAAACACTTTATCTTGTATTTAGAAGAAGCTAAAAATAATGAACCTACAAGAGGTATCTTTAATGAGTTTTTAAACAATGATTTATCCAAGCACAGTAAAGTGTTTGAGTTACTTGGTAGTAAACTGAATATTGATTACACAGATAATCAACTAAGTGGTTTGGGATTTTCTTCTACAATGAGGAATGATTTTGTTGTCAAAGTTAATAGTAATAAAGTCTACAAAGTAACCATCTAATACAGGAAAACTAATATGGAATTATTTGCACAAGCTACTAAGAATAAGTTACGTTTTTCTACAGACAAAGGTATTTTAAATACCGAAGATTTGTGGAATATGGATTTAGTTTCTTTGAACGATATTGCTGTTCAATTAAACAAACAACTGCAAGACCGCGAGATTAGTTTTATTGACAACAAAAATACTGACTTTAGTTTGCAATTAAAGTTTGATGTAGTACGGCTAATTATTGAGACTAAGATTCAAGAACGCGATGAACGCAAACTTGCACAAGAAAAGTTAGTTAAAAAGCAACAACTAATTGCATTACTGAATCAAAAAGAAACAGAACAACTACAACAGCTAAGTGTAGAGGATATTAAGAAACAACTAGCTGAGTTGCAGTAGAGTAAGTTGAATGTCCGAAATAATAGACAACACAAGAGTATCTTATTATTTCGGACTCCCTATTGTATTTAGGAGTCAAATGTCTAAACGAAAGACAATGATTAAGCTTTATCTTTTAGTGCATATCTGGTGGGATACCTTAGTAGAAAGAACTAAACTGTTTAAACGCAAACAAGATAGTCAATGAATGCAACAATATCAAAGACTGATTTACAATTAGGTAAACTAGAAGCTCAACTATTAGATGAGACTATACCTAATTCCACTAAGAAGTCTATTCGTCGTAAAATACGGCTTGTTAAAGACGAGGAAAAAGAATGAAGATTGAGTAAAGTTTAACTACACTCATACTATTTCTGTTATGCATATAGTAGGAGCATCTACAGTTCCATTATTACTGAGTGTAGAAAATGAGTAATCTAAATGACTTGTTTGTAGATATAGTTAAGACCGCTAACATCAAACAAGTAAAAGAGCAACCAAAAGAAAAAGATCCACAGTCTAAGTCTGAGTAATAGTTTTCGCTGCATACACACTTAGCTGATTATTTGTTTAGTTGGCTAAGTGTTTTCTATTTAAGGTATTAAAATAATGACTCCTGAAAAATTACAATTTATTGAAGAAATTAGTAACCTAGCCGACAAAGCCCTAGAGTTAGGTTACAACAATGAAGCATCTATTTTAAATGCAGTATGTGGAGCAAGTAGTTGTGGTCAAGAAAATGTATTAGCAGAACATACAATATCTTTTGTTAAAGTTCTTTTTCTGAATTACAAAGACTAGAGAAAGAAGATAAATAATTTATGCTACCTAAACTTGGTTTGTGTTGTCTTACGAGTGACAAAACTGTTAGTTACAAAACTATTACTAAGACACGATTTCTTAGTTTGTCTTTAGAGCAACAATTAGAGAAATTAAATAGTATTTATTCTGACAATGTAGATATGTTTATTAAAGCAATCAAATATTGTTTTAATAATAGTATACCTATGTACAGAGTAACTAGTCATTTGTTTCCTTTTTATGAAACAGAAGCTGGTATTTCTGCTTTAAGTAATGTTGTCTCTACTTTGAAAGTGTTAGAAGAAAATATCAAACAAAGCAAAGTAAGAGTTGTAATGCATCCTGACCAGTTTGTTGTTTTAAGTAGTGATAGTAGTGATGTAATTAACAATAGTATTAATGAACTAGAACATCATGCACATATCTTTGATTTAATAGGTTTAAGCCAATCACATTTTAATCTACTAAATATTCACGGAGGTAAACGAGGTAATAGTAAAACACTAATTGAAACTATTAACAATTTATCTGACAACATTAAAAGTAGACTAACCCTAGAAAATGATGAGTATTGTTATTCTACTAAGGAACTTTGTAAGGTTAGTGAACAAACAGGAGTTCCTGTATTATTTGACTTTCACCATAGTTTGGTTAGTAATAGATGTGGGTCATACACTCATCGCATAATCAAAGAAGAATTTGATTTAGCCAAACAGACTTGGACTACTCCGGAATGGATTACGACACATATTAGTAATGGGGAGAAAGATATATTAGACCGAAAACATAGCGATTATATAGAGAAATATCCTCCTTGTATGTTGGAAGCGCCTTGGCTGGAGGTAGAAAGTAAGCTTAAGGAAAAGTCTGTGTTTAGATTACAGGCACTCCTACAGAATGATGTAGAATAGTATTAGTGACTAACTACGGAATGGACTGACTCGCCCATCTACAAGGGAGACTAGTATTGTCGCGAACCTTGGATGTCTGCAAAGAAGTAGCAGAGTAGAATCTTAACCGGACAGGGAGGCAGTACGGCAGTAGAAATACTGGATTACAGTCACTAAGATAAATGCCCTTTAGTTATTTAATTAAGGGGCATTTGTTTTGTATACTTACACAAATAACAACTATGTCAAATATACGTTTAGTTGAAAATGAATTAAAAGCAGATAAGCGACTTTATTTAATTGCTATGTTAAATTTCTATGCTTTTGATACAGATTTTTACGATTCTTTTGACGAAGCAGTTTTAGGTTTTAATAATATGCTTAGAGAGATAGAAATATCTTCGTATTGGAAAGACGGCAGACATGACGGAGATTGTACAAAACAATGTCATAGTTGTTTTAGGTGTCTTGTAGAAGAATTTACTGATGAAGCTAAAGAAATGATTAGTAAGTATTTAGAGAGTTAAATATGGATATACTGTTTTATTCAATAGTTTTTAGTTTACTTTTCACTCTTAATTTTAAGGCTGGTATTGAATTAAGAAAGCTTTATTACAACATTAAACGTACTGAATTAGAGTATTTGTTTAGAAAGAAAAGTAACAAGGAATAACAGTGAAACTAGCGATTAAGATTACTATGCACACTATGGTTACCAAAAAAACTAAGGGCTACATTCCAAATAAAGAGTACGTAAGAATAGTAGATGTCAATGAAGAAAGTATTCATAATTTAAATAAACAACAAAAGCAGGAATTAATAGACAGAGAAGTTAAGGAATTTTTAAATGATTATTTAACTATTCAAGTAGAAGAATTAACTTAAAAACAGTGAAGATCCAAACAAACCCTATTATTTCGGACTCTTAAGCAATGCATGACTGGCAAAAGTTAGAAGATCGTTATCCTACTGAAAACAAAGTAGTGTTAATAGGATATAAAAAGCCTGACCGTTTTTATACAGGGTATTGGCGCAATGTAGACTCATATTTATCCAGGGAACCTACCATTATTTGGTATGTAAATAGACCTACCGGATTGCAAGCTTATCTTGAGCCTGATTATTGGACTGACATATTACCTCTACCTGGAGAAAAGTAGATGAGTTTACTTAATGACATAGATGCAGGACAACAAGAACTTTGGGATATGTGTTCTGAGAGGAGAAAATTAATTGAAAACAAAAAGGATACAAGAGCAACTTATCCACTTATTCACCAAGATCCTATTGTGCTTTTACATAAGTACTTGGTAAATAAATTTAATCCAATTGGAGTAAAGGTTTTCAAATCTAATGGAATTGAGTTAGATTTTCGTTATATTATATTGTGCGGAACTCATGACAGTAGATTTAACTAGTTTTAACTATTAATTTCAAGATCAAAGTAAGCTAACCTAGGAGATTTCCAATGCAGACATACAACATTGCTACTCATCTTGTAGCTCTATTTAGCATCTCCTCGCTTTATGGTGTCAATGCAGATGAGTTAGTTAGGGTGCATGGATCGGTAGAACAAGTCTTAATTGACTATGGGTGTGCAGAGTAATCAGATAGTTTAGTACAATAATCAAGATACAAGGAATAAAATCATGCAAGCTATTGAATTATTGCACAATGGTAACTCCCTCCGGTTAGAAGTTGCCCAAAATCCTGTCACTATTGAATGGTTGTATCGCGTCTGCAATGGATTAGACAATGAATCACTGTACCTGTTTGTTCGCCGTAATCCAAAAGCTGTGTATGTCATTACAGGATTGGGGTATTTCTCGCTATGTGTAGGTAGTCCAGACGAAGATGTAAGAGTGACCGAAATAAATGGGGCAAAGCAAGAATCCCTATTATTTTCGGACTTCATTGCACCTATACTACACCGTAAACCAGGGTTATTATCTAAAGACGAGTTATGGGACTTGTATCTAGCGCAAGCAGCTTAAGTTGGTGTGTGTGTTTCCATTCGATGCTCTGTGTGTTTAGTTTGTTTACCAATCAAGGAAATTAATCATGTCTAACGTATTCTCCAACTTCTTCTCCAAATTTGCCTCTACTAACGTTAGTAACAATAGCGATGTTGTTTTACCTACAGAAAACACAGAATCTATTACAGCTCAAGTAACTGAAACTCCTAGTACATCGGACTCTGATGAAATCACAGTTGTAGTAAGCGTTAATTTTAACTCGACTCCAATCACAGTTAAGCGAGGTACACCAATCCGCGATATTGTAGCTCAGGGTTTGAAGCTGCTGGGTTTGACTGTAAGTATTAACGAACTTACTCTATTGGACACTAAAACAAATGTGGCAAATGCATATTCCGAAGTTGCAGAATCCCCTGTAAATGCAGATACAGAGTTGTCACTACAACAATCTAGTGGTACAGCAGGTTAAGGTAGGTTGAGTTCAATTAGGTTAGCTTTGCATAGCTGAGATTTTACTTGGCTATGCTTTCTTTTTCACTTTTACTTTTACTTTATTCTAGGAAAACTCAAATGTCTAACAATATCTTCTCTAATTTCTTTTCTAAGTTTGCTTCTACTAACGTTAGTAATAACAGTGATTCTATTTCTTTGCCTACTGAAAATACTGAAAGCGTAACTGCACAAGTATCTCAAGTCTCGGAATCGGATGGTGACATTACTGTCAAAGTTAGTGTTAATTTTAATTCACAAGAAATCAAAACCAAGAAAGGTACTAGTGTGCGTGAAATTGTTGCACAAGCAGTTAAGCTTTTAGGCTTGACTGTTAATGTAAATGAATTGACGATTCTGGATACTAAAACAAACAATGCTAGTGCTTATACTGAAGTTGCAGAAGAAACTGTAGACGAAGACAGTGAATATTCTTTGCAACAATCCAGTGGTACTGCTGGCTAAGATATTTTTTTATTGTCTAGGTTAGTTAATACAGAGTAGGGTTTAGGCTCTACTCTGTTTTCTTTTTTAATTTAGGAATTGAAATGGCACACATGATAGAAGTTACATTAACTAAAAAGATTGTTTTAACATACGAAGAATTTTTAGTTTATTTAAAAACAAATGGATATGGGGATGTAGCTACCAGAGTTTATAGCTCTGATTTCTTTTTAGCTGAGGATGCTAGAGATGTTATAAATTCTAGCCTATTAGATGAACTAACTTCCTTGGTAGACAAACAAAAGGAAGAAATAAACTTAATCGTACATAGTTAATTATGGTTAAAGTAATTAAAGTTTTAATACATAAAACATATTATGTTACAGAAGAAGAATTCAAAAAATACTGCGATAAGAAATACATAGAACCAGCGGCAGCTAAATTAATAAACCAATTTTCTAGTATCAAGTTAGATAAAGACTTTGATAATGTTGAAACAGAACAACTGCAAGACGATTTAGAGCTAATAGCTTCTAAACAAATAGAAGATGTTAATTTTACGGTTTGGGAAAATTAATGAAAAAGTAGTAGTGGATAAAAGCTTAGTTATGGAATTCTCAATAGAAGCTATTCTGACTTTAATTACTGGAAAAGCATTTCAAGATGGTCTAAATGAAATGAAAAGGATGATGGCATATATGCTAGATAGAGACATACATACTATTGATTTAGTTAAAGGAGATTCTGTTGAAAAATGCAGACAGTCTTTATTAAACCAATATCCTTTTCTTGCAGGAATTGATGCTTCTCATATGAATGCAAATAATGTACAAGAATATGTGGTTGTAGCACATACAAATTTTGGTAAAACATTAAATATAAAACGAGTACGGAGTCCGAAATAATATGACTGAATTTAGTTTAGATGTTGCAAAACAGTTAGTAGAATCTGACGAACAATTTCCAGTTGATTTTGATGCCGCTTTTGTTTGGTTAGGTTATTCCAGGAAAGATAGTGCTAAACGTGCATTTTTAAATTCTGGTTTTATTGAAGGTGTGGATTTTAGTTCAGTCCACAATACTGTGGAGCGAGAAATAGGTTCAACCAACATAGAAAAAATATCTCTAACAATAGAGTGTTTTAAAATGTGGGCAATGTTAAGTAAAACAGAACAAGGGAATAAAGTTAGATTGTATTTCCTTGAATGTGAAAAAGTAGCTAAACAAGTAACTAATATTCCAGATACATTTTTAGAATTAATGCAACAGATGCAACAACAATTAAATGTTTTGGCTGTAGATCACGAGAAATTAAATCAATTACAAGAAGAGAAACAACAGCTAGAATTAGCAGGTATTATACATCCGGGTTGTGCTGATGTTTTAAAAGAAGAAAATAAAAATAATTACGCAGACGATTTAGTAGTTACAGCAGAACAATACTTACGTTTAAAGAAACTAGATAATACTCATTTAGATGCATTAAGAAAGAAAGCTGCACAATACTACAGAATGGGTAAACAGTCTGAACCCACAAAGAACAGTAAAAATCAAACTATTTATGTTGGTAGTGACATCATCTATTTAGATGAAGCTTTGGCTTTTATATTGGGATTAATTTAAACCAACAATAAAAAGTCCGAAATAAATAGGGAAACCACTAAACCTTATTATTTCGGACTATTACTCATGTCTAATCAACTTATATTTTAAATACTATGTCTAACACAATAAGACTATCAAATGGGCTGCGTATTTGTTTTAAAGAAATCAAACCATATGGGCATTACTTAGCGCTTGACCCTACACCTGAACCAAATAGCTTAGACGAAAGTGCATTAGAACATTTTGAGCCAAGCCCTAGTATCCCTAAAATTCCAGATTATTTATTCAAGAAACTATCTAAGTTTTTTTATGATTATGCTAGTAAAAATTTAGAAGTACACGCAAGAGTAGTCTATAATCCCAACACGAAGTCACATAAAGTATTTGTTCCTACTCAAACTATTGCGGGGGCTAGTGTTGATACATTTGAATATAAAATTGCTCGTGATCTAGAGACTGGAGAAGATGTTAGTTTGCCGGATATTAATTGGCTAACCCTCTGGCAGTTTCATGTACATCCATTCGATATACCAGGTCCAAGTGGGATTGATGACAATGGATTTCCAAATCGTCCAGGTACAGGTGAATTGGATGTACCTTGTGGCTATGGTATATTTTCTTGTTGGCGTAGTAGTAAAGACAAAAAAGCTGTATTTACACTACGAACTAATGTAGTTGTAAATGATGGTTTAAGAACTCGAAACAAAAGATTAGATATACCTGTTAGTGAAATTGTTGAGGGTATTTCAGATGGTGAAGAAATACTAGTTTACAACGCCAGTTATTCTCCAAAGGTGCATGACTTAGTAAGCCGTTTTGTGCCTGTTGTACCTAAATATAAAAATTACAACTTATTACAAGGTCAAGTGGGCTATGTACCTAAGACTGTAAATAATTCACAATATCTGTGGGATTCTACTAACCTAATAGGTCAGATGTATTTAAGTGAAGTGATTACAACCTATTCTTTAGATGAGATAGTCGAAGCTTTACTTACTAAATACAGTCAAAAAGATATCGAAGAAACTATTGCTAATTTAAATAAATTTAACTTTGACTACAATGGCAATATTTAAAACTCCTAAACATTGCAAACAGTTATTATATAACGCAGAAAATCGCTACTTAGCAATGTGGTGTAACCCAGTAGATGTGGTATTTAAAGTAAATACTGGAGAATATGATATTAGCCAGAAAGATTTTTATTCTCTTTGTAGACCTTGTGAAAAGTATATAACAGAAACTTGTGTTGGTGGATTAAGGAAATTATCGGAAGGATGTTTTAAGTCAACAAAACGATTGAAAGAAACTGAATATGTACCTAAGACTCTACCGCAGCATTTAATGGTTTTAAAAGGATTGTATGAACCTTATTTTTATTGCTTTGCTCCAGGGCAAAACTTAGATTCTTTATCTCTAAACACAAATCTACTTCCAATTATGATGGGTAATGTGTATACTGATGGAAGTTTTTGTACTGGATCTGGCTTAGAAGATTTAAGTAATGAGTGTCTCTTCTTAGAAAAACATTATCTTCATTTTTTGAATTGTACACGTAATAATGATTATAACTATAGTTATCTAAAAATTTCAGAACTAGTTAAACAGTGGTTGCCTGAGTTTCAAGCTAATAATGGAAATTTTAAAAGAATTCCTGGTTTAAACTCTTTCAAAAGAGTAATGAGAATAAACTCGAATAGTAATTGGCGAACTTTTGAACCAGGAACTTACGAATCTGCGTTATTTAACAACAGTTTCAACACAGATTTGGATAACCCTGATTTAATTGTATTTCACAGATTTTTATTGAAAAGAATGGGAGACTAAATAATGACTAGATTTAGAACTCCAAACAACGCAAAAGGTTTATTGTACGGAGAACTTCAAACGGTTGCAATGTTGTGCGACGAAGTAGATGTTGTATTAAAAATATTGTCTGACGAAACTATAACATCTCAAAAAAGTTACTACACACATTGCAGACAATGTAAATATCACACGTCGAATATCTGCAAAGGTGGTACAAAGGTAATACAGAATTATGATTGTAGATTTGGGTATAAACCAGAAAACAAAATAGAGTATATAGCTAGACGAGTACCACCTTACGTAATGGTTTTAAAGCGTAATGTACCTTATTTTTATTGTATTCATCCAGAAGCGAATGGTGAGTTTGATTTAAATACTCGCTTGCTACCTATGTACATAGGAAATGTAGACACCGATGGTAGCTTCTGCATAGGGGAATATTCAGGTAGTAGAGACGATCATACTTTTTTAGTTGATATACATAGTCATTTTTTTAACTGTGTACGCAACGATGACTATAATTTTTCAGGAGAAGATTTAAGATATTTAGTAGAAAACTGGTCACCCAGAGAACAATACTGGGATTATGACCCTTCTGGAAACGATAATGAAACAAAGTTGAGGTGGATTTTAGATACAGATAGCCCCAAACATTTTCAACCTGGCGAGTTTGAAACTATACCTTATGGAGATCCACAAAGGTATACAGACGAAGAAAATACAATGCACTTCGATGGTTACAGTCTAAAACGAGTAGGAGATTAATATGTTAAGACTAAGTGAGTATAGCGTCTACGTGGTAGGAGTAGGTGGAACTGGTAGTCAATTGTGTCAGTTATTAGCAAAGTATATACCATTTTCACATTTTAATCCCCGGCGTGTAATTCTAGCTGATGATGATATCATTGAGGATAGAAATGCTGAACGTCAAGACTTTGATCGGCTTGAAGCTGGTAAACCCAAGGTTGAAGTAATCAAACGTAAGTTTATTGCCACCAGCGGTTTTGGGTATGTCGAAGCATTGCCCGTTAAATTGGATGTAGATAGCCTTCCATTAGACATTGGAGTAATGTCAGAGCAGCAAGCAAAGATACTAGTGTTTGTGTGTGTAGATTCGGCAAGGGCAAGGAATGCTATTTGGTCAGAACTTGTGGGTGTTTTTGATGCTAAAGAAAGGAAATACGTAAATGAAGGTCCGAAATATAAGGGAGACTTTATTGTTATTGATGGTGGCAACACAGAATATACAGGGCAAGTGACAACTTGCATCAAGACAACCATAGATGATACTGTAGTATTATTAGGACAAGACCCTCGTATTTTGTTTGAAAACGTGCGTAATGCAGACCCTAGTGTAACGAGTTGTCAAGAACGGCAACAGACAGAGCCACAGACTGTGATGGCGAATCAGCAAGTAGCTACACTGATGTTTAATGAGTTTGTTAGTTTGTTTAAGCAGCTTAAATTTCAGCCGCTTACAAAGTTTGATTTGACTACTAGACAAATGCAACCTGTGGGTCAACTTATTGATTTAGTAGAGGTAAGACAACAGATATTAGAGCAAAAACTAGCTGAGAAAAAGGAAGAAACAACTGAGGAAAAAGAAATCAATCCGCCAAGTGATTCGCCTACTTTAGTAGATCCAGAAAAGTTGATGAAGAGTTACTTAGAAAACATATCTAAAGAATATGTAAACAGAACTCAAAGTAAAGGGCTACTTGCTCATCATATAGCTGAGAAAAAAGAAGAAGAAAAAATTAATCCACCAAGTAGCTCACCCGCTTTAGTACCTGATTTACCTAATCCCACCACAGAAGTACAATTAGCTTCTCCAACAGAGTTACTAAATAAGTACTATAATGATTTGACCTTAGATTCAACTGAAAGAGAAGCATTAAGAACAAAATTAAATGCTGTTGCTCCTTTCTAGTTATTAAATAAACCAACAAGGAAATTGAACATGGATCTTAACCTATACAACCTACTAATTCAGTCTGGTCAATCTGAAGAGAAAGCTCGTGAACTGGCATCTCAGTATGTAAGAAAAGACACCGTAAAACTACCAGCAAAACGTTCATTAATTAATTACGTTACTTCTGTTGCAGAACAAGGAACAAAAGAGCGTTTGCAACTAGCAATTAGCATTCTGTATGTTTTGGGTGTTGAATCTAATGCAGACATGGTAGTACAACTGCAAGAATTTAAAGCAGAACCAGTAGAATTGTTGCGACGATTTAGTGCAATTTTGGAATCTAAATGGATTCCTCAAAAGAAAACAAAAGGTAACGATAATCTGCAACAAGTTGCAAATGAACTACAAGGTATTATTGATGAACCTGTAGCTACAGTTGGAGATGATGACCCACTACTAATGGCTGTGCAAAATGAGCTTGCTAACAATATAGTACGTGTGCCAGATTTGGATACCGACGAAGAAGAAGAAGAACTCGAAGACACAGACATAGATGAATTTGGTAATGGCTTAGACGGTGAAGAAGACGAACCTATTATTGTTCATCGTGGGACTCCTATTGCTCCGACATTTCCACCAATGTAGTTAATAAACTTTATTGCCCACCTTAATTAAAACTAAGGTGGGCTTAAATCAATATGATAGATACAGAATCAGTATTAAAAAAGATTACAGAAACAGCTAATGAAATTAAACAATCTTATTCAAATATATTAATTATCGTTCCTAAAGAACTGTATTATCAGTGGTGGAATGAATATATTTGCGGTATTACTGTAACTACGTTTCTAACACACGAATTAAATTTTCATGTAAATAAAGACAATTGTTGTCTGTCTAATATGTTGTTTGTTGTAGCTTTAGATTGTTTTGAATTAGAACCAGATGATATTGCAGTTAAAGACTTACATTTAACAACTAATAAAGACGCCGTAAAACTGGTGTTACTATGAGAAAAATAGAATCTGAAATGTGTAATGCAATTAAAAGTGTTTACATTACAGGTAAAGCATGGCAGAAAAATAACACTAAAGTACTACAGTTAGATAACAAACTAATAGAAGTCAGGTTGTTTAATAATTTAATTGCAATAATCGCTTATGATGATTTTATTATTCTAAAAGATGCTAATCATAGAACTGTAACAACTAAATCTAGGTTAAACGCATTGCTGCAACACTTTAACATTCTATTTCAGATTTACCAGAAAGATTATCAATGGTATGTTTTTAGATATAAAGCAGCACCTGATTTTCCTTGGACTGGTGAGCTTGGCTTAGTTTTATCAAAGAAGATTAATAATGGATAATATTCCACCAATTGGATTTACAGAAGTTTGGTCTGGAGCAGGAAGTAATCTTTCTGGGCAGCTAACTTGTTGGACAAATTTACTAGGAACTAATTCTCTTTTGATTCAAGTAAATTCAGCTATTTGGGTAAGCGTATTTGTAGCTAATGAAGAAATAGACTGGAAATACTATCGTAAAAGAAAGGTATATCTGCCCTACATCAAAACCGTAGATTTAGTAGACTACGACGAACAACCGTTTTAAGTAAGAGTTATGAGTCCGAAATATAAAGGTGACTATTTATTTCGGACTCTTATTACTGTTGTTTTATTTTACTTAATCAACTATGAATGACCCAAGAGATTATATCTTAGACACACTATCTGAAGGCGAAGTTAGTAAACCTGAATTGTATGAAAAAGCTGTACAACAAGGTTATGACAATAATTATGAAGAAGTAGTACATGAGTTACTAGAAAATGGTGAAATAGATAGAACAATTACTGGCTTTAAATTAAAGGATTAGACGATGGAAAAACTAAAAGATCATTTAGAATATCTTTGGGATACTTTGCGTTTACATCTAAAAGAATATTTCTTAATTGATGTTTTTGTTTTGGTGGCAATAATCTGGCTTATAGTTTTGGGTATTGCACTAGGATATAACGTGAAAGATAGTAAAGCTGAATATCTACAGCTATGTGCCAATACAGGTAAAACACAATCCTATTGTGAAATGCGTTATTTTGAAATAAGTCGTTGTAACAGTTATGAATAATTTAAAAGAGCATTTAATAGAATGGGGTGCATTGTATATAGCCGCCTTAGCTTTTCTTTGTTTTCTAATATTTGTAGCTCACGCAGAAAGAAACGCAAAACAAGAATATATTGATATGTGTATCCAGTCAGGTAAATCAGAGCTTCAATGTAATATGCGTTGGATAGAAATAAGTCGCGATTAAGTATCTATTCATTTAGAAATAGATAACACTGATTTCAGTTATCCTTATAATATGCAAGTTATCAGGGTGCTTAAAATGACTTACTCAGAAGATAAAGATAGTGACTATAAGGTTGAACAAAACGAAGATGGTAGCTATTCGTGGGATTATCTAGGTAGAGTTAGTGTGGAGAGCTTCCCAAGTGAAAGTGACGCAAACCTAGATTTCATAGATACTACTGTTAAAGAAATAGACCAACGTCGAAATTACTCTGAAGAAGAATAACGGTGAAAATAATAATCATTGCTGCTGTAGCTGAGAATGGAGTAATAGGTAATAATGGTAAACTGCCTTGGCATATACCTGAAGATTTAAAACGATTCAAGGAACTCACGTCCGAAAATATAGTATTAATGGGACGTAGAACATTTGAGTCATTAGGTAGTAAGCCTTTACCGAATAGAGCTAATTTTGTGATAAGCAAATCTCTATTAGGGCATGGTATAGATAATGTTGTGGTCTGTCCAGATCTACCTATGCCCATTGCTGTAGGACGATATTCCAAGAAAGACCTATATATAATTGGAGGAGCAGAAATATATAAGCAGACCATTAATTTAGCAGATAAGTTACTTATAACAAGAGTGCATCAAAGTCCAGAAGGAGATAGTTATTTTCCAGAAATACCTACAGATAGGTATGGTTTACTATCAGCTAGATTTGCTTCAAAAGATTATCGTTTTGAAACTTACGTAAAGAAATAATGACACCACTATTATCATTAGAAAGTTGTAAAACATTTTTTAATTTACAACAACCCCAATATATTGACTGGGATTTTTATCAACCTTACTTAGAAATTGAACCACCATTTGGTGAACTTGGAGTAGTAGTTTATCTACGCACATATAGTCGTTTTATTCCAGAACTAAATCGCCGTGAAAAGTTTGCAGAAACTTGTTTGCGTGTTGTGGAATATAGTTTAAGCTTAGATACTGTTAGTAGTTTAGATAGTAAAAAAGAAGAAGCTAAATTACTGTTTGATTGCTTATTTAATTTACGTGGTTTTGCTGCTGGACGTAGTTATTGGATTGCGAATACTGCAATAACTAAATATGATTCTAGTGCTAACTGGAATTGCACATTAAGACTAATTGATAGTATTAGTTCTTTTAGTGAAATCTTTTATTGGCTACTATTAGGTGCTGGTACTGGATTTAATATAGAAGATACAACAGTTGCTAATTTGCCCAAGCTGTACCCAGCAACTATTAAACACGATGATTATAATTATCTTGGAAAAGATGAATCAAAATCTAATACTGAATTGATTGTATCTTGGTACAATGAAATTGATGAAATGTCATTGAGAACATACACAAAAGAAGACTTAATTCTTAATGACAAAGATTTTATTGCGACAATTGATTCTGGAAATACTTTTGATATTTATGTTGGGGATAGTAAAGAAGGCTGGTGTAATGCTCTGCGTTTATACTTAAGCATTCTTACATTTAGTCAGAGCAAACATATTACTTTTATTTACGATAATGTAAGACCTGCCGGAACTCGTATTAAAACGTTTGGTGGACGTGCAAGTGGTCATCAAGCTTTGCAAAAAATGTTTAATAAAATTGCAAGCTTTTTAACCATTAACAATTATAAGCTAACTCCTATTTGTTGCCTAGATATAGCCAATTGTATTGGAGAAGGAGTAGTCTCAGGTGGCACACGCCGAACGGCTATGATTGGTTTATTTTCTCCAGAAAATAAAGAGTTGGTAGACGCGAAAGTAAATTTGTTTACTGACCCAAACAAGTCTATTTATTCTGCGACACGAGTACTTAGTAATAACTCAATGCTGTACTATGAACGTCCAAGTTATGAAAAATTATCTCAAGATATTGAGCAGATAAAACAGATAGGTGATCCTGGTTTCTGGATTATAGGTAATTCACAGAAACTAGCTAATAGTCCTGTAAAGGGATGTAATCCGTCAATAATCAACCAGGCGGCATAGTTAAGTGATTAACTATGAAAACCCAGAATATCGGGGAACATCTAGAAGTAGACAATCCCGACGGATAGCTAGATTATCTAGAAGCCGCTAGAGACTACCAATGGGCATCTTATTTAAGATGGTGGTATAGTCCGATCTACAGCTATAACAAATGAAACTGTAGTTAACATAGATGGTGGTATCTTTGCTTAATTTGCCTCACGTTAAAAACTGCCCAAAATCGGTGAATCCTGAAATGGAAATACCGAGGTAAGCAAAAGAACTAAAAATCTTTTGACACCGTACAGCATAGTAGGTGAACCTAGATTACATTATTGTTTATAATCTAGAATATAAACTACCACGAGTGGGCAGCTATATGACTAGAAATGTAAATGTATCTGGTTATGCAGGAAAGTATAAAGACGTGTATTTAAGGTCTACTCTTGAATTTTTGTACGCATTTTATCTAGATGCCCTCAAAACACCTTGGGAGTATGAAGCTGAGACTTTGTATTTAAATTCTGGAGAAGCTTACAAACCAGATTTCAAGTTAGCTGATAAAACCTATACTGAAATAAAAGGGGATTTCTTTTTAATAAGAGATACTGAAAGAATAAATAAATTTAAGAAAGAGCTAAATATCAACATTGATATTTTGACAAGTAAAGATATAGAAAATCTACTTAAATCTATTTATTTACCTGTTCATGATTTAAAAATCTACTGGAAATCAGTGGCAACTAATCACACAGATGTATCTGGAAAAAAGAATCCTAGATATGGTGCTAAAGTATCTAAAAGTACTTTAGATAAAATGAGTATAGGTATTAAAGAGGCTTGGAAAAGACCTGAAGTACGCAAAAAATACATGACTGCAATTAAAAACCAAGATCGTACATTTTTAAAAGGAAGAATTAAATCGCCAAGAGTTTCCTGGTACTGTCCTGCTTGTAATTTAGAGTTACATATAACAGAGACACAAGCTTTCAAAAAGAAGTTTTGTTCTTTAGATTGTGGAAATAGAATTACTATACAAGCAGCTAGAAATCAGCTAATCATTAATAGAACTAATCATGCCCAATCTTTAACAACTTTAGTTCTAAATTGGGCAGAAGAGAATAAAGATTTATTTGGGTCAAAGATAAAGCTTAATAAGCTTAGACTTATTTTAAATCCTCTTCTTGATTATGTAGAAACAACTACAGGAATTAAGGATACAAGATCTATTTGTTTAGCTCTAGGTATAACTTCTTTGTCTAGAAAAGATTTAGTTCTCTATTTAAAAAGCCATATAGAAAATATATGCGGGACTGTAGAAAATAGAAATCTACAGAACTAAAGGATAAAAAACCTTTAGGATAACAAATCGGAAGCTGCATTAGACGATAAACAAAGTTGCAATTTAACTTCCATTAATTTAATGGAACATATCTTTAAAGATGAGAACACAGGTAAATATTTAGTTGACTATCTCAAACTAAGTCAAACAGCTTACTTGGTAACACGAGTAGGTAGCCGTCAAACTTTAGCTGACCAGTGGCATCCTGAATGGGATAAAGTTCAAAAACGAGACAGGCTATTAGGAGTAGACATTACAGGTGTTGTAGACGCTTTAGATTTACTTGGTTGGAATGAGTTTGAGACAAGACTTTTTTATCAAGCTTTATCAAAGACAATTCGAGAAGCAGCAGACATATACCACAAGCACTTAGGTATTCCTCGTTCCGCAAGAGTTACTTTAGTTAAACCTAATGGAACACTCAGTAAGCTACCAGGAGTATCAGCTGGAATTAGTCGTGGGTATGCACCTTATCAAATATGCCGAATTCGATTTAGTAAGTCTGACCCTTTGGCTACTGCTTTGTACGAAGCTGGTATGATTCCTACTCCAGAAAATAGTCAAGGTAGTGATTATTATCCAGACTTATCTGAAGAAGCTTATTACACTGATCTAGGTAGTCTGTACAACAATCTTATGAGCTACAAGGAATACACGGATGTCCGAAACAAAAGGCTTAATATGTCTAATGAGGAACTTCTTTTCTCAGAAGAATGTACTACTTGGGTGTTTAAGTTTGGTGTAAAAGGAGCAACACCTATTCGCGCAATAGATGAATCTGCTTTAGTTCAACTTGAGCGTTATAAGCTTATTCAGAATAACTATACAAAGGATGGACATAATACTAGTAACACCATTACAGTTGCAGATCATGAATGGGAAGATGTTACTAAATGGTTGTACGATAATTGGGATTATGTTATTGGTTTAGCTTTACTAAAAAGATTTGATCCTAATTCTCCAGAATGTTCTCACCCTCAAATGCCAAATGAAGCTTGCACCAAAGAAGAGTATGATGAAATAAAAAAGAGTATTCCTACTCTTAACGAAGCTCAACTATTAACTTTATTACAACAATACGAAGTAAATGAAGAACTTCATGATTTAGAAGCAGATTGTCAAGGATCTTGTCCTGTTCGCTGACAATAACAGACAACACAATAGTCCGAAAATATAAGGCTTTCTTGTATCTAGGACTATTTTCTCTTTTACTTTCACTTAACAACACTAAAACAAAATGATAGAAGTAGAACTAAAAGCCTTAGCTAATAAGTTAGATGTTCAAACTTTATTCGACAATGGTTACAAACTAACTAATACAGAGAAACAACTAAACCATTATTTCAAAGTAAATAGTATTCACTGGGTAACAGAATTATTTGATAACTTAAAAGGTCATTTATTACACAAGGCTTACACAGAATTATTAGAAGCTTTCAAAACAAATGATGTAGCTATACGTACACGTTGGACAGAGGAACAAGATTATAAAGAAAATACATATTTAATTGTTAAATATTCACTAACAGATACCAATCATCAAAATGGTATTTCCCGTAAAGAGATTCAAATTAACCTTGACATGGATCTAGTTGATCTAGATAATCTACTGCTAGATAGCGGTTTAATTTATGCTAGTAAATGGAGTCGTAACCGTCAAATTTATAACTATGTTGGTGATGAATTTAAAGACTTTAAACATGAAATATGTTTAGATACTAATGCAGGTTACGGGAAAGTATTAGAGATAGAAAGTGTAGTAGATACTGAAGAAGAAGCTCTTTGTACTGAACCTAAATTGAGATATATTTTAAACAAATTAGGTTTAGAAGAATTAGACATAAACTTGTTAGAAGATATGTTTACTTTCTATCAAAAACATTGGAAAGAATATTACGGTACAGATAAACTAATTTGGAATGATATTCGTTTTATAGCTCCTATTTTATCATCCGGAGTATTTTTGGTAGGTTAATAGTTTTACCAAGTAATAGTCCGAAATAATAGTGCGCCGCTTTCTGTACTTATATTTCGGACTTCTTTATTGTTTATTTATCCAAAGGTATATTATGTTAGAAGAAATTCAGTATTTAGAATTACTAAAAAGAGTATTAGAAACAGGCAGCAAAAAAAGTATCTTTAGTCCTACAGATAAGTTAGGAACTATTGATAAAAATGTGTATTCTGAGGTACCTAAAGATGATAAATATATTCTAAGTGTATTTGGTGCAACCTTAGAATTTGATTGCCGGGATAATGTAATTCCTATTTATACCAGTAAAAGTGTGTATTATCCAGGGGCATTTAAAGAGATGCTATGGTTTTTAAAAGGAAATGGTAATGTAGCAGAATTACATCAACAAAAAGTTCCTATCTGGAATGGCTTTGCTTACAAGTATTTCCTAAAAAAATATAAGTACACTCCCAGTGATTATAGTTTTGAGGATTTTGTAGCTACTGTATTAAGTAAGCCTAATTACACTATTCCTATTCCTTATACAGATTTTACTAGTTGGGGTTCCTCTTCTTTGTATACAGAGATTATCGACCAAACAAAATGGGCTATTAATACTATACAGAAAACACCTGATCGTAAAAGCTTTGTAGTTAGTTGTTGGAACCCAGAAAGAATATACGGAATGTCTGAACAAACAGGGCAGGAAACTGTAGTAATAGCTCCCTGTGTTTATGAACATCAACTAATAGTGAATAATGGCTATCTTAATTTACGTGTCGGGGTCAGATCGTGGGATTTGTTATTAGGTTGCCCTTTTAATGTTTCACAAAATAGTTTGTTATTACATATGTATGCTAAATGTACTGGATTTAAACCTGGTACACTATTATTCCAGGCAACAGATGTACATATTTATAGTGACCAAATTGAAGTCGCCAAAGAACAAATAGCACGTCAAAACAATGGTCTTAAACCATTCCCTAAATTACAAATAGAAGACCGTGGACAAAAATACCTTACAGACTTTGAGTATAGTGATTTTAAGGTTTTAGATTACTATCCTGAAGAAACTCTAAGATTTCCACTTACCCTTGTGGGCGGATATTAACCTTATTTATTTAATTAAAAATCATGTCTAATTCACCAGAAAGTAAGCTAACACAAAAGTTACAGTCTTTAGGAGTTTATTCCTTTATTGCCGATAAAACCAAAGAAGCTATTTTACTATTACTCCAAGAAGCTGAAACCATCGACGAAGCAACTGATTTACTAAACTATTTTGTTGATATTACACAAGGTAGTGTTCGTATTTCTTTTGTTCCTCAAGAATTGCAGGATATGATTAAGGTTATTGAAAAAGCTGATAGTATTCAGCAAGACAAAACAAATGACCCACCAAAGGATATTAAGATTGGAATTTTAATGTATTTAGCTGATATTATCAAAAAAGATAAAGACTCGGCTACTGCTGGAGAAATCTTTACGGAGTTGGTAAGCAAGTCTTATTTTACAAAGGAAGAACAGTATACCTTTAGTAAAACAGTCAAAGAAACTATGTCTAATTCTTTAGCTTATCGTATGTTTTTTAAGTCTTTACAAGATTTAGTAGCTATAGGAATGGTTTGTACTCCTGATAGTTTTAAACGTACAAAGCTTTATATGATTACGCCGTATGGATTGAGTAAAATTACTAAAGATTAATTTATTAGTAATAGTCCGAAATATAAGTGTACTATTTATATTTCGGACTCTTTTTAAAACTAACAAGGTTTTAATTATGAAACGCTTTATTAATTTAACGAATCAAGACATACCTTATCGTTTTGCTTGGTGGGATACTTGTGCAGACAAATTTGAAACACATTCTGGTAATTTAGCTTGGCATACCTTTGAAGAATTTGCATATGACTATGTAGGAAATGATTTAGAAAGCTACTACAAATTAGCTCCTGAATGGACACATGACATAGAGCATCGTAGTTCTTATATTGAATTAAGTGACAAAATAGTTGTAGAAGGAAATTTACCTGTAGAAAATAAAACAGTTGTAAGTACTCGTTATCAAAATAATATTCCTATGACAGAACGCCGAGAAACATATGGTTACAACGAAAAAGGTGAATGGGTAAAACTAAAGGATACTGTACAACCATTGCAATATTTAAAAATGATTAGAAGTCCAGAAACAAATATTCGTGGAAATGGTCGTTAAATATGGAACCCGATATTACTAAATTAAGCGCCGAAGAAATAGCAACCATCAATAATTGGAATCTAGAAGATCAATTTAGTTTTTATAATTTATACAACAATGCTATTCACAATATGTCCGAAACACAAAGGATATATTTTATAAAAGTATTACTTCTTGCAAGTATTTCTAGGCAATTAATGCTAGAAGACTTAATGAAAGAAAGAGTGTTAGGTGGACAATCATTTTTACTGTATTAAAGATACAATGCTATGTCTAATCGTATTAACGGAGATACCAGAACTACTAACGGTGATAGTGGTTATACTGAGTTGATTAGTGGACAACGTTTACCTAAAAGTCACCGTATTTGTTATATCTACAACTATCTTCAAAAAACAATTAATAATATTACATTGTGGGTATTGCGGTATAACAGTTTTGACCTTTTAGAAAAAGAGGATTTAAGACTTCTCAAAGAATTACGAAATCCTGGCATTAACGATTTAGGGGCTAACTTGTGGTGTAAACTACAAAACAATAAGTATATTATTTCGGACTCTTTGGTTGCTGAATTTAATCAACGTAGAATTGTTTTAAATAGTCAATTCAAAAATGCACAAGAATTTGTAGTTTTTCATACAATTCCAAGTTGTGAATTGTACAACTTGTGTATTGATATCAGAAATATAGAACATTTTTGTTGGGATATTATTCATCATTACGATACTTTTAATCCTGAAGATTATTCAGTTCAGTCTCAAAAGACTGGTTCTGCATACAATATGCTAGGAGATTATATGTTTAATCTTTGTCGTTCTGTAGAAAAGAAACTATGTACTGCAATTAAATTTAGTCCAGAGGAAGAGTACTGGGATAACCAAGATTATGCTACTATTATCGAAGCACAATTAAATCAGATGGGATAGTGACGGAGATGTACGAGTTCTTGATGTCTCTAGCTAAATTGTTAAAAGCAGAGGAAGACCAGTACACATCCAGGTTGCATACTATAATCAAACACATAAACCTCAAAGGAAACATAACTCAAATGCCTAAAGATCTACGTAATACTCTCACTTTGTTAGAGAACATGGTTAACAAAGTGGCTGAAGCAGAAGTACAAGAAGATGCCGATGCTAAAGCTCAAGTAGAGAGTTTGCAGAAGCAGATTACAGACCTTCAAGCTGAAGCCGTCACAGACCAGGACATTGCACGTCTGGACGCACTACAAGCACAATTAGAAGATCTGCTACCTAAAGCTGCTCCTGAAGCACCTGTAGTACCGCCAGTAACTGAACCCGCTGTTCCTACTCCTGAAGATGCTGCTCCTGCTGTAGTCGAGCCTACTGAGCCTACTACTCCAGTCGTCCCTGTAGTACCTTCTGAGCCTGTAGCACCATCAGTGGAGCCTTCTACCCCTGTATTAGGTGAACCTGTTGGGTCAGAGGTAGTAGTTCCGGCAACACCTGGAATTAGTGGAGAAGGAGTACTAGATAATACTGCTCCTCTTGATTTGCCTGTTATGGATGCATAATCCCGGTCACCTAGACATCTACTAAAGTGACATAGTAAATTAGGAATCCCTTGGACTAACCAGGGGATTTCTTTTCTTTGGTAAAAGCAAATATGAAATACTATTTAGTTCAGATAGTTATCTACGATGGTAAATTTGAGTATAGCGATTGGTCTGCTGTCTCATTAAATGAAAATGAAGATATACAAACAAAAGCCAATGAGATAGCTAGTACTTATTTATCTAAAGATAAAGATGAAAAAAGCACTAAGTTATTTGGACATTTTGCTTTTGAGGATGACTATAGACTAACAAATGTAGGTTATATCCGAAATATAGCTGAGTCTGAATATACTGTATTGTCTCGCTTTTTTAATATATGAAATATTTATTTATTGACTTAACTATTATTGACTGTGAGACGGAGTACAGTAAGTTATGTGTTAAAACTATTGATGATGAATTAGACGAATGGAAAATAGCAAACCAAATAGCATCAAACCTTCTCGGTACAGGTGAAGAAAATCCTTTTGGGGATGGTTATATTTTTGAGGAAGATTCTCGTACAGTTAGACTCGATAATGTAGAAGTAATACCAGAGTCCGAATATAAGGTATTAAAGAAGTACTTAATTGAAATGTAAGTATACTAAAATAAAAGCATTTAGTATAGCGGTTTACTAGAATGCCAAATACAGAAAATCAAAACGACAATTCTCGCCCTGAATACGACACAGAAGTAGATAAACAAGAACTTCAAAAACAAAATGATGATAGGGCAAAAGAAGATACCAATAGATCAAACGAAACGATTCAACAATGGAATAAAAAAGATGGCTAAAATAAGATAGCGAGTATTTGAAAAATAAATGCAGTCTGATTACAATAAATTAGTAGGTAACATAAAGCAGTATCTGGAAAAGTTAAATCAAGATACTGCTAATTTTTCTTTTAAGTTTCAACCAAACAAGATATCCACAGAAGACTTAGAGGTTAGCTATCTAGGGAAACCCTTAGCAAAAATTAATTTGTCTATAGCTCATTCTGTTTGGTTAAAAACAAAAACGGATTACTGGAAATATTGTTTTCATACAACAGACTTAAAAGAAACTAGCATTATAGTGGTTGTTGAATTACTTAGGTATATACTTAATCAAGATGTCTAATATATTTACTTTTTTAGTACTTAGCTTTATAGCTACTAAAACTTTTATTTGTTTTAGTTTAGTTTTACCTAGTTTAGATGCAAGTTTAGGAGACGGCGAAACAGATTATTCTTTTTTACACTTATATTTCCCGACTGTACTAAATATTGAAATAAAACAAGATAAATGGCTATTTGAGTTTTCTGTATTTGGGTTTGGACTTTCTATTTTTAAGACATTAGATAGCATAGGATAGTATGTATTAATTTAATGCTTTATGTATGTTATTAGCAATTGATCCTGGATACCGAAATATAGGTTATTGTGTAGGGGACTTAAACACTAAATCAGTTGTTGTAAGTGGGACAATTGTTACAACTGGTTCAAACTTTCCAGGACAATTGCAACAAATATATAATAAGATACAATCTTTAATTAATACTTATAATATCACAACTCTGGTATACGAAAAACCTGTATACAAAGTAGGACATGAAACAGGAAATAAAGTACAACAAGGAATTGCCATTTTACTGTTGTTAACTGCCATAAATAATATATCAGTTGTGGTTACGTACAAGCCTAGTGAGATAAAACAAAAAGTAACTGGGAATGGTAAAGCAGATAAAAATTCAGTAAAATTAGGTGTATTAAAATATTTTCCCAATATCTCATTTGATGCTGATCATGAAAGTGATAGTATCGCTATGTTTATTAGTTACCTAAAAGATGTTGGTATTGTTGGTTAATAAATTAGGAGAAGTAATAGGAAATCAGCACATAGAAAATGCATTTTATCGTAAACAAGATCTTTGCATAAACAATAAAGCAATTAAAATAAGAGCCATTGGAGAAATCAATGGCATTGTTTTGTTGACTACTAACGATGAAGAATTTAGATTGTTAGGTGATCGTAGACAAATATTTGTAACGGCGTACCCAAAATCATTTCGTGATATATGTTTTAATTTAGGTAATAATTTTAAATTATTTGCTATAGACTCATTAAAAATAGATGCAGGGGGTTACTTAAAACCAATGGCTGATACTACACAAGATACTTGGAATAATAAATTACCAACAACAGATAAATCTTGAAATGCATATACAAGAAATCATGGGGTGGTTGGTATCGCCGAATATACCAGTAGGATCTACCATATCTTTTGAAGAAATAGAAAAATTCGAGTTCTATAATATATTGCCAAAAGATCATAGAAAAGTAGTAATATGCAGAGTTTTAACACAGTTAGTAGCACAAGGAAAAATAAGTGTGGATAGTGAAAAAGGTTTAGTTACTAAACTTGACTTTATAGATTTTGTATAAAATAAAATGACACATGATTTAGTAGTTACTAAACTCAGTAAATACTATCTAATTTTAGATACACATATTATTAAAAATACTATTTATATTAATTTAATTAAAAACAATAAAACAGATTACTACAGAGCTAATCTTTTAGTGAAGTATGAATTTAAAATAAATCAAGTAGTATGCAGGCATCCAAAAGTTTGTTTTAAGTTGCACAATTTTAATATTGTTTTAGAGTTTAAAACTAATGAGTGAAGATAAATATAAGTACGTAATTGAATATTCTTTGTTAGATTTGCAAACCGAATTAAATAGTCCGAAATATAAGGGGTGGATACCTGTAGGTGGCGTTACCGTAATAAAAGGGACACTAGATGAAACAAGATCAGACACATACATACAACTATTATTTCGGACTCATACTTCTAAGCCTACTTCAGATGTAAGTATTGAACCTATTACATTAAATAAAACAAAATGACTCATTATATTCTTGACGGTATAACACCTAAAGCTGTAGACCTTACTACTTGGGCAACTAGTAAAGATCATCATCGAGTAATCCTACAAACAGAAAGAGACGGTGTATTAGTATCAACAGTATTTTTAGGATTGAATCATAATTTTGCAGATACAGGCGCACCAATACTATTTGAAACAATGGTATTTGGAGGAAAGTATGACGAAGAAATGGAAAGATATTCTACTTACCAGGAAGCACTAGAAGGTCATGTTCGTTGGTGTTTAAAAATCTTTAATAAAGAAAGTAATACAAATAATCCTGTTCCTGACAGAATAGCTTTAAATTATTTCAGAAGATTCTATGAAGTATTAAATGAGTGTTATGAGTTAAGTAACAATATTAGTATCAGAAATCATAGAGAATTAACTAATAAACTTGAGTTACTAGTGCATCTTTGGGAAAGCAATTTTCCTGAATGTGAAAAATATTTAGAAATAGACTTTCAACATTTAAGTAATGCTATGAGTAGACTCACTCATTATTTAGCTCCATTAAATTTGAGTACTTTCTATGGAGTAATTTTAATGTGTAAAGGGTGTGCTGATTCAATAGCTAAAGAATTAAAAATAGATAACTAACCCTATATTTTCTCTCAATAAATAATATAAAAGGATTAAAATCATGCCAGTAGCTATTCCAGACAATCCTACTACTATACCTAATAGTTTCACTATTCCTACAGTTAATTTAGATCGTAATTGGAATGTTATTTTACACAACGATGATAATGTTTATGCTGGTATAGTTTTAGATGCATTAAGTGAAGTAATGGGATACAGTGAAACAAAATGTAAAGAAATAATGTTAGAAGCACATCAAAATGGTAGAGCTAGTGTCGTTATCACCACTGAATTAGCAGCTAAACACTACAAAGAACAATTAGAAGGATATGGGTTAACTATAAGTATTGAGAAATTAAATTAATGCCTAAAGGTTGGACAAATGAAAAGTATTTAGTTGTTATAGATTATCAAAGATATTGGCTAAATGAAGAAGAAATGAAACAAGCAAAATATATTCAAAGTAGATACCGTGATGGTTGGAAGCACGAATTTCTAAAAAGAATATCTAGAGGGAGTTTATTTTAATTTGGATATTTTTACAAAAGAGTTAAATGATTATTTATTTGACTACATAAATAGCAATACAGAAGAACTAGTAATTCACGAAAAAGAAGGTATATACTATTGGGCATTTAGATGCATGGATAGTGAAGATGAAACAGAAGGTGAAGGTTTTGATAATCCGTTAGATGCTTTAATTGATTTTGTCGAGTATCAAAAAGAGGCAATGGATGAATTATATGGTTGGCATCCTATGCATACAGAAGAACCTAAGATGAAAGGAAGTTAAATTTAATGACTAGACCAATACCTCAGCCAGGAGAAAGATGGCGGTATTACAAGTTAAAAGATGGCAAAGACTATATTGCTAATATTATTGGAATAGGTAAACTCTCGTATACAGAGTATCTTAGTGAGCGTAAGAAATTTATTATTTATGGTAATTGGATAGAGGTTATTAATGAGTTAGGGCAACACTTTAGTTTTGTTGTTAAGGATACAGAATCTAGTAAATATTACGAAATAATTTATCATAAAGATGAAGGTTGGTTGATGTGGTATTTAGGTTTAGATCTTTCGGAGTTTAATAGAAAACAAGCAGGTTGGGTTATACCTTTAGATAATTTTATGGAAACACTTAGTAGTCCTTATATTGGTGAGTTTAAATCTAACTATTATAGATTTGAGAAAGTAGATTAATTATGCATGACACAAATGAAATTATAATTTTTGAAACTCCTTGGATTAAAGTTAAACGTACTCCAAAGGGTTTTGATTATTTAGAACGTAAAGGAACAGATTCAGTAGCTGTGTTTCTAGTCCGAAATAATAACTCACTTGCTTGGGAAGTTTTAGTAAGATTTCAACCTTTATGTATAGATAACTCTCAGGATATGCAGCTATACCCTTGTCCTATTACTGGGGGAATGGAACCAGAAGAGAGTTATATAGATTGTGCTATAAGAGAAACACTTGAGGAATCTGGATATAAGATAGATAAAAAAGATATTAAAGAATTAACAAGTTATGTAGTTGGTACTCAAACAAATGAAATGTGTATTATGTTTTGGGCAGATGTAACAGGTTTAGAACCTGAAACAGCCACTCAAGATGGTAGTTATTTTGAAAGTATTAGTCACAACGAATGGAAGCCGTTAGAATACTTAAAAGATTGTGAGTATGTAGCTTGTCAATTAGGTTATTACCAACTTAAAGAAGTATTAACATGAGTGATTTATCTAACAAAGTATCTGAACTACTTGATAAAATTGCTGAGTTAAATAATGAACTTAACTGCTTAAACTTTAACTATAACGCAGACTTACAAAAAGCTAAAGTATTGGCAGATCAACTAAAATACAGACTACACTCAGCACATAAACAATTGCGCGACGAAACTATTACACAAGCGATTCAGGAGACTAATTTGTAATTATGGATAAAGTAATTCGTGATGGTAAAGTAGCTGTACTATACTCCCCAGGATATGGTAGTGGTTGGTATAGTTGGAGCAACAGTGTTAAAGAAATGATTTTTCATCCTGAACTTGTAGAATTAATTGAAAATAACAGATATGACGAAATTACAGAAGAATTAATAGAAGAATTATTCCCAAACAAAGGTGTCTATATAGGCAGTAATGTTAGAGAACTAGAAATTAAATGGATACCTCAGGGTACTAAGTTTAGAATCGACGAGTATGATGGTGCTGAGAGTGTAGTAATAATGGAAGACGATAATTGGATAGTAGCTTAAGACTATGAAAAACCGAGGATCTGGACGTTAAAATAAATCGAGTATAGGTGTACAAGAATAAGCTCTTAGTTGGTGATTCACTAAGAGCTTTTATTTATTTAAAAATATGACTATTAGTATCAATGAAATAAAGGAATTATTACAGAACCATATCGAAGAATTGATGTGTAATAATTCTGAGATAAAAGAACTACTACAATCTCAAAAAGTCGTAATGTACGGCGACTACTTAGCTACTATTGTTTTTAATAAGTTGTTTAACACTAACAAACCATTACCATTAATTAATTTTCATAGTACTGTTTCAGCCCACGAAGAAACATTAGCCAAAGTTACTAGAAAAAATACTTATGTATGGGTAGATATTGACTATGTGCATGGCGCTACTTATTTCCGGACTACTAACTTTAATTGTTTAACAGTATCTTATGTAGACAATAAACTCAATATAAATATTCCAGATTGTTTTATAGAGTTAGTAGAAACTAAGCAATTACAGTTTAATAATATATATCTGCCAGATTTAGTATTGTGTGATTTATTGTTGACCCATAAGATGTGGGAAGGATACTTATTTTTAAATAAAGAACAGTTATTTAAAATCTATAATGATTTAACTTCTACAAATCAAAACTTTAAATCTGCACTTAAAGAATCTACACTGAAATATTTAAATCTAGATTATACAGAGTTTTTTTGCACTGATTCATTTGAATTTAAGTATTATCCAAATACTTTACAGGAAGGTTTATTACCTGACTATATTTTAGGGTATTTCAATGGAGTTAGATTTTCAATTGTAGATAAATACCCTATATTTTTTAAATTCTTATATGGAAAAGGAGTTAAAAAATCCTTAAGAGAACTAAGATTAGAGATCCTAAAATATCCTGAACTAATTACTTTTTCTTTAACAACAAGAGATTATCTAAAAGATCTAAACACTAGTTGGAAGGATAAATTACCAGGTTTAAACAAACTTTTAGCTGAACACGATTTGATTCATTTGTTTAATGGTTTGACTTTAAATCAACAAATTAGTCTTTATATAGAAATAAATAACCTAATCAAAAAACACGGATTATGGATTATAGGACTTTTAGAGAATCAGGATAGTTACAACAAAGAAAGTTTTATTAAATCTATTCAATTAAAGAAACTAGAAAACAGTAAATGGTTAGTAGAGCCTATTGAAATACCTAAAGATACTTTACCTTTTGGTTTAGGTAGCAAATGGGAAATAGTAGAGTTGTTTACTAGACAAGTACTTATTGAAGAAGGAGAGTATCAGCATCATTGTGTTGGCGGGTATGATGTTAGAGAAAACCACAGAATATTTTCAATAAGACAAGAAAACTTTAGATACACTGTTGATATTAGGTTTGATTTCAGTACTAGAGAATGGAGCATTGGACAGGCTAGAAGTAAATACAACAACACTTTAGATTCCTTTTCTCCTAATATCCAAAATGATTTAGAGGCTTTGGTAACATGGCTTAAAAATAATTTGCCTAGACCCAAGTCTGCAAAGAAAGATATTGGAATCATTATGTTTGATGATGTGGTTTAAACGTAAATGGAAGAGTATTATTTAGCTGTTCTTTTAGAGCTTGTTCTATACTCAACTATATTTATTTGGACTAATTTTGATAATGAATTTATAAAGGATGTTACTGACCTTTTTCTAAAGTCAACAGACAAACAGTAGTATTAAGTATCACTTTTCCTCCTTAATTCAAAGGCTCCTTCGGGGGTCTTTTTTGTACATACTTATAAACCAAAATAAACCATTATGTCTAGATTTGATTTAGAAACATTAAAACCCCAGATAAACCCTTATATTTCGGACTCCACATTAGCATTGGATATGTTATGCTACGTTTACGACATCACAGAGCAGTGGGAGTTTTTCATTGAGTACAACGACAAGCTTTATACTCGAACAGGGCTTATCTGCAATCACACAAACCTTAAGGCGCAACATATTTCTGCTAAACGTTGGATGTATCGAGATGTGTTTACCAATGAGCTAGACTGCATTCGTGAGCATTGTGGAGGACTCAGAGAAGAGTTACTACATGGAATCCCTCAACATACAATCATCTGGGGTATGAGTCCACAATCTGTTGTCGCACTAGCTATGAATATGGACAAGTATTTTAATATGAAACTAGGTGAATATCTGAATATTGATCTACCAGGGTATTTCAGTCTACCAGCTATTTTTAAGATGTTAAATGACCGAGAATGATATGAAGAAGTATGACCAGTGTGTTGTAGTCGAAAATGGTCGTCTACGAGAAGTTAATGGACAAACTCGTATATATACTATTGAGTATGTAAAATTTGAGCGAGTTAAGTTGTTTCAAGTACCTAAAATTAGATTTTATGAAGATGGTACACTGATTCCCAATACCAACTCTAATAATCCTGCATGGCGAGAAAACAATGTGCAGTTAATAAATGCTTGTGCATTAGTAAACAAAGAACAATACATTAAAGAAAATGGCGAAAAAGTTTGAATTTGAAGTAGCTACACGGCGTAAGTTAAAAGCGCGTATTTGTTTATATGGTCTTAGCGGAAGTGGTAAAGCCCAACCTTTATACAGCAAAGTCTTAACCCCTTCTGGCTGGGTTGCCATGGGAGACTTAGAAGAAGGGGATGAAATTATTTCTGTAGATGGTTCTGTGTCAGAAATTCTACAGATTCATCCTCAAGGAAACAAGGATATATACCGAGTTTACTGTAATGACGGTAGCTTCACTGACTGTACTGAGGATCATTTATGGTTTACCCAGACAGTTTTAGATCGAGCTACTAAAAAACCAGGAACAGTAAAAACACTCTTAGAAATTAAGGATACTTTGTATTTACGAGAAACAAGACCTAATCATTATATTCCTCTGGTAAATCCTGATATCCAATTTAATCCTATCTCTTTAAAGCTAGACCCTTACTTATTGGGAGTCATTTTAGGAGACGGAAATATCTCTCAAAACTGTATCGGTATTTGTACTCCAGATACTGAAATTATAGATAAAGTAAGAAAATTACTTCCAGACACTACTGAATTACGTCAGGATAAATTAAATCCCATTACGTGGTTTATACGTCGAAAAGCTCAAAGTGGCGAGAATCCAGTCACGAGTACTTTAAGGCGATACGGATTAATGGGACATTTATCTATTGGTAAATTTATTCCTCCTGAATATTTATCAGCAGACAAAAATTCTCGAATTGCTGTACTTCAAGGTTTACTTGATACTGATGGATATACCGGAGGACACACGTTAGAATATACTACTTCCTCTGAGAAATTAGCCTATAATGTCAAGGAATTAGTAGAATCATTAGGAGGGTTAGTAGCTCTTTCGGATCGTATTCCTTCCTATACTTATAAGGGGCAGAAAAAAGAAGGACAAAAGAATTATCGTTTATTTCTAAAGTTACCCCCAGCAATAATCCCTTTTACTGTTTCACGCAAGTTAGCAAATTATACTCCTAAAACAAAGTACAAACCTTATCGCCAAATCCGAAAAATAGAATATATAGGTCAATCTGAAGCACAGTGTATTACTATAGACCATCCTTCTCAGATGTATGTAACTGATAATTATATCGTTACTCATAACAGCTACTCGTCCTTGCAGATAGCCACACTACTATCTCGTGGTAAACCTATAGTTGTCATTGACACAGAAAATGGTACTTCTAGTATCTACGCAAAGGGTGAAGATGGTATTGGATTTGATTTTGATACTTTAATCCTTGATGGGGATTATAGTATGGATACTTTAGTAGATGCATTTAAATCTGCTGAAAATCATGTAGGAAAAGATGGCGTAATTATTATTGATACAACATCTAAATTTTGGGCAGGAACAAATGGTGCATTAGATGAAATAAATAAACTTACTGGCGGCAACCAAGCTAAAAACCAACAAGCTTGGAACATTGTTACTCCTAAAGTAAATAAAGCTATTGAGACTATTTCTTCATCTAAATCTTGTCACGTTATTTGCACATTTCGTTGTAAGAGTGAAACTATTCAAGAAGAGTATCTAGACTGGAAAACACAAAAGACTAAAACAAAAGCACTGAAAGTAGGTTTAGCACCCGTATTCAAAGATGGTATTGAATACGAATTTGATATTGCTATTGAAACTAGTCTTGTAACAAATAAAGATGGAACAGACTCACAAGTATTACGTGTATCTAAACCACCTCGCTTTAAAGAGTTTGCAAGATACAACGCAAGTATCGAAGGAGATGTTGAAGGTACTATTAAATGGAATCCAGAAGAGTTTGTAAATACTTTATTGTTTCGCTTAGATCAAGGAGAAGACCCTGAACAAAAACAAAAAGATAAAGCCCGTGCAGTTATTGGAGAATTATCTACTAAATACGAGAACATTAAGTTAGAACCATACCCAGAACCCTTAAACCCTGAAGCTGATTTAACTGAATTAAGATCATACTACACAAAGTTATCTAAAGTAGTTGCCGAATTAGAGTCTGTTCCACAGTAGGATATAAAACATGGAAGATAAATTGAAACATCTAGTTTCTATCATTAAAAAGTATTGGCAAAAATCAACATTTGATTATGTTGATTTACAATGTCAAGTATTTTTTGATTGTGTAAATGTAACCTTTGATGATGAGGAAGTATTATCTATAGAGATAGAAAATTCTGGTCGTTATGTAGTTAAGATTAAACCTGAAAAAGATATCAAAAAGCTTTACAGCTATCACGATGACGAAGCAGAAATGGCTGCCGCTTTGGTTGTAGCTGAGACTATTCGTTTTGCTATGAAGACGGAAGAGTAAATATAATGTCCGAAATAATAAGGGATTCAGGGTTGTGCTATTATTTCGGACTATTAATGTTGTTCGTTTTTAAATTAATCTATGTCAGGATTTAACGCTAAAAATGTCAATATGACTTTAAATTTAATTCAAGATTATATCTTTTTCTCCAAAGAGAAAGAAAAGACAATTAGCTCCTTCAAGGGTTGGCTTGAATATGTAGATAATGAAGAATCTTTAAATGCATTAGAACTTATACATAACTACACTTCGTTTACTCCTAATACTCCATTAACAATGTTACAACATTCTTTATTAATTTTAGTGGGACGTACCTTATGACAGAATTTACAGTTGAAAAAGCAAAAGAATTAATTAACAGTCTAAAACGTCATCCAGTTAATTTAAGAGAAGCTTGTGAATGGTTGGGAATTATTGATTATCATTTAGCGGCAAGAGATATTGATTGTAAGTTTTCTAACCCAGAAGATTATATGAATATCCCTAACTACGTAAACGGTAAATTAAGGTACGACTATAAGTTAAGTTTAAGTTGTTTTAAAATATGGATTCAATCTTTAGAACGTTTACCAGAATATTGTGTGGCTCGGATTTTAGATACATTTAAAAAAGCTTATAATCAATACGCTTATGTAGAAAAGACAGGTTGTATAACTTCAGTTGAAGAAACAGCTAATGAAGAATTTGTTCTTCTTAAACAAGAGATTCACGAACTAAAAACTCGTCTTTCTCAGTTAGAAAAATTCTGTAACTAAACACATAAAAGGATAATTATAATGTCTGCAATTTTAAATGCATTTGGTAAAGTTTCTAATATCCGTACAGGTCAAGCTGGTGATACAGAAGTAGTCAATTTCAAGCTAGGAGTCCGTACAAGCTTGAAGAATAAGGATGGTAAGAACAACTATATGAACTACGATTGTGCTTGCTGGGGAGCATTAGGCACAAAGCTGTTTTTACCTTATGTTAAAGACGGCGACTATGTATTCATCAGTGGTGAAGAACAAAAGGCAACTGCATGGGGGGACAGTGACAAAGGTGGTGTCAATATTAGCGTCAAGGTGTTAACTGTGAGTTTAGTACCTAAACAAGCTATTTCAGAGGATACAGATGATCTCTTGGACACAGTAAAGCAAGCTGTAAATCCTCCAAATGTTAGTCCTGCTGCGACAGAAGGTGAACCTACTATACCCTTTTAAATAAAGTTAGTATAATCTTCAATTAGTATAGGTGGTATACTAGTCATTAGTTTATTAAGTTAATCTAATGGCTAGCGTATCACCTTTAAATATTGATGATAGTTTTATTCAACAGAAAGAAGACGAAAACAATAAAAGGTATTATGAGGTAACTAAACCTAACTCAAAAGTAAAACTTCCAAGTGTATCTACATTATGTAATTTTTATACTGATAAAACTGGTTTAACTAATTGGGCAAATAAATTAGGTTATGAGCAGTTAGTTAAAGAAGTATCTAAAGAAAAATTAGATGTTTTATCTAAAGAAGAAATAAACAAGTTATCAACTGAACTAGGTTTAATTGAAAGCAGAAAAGTAACTAATGCTGCTGCTAGTCGGGGTACTAGAGTCCATCAATTATGTGAGGATTATTATACAAAAGGTGTTATTAGCGACGATTATTGTTTTCAGCGCTTGTTACCTTTCATCAAGATCACTGAGTATTTAGCAGTTGAAACTAAAGTTAAATACGAATTAGTTTTAGATAATGGTGAATCTACAGGATGGGCAGGACGTTTTGACAATATAGGTTATGTTGATACTAGTAAACTAAAGAATCATTTAGGTGAAGTATTAGGAAATACGAAAGTCCCTGCAATTATTGACTACAAAACTTGGAATCGTCCGAAATATAATAAAGGGTCAAGTAGCGATGGTAAAACTTACTACCCATTACTTACTTACTACTTACAACTAACAGCGTATTTAGCAGCATTTAACCAATGCAAGTATTATGATGTTTTAATTAAAGATTGTTTTTTAGTTGGCGTAACAGAAACCTCTAGAGATTGTTGGATATATTATCTTAATCTAGATAAGGTGAACTTTATGTTTCGGACTCTTAAACAGATAGCAGAAGCATACCACAATCAGCAGTCCTTTAACTGGCAAGAATTAGAAGAGAATGTAGAGCCATATTTAGCAGAAAGAGTATGGTTGTTAGATAGTAAAACTAAATTACCTTTTTAATTATGAACGCATACGACACAATTACTTTAAAACGAGAACAAGGTATTTCATTGCATAAATACTATAAATCATATACAGATCCAGTTTACATAGCTGGATTTTGTGCTATTAGAGATGAACCTATTTCACTAGAATTACTTGAACAAGTGATATATAATTTAGAAAAACATTGGGCAGTTGTAGAAGCCGATATAAAAATAAATGGTGGTAATTACGAAGACAATGAGGCTGAAGAATTAATAAACTTAATGCATGAATTAGAGTTTGCTTTGTTTTATACAAAAGAATAATCTGAGGGATAAGCTACTGATATTTTATTTTAAGAGTCTGTTTAATATTAGTCCGAAATAATAAGTGGTTGCAAATAATATTATGATTATTGGAATAAATAGTTTTAGTTTAGATACTTGTACAGTAAAAGATGCAATAAATTTAAAGTGTGAGTCTGTTATTACGGTACAAGATTATTTAGTAAGTACATTACAGAAAAAATTAGGTATATCTATTGAGTATGTAGATGAACCTACACAAAGTAGTTCAATCAAGTTGGCTATTGGCACAAATATAGACTCAAGTATTACCACTGAATTAATTGTTGAATTGTTGCACGGAATAGTAACTAAATTAGAACAAATATATAATTTAGAAAAACAATTTAACAACTATACTAAGTTATTCTTACATCCAGATGTTACTTGTAGTGTTGTGCAAGTTAAAGATAACAGCAAATTAGTAGCAATAGTTAGTTATTATTTGGTTTAAATTTATTCGTATTAATTAATAGTTATGGGCGGTAATGCATTAAGTGTACCTACACGTAGATACAGTAAAGATGAATATTTTCAATTACAAAAAGAAATTACACATGAGCTATGGTTTATTTATCAATCTGTATTAACAATACCTAGTTATAAAAATAAAGATAGTTTTGGTGATTTAGATTTAATAGTTAATAAGCCTAAATATGATAATCTTAATTACTTTTTAGAGTGGGATTTAGGTAGTAAGCAAATAGTTACTAACGGTGAGGTAGTTAGCTTTGAATACAAAGAGTTTCAAGTGGACTTAATACACATTGACCCCACCAAATTACATATAGCTAGAACATACTTTAGCTACAACGACTTAGGTATGTTAATGGGTGTTTTGGCTAAACGTCTTAATTGTAAGTATGGTCATAATGGACTTTATTATAATTATTACAATCATGATAGAAGTTACAAAAAAGATATATTTCTAAGTGATGAACCACCTGTTATATTTAATTTTTTAGATTTAAGTTACTTTAAATTTCTAGATGGTTTTAATGATTTAGAAGATATATTCAAATACGTCACTACCAGTAAGTATTTTGATACCAAAGCGTTTATTAATGAAGAAGAATGGAATCATATTCGCCGTACTAGAAACCGTAAAAGACTTAATTGGAACAAATTTATTAATTATTTAACAACTAATAATATACAAATTAGTAACCCCAAAATTGAAGGTGTAAAGTATTATGTTGCAGATTATTTTAGTAAAGTTAATTTACTGGAACAATTAGATGAATTAGATCACGAGCAAGTTACTAAAAGTATTATTAAAACTAAATTTAATGGTGAGATAGTAAGTAGGTTAACGGGTTTGACAGGTAAAGAACTAGGAGCTTTTATTAGTAGTTACAAAAAAGATAAAACAGATTTTACTGGTTATATAGTTCGCACAGAGATAGTGGATATTGAACAAGATATAACTGAGTTTTGGTTAAACCGACAAAATAATTATGGCAATTAAATACTATAACGCACCGTCAAAGATTAGGTTTATAGGTAGTACTGCAATCGATGCATTTAAACTAGAATTGGTTACTATTATTTCGGAATATGTTGATAAAACTAATCTTAATCATTTAACACTTTGTCAAGAATTAGGTATCAGTTTATTAGATGTAAATGCAATTATAAATAAAGATGTTAACTGTATTAGTTTAGATACTATATTTTTAGTATTAGAAAAGATCAACTACGATATTAATGTATTTACTTTTAACAATAAACTTTTTAGCGTAACGATAAACGATCATGACGCCATTTGAAGAATTCGATAATTACATTGTTAATTTTGATTTTTATAGCAATAAAATTAAGCATAATAAGGACTCAGAAACAGGTTGTAAATTAATGCAAAATTTACAAGAAGAAGATTGGGAAAAACTAGAAAAACGTTGTTGTAGTTATAATCTTAGTCAGGGATTTACTTTAATAACTGAATTAATAATTAGAAATAAATACATACAAATAAAATAAATGTACAACAAAATATATGCAGGTATAGGGAGTCGAAAAACTCCCTTACTTATTTGTGAAGTAATGGAAAAATTAGCCATAAAGCTGGCAAACAAAGATTGTGTTTTACGTAGTGGTGGAGCTAGAGGTGCTGATACAGCTTTTGAAAGAGGTTGTGATTCTGTACTAGGGGTAAAACAGATATTTTATATTGATAAATGTGTGCAAAGAATACAAAGGCAAGACGGTTCTATTTTAGACAGAGAAAGTAATTATAGTTTAAATTCCCTACAAGAAGCTGAATTACTAGCTAGCAAATATCATCCTAACTGGAATGGTTTATCAAAATACATTCGCAAATTACATACCCGTAATGTATTTCAGATACTTGGTCTTAATTTAAATTGTTATTCTAATTTTGTTTTATGCTGGACACCAGATGGTGCTAAAACAGAAACAACTTCTAAAACAGGAGGTACAGGACAAGCGATTAGAATAGCAAATGCTTATGGTATTAAGGTTTATAATTTGGCAGATCAAGAAGACTTAAACGTTGCACTAAATTGGTTAGGAACAAATAATGAATATATTTAAAAGAAAACTAACACTATCAGGACTAGATGAGTATGCTGTAACAATTACTTATTATTTATTTAAGGACGATCTCGAAAAATCTATTGATCTAATTAAAGATCTTAATTCCTTGCAGACAGTTTGGGTTTTCAATGAATTGTCAAGTATGTTAACTAAAGAACGTCATCAACAATTGGCTGATTACGCATTAAAGAAACTATGAATCTACTCAATAAAGAAGAATACAAACGTTATCTTATGGGATGCGTTTTAACTAGTCTTAGTAAAAATATAAATCTACAACACGGCGAATTACAAGAACGCCCAAAGTCTATCGTAAATGTTGCAGAGCAGATTGTTGACGAAGCGCTGTCTAGGACACAGAATCACACACTAGAAAAACTAGCTGAAAAATTAGGTAACAATACCCAGAAATAACTATAGGTCTAGCCACTAGAATGTAGAAAGTCCCAAAACACTTTTGTAATTATGCCGTTTGACATTACCCGATATCTAGGCAAACCTCTTCAGAGAATCGGTAATAGTCAAGAGATATACCAATGTCCTAGTTGCAATAAAACCATCAAGGTGAACATAAGCCTTCCTACAAAGCCTTATAAGTGCTGGTCAGGAGGCTGTAGTTCTGACATGATAAGAAAAGCACTAGGACTAGTGTATATTCCAAATACTATTACTAAAACGCCACAGGCATACAATATAAGTCCTACAAAACTTATAGGCACAGAAGTACCACAAATACTTACTAATTATCAACCAAACTATAAGTCATGGATCGATACTAGAGACAACAAACAAGCTAGAATAACACATTACTATTATTCGGACACACATCGAGTAGAAAGAATAGATTACTTTGATGGTAGTAAGAAAAAGTTTATTCCAAGTTATATATTTGAAGGTAAACGTAAGTATGGTAGTAGTTTAGATTTTCCTCTTTTTAATGTAGGTTTATTGAATCAAACCAATAAACCACTGTTGTATTTATTAGAAGGAGAAAAATGTGCAATTACCTTTACTAAACATTTAGGTTTATTATCAGTTACTCCTCCAGGATTTGGTTGGGACGAAAAGTATTTAAAACCACAGTTTCAGAAATTATCAAGCAGAATATCAGGGCTTTTATTAATACCTGATAATGATGAAACAGGTATTAGAAAAATGAAATTCGTTCAAACTATTGCTTGGACTTGCGGTATTTCTTGTAATGTTTTAAGTGTAAAGAAACTTCCTTATTCTAATGAGAAAGAGGATGTTGCAGATTTGATTAATAAAAATATTGAAATAAAACATCTGTTATGTTAAGTCAGCTACTAACTACACTAAGTAATGAGCCAGATACTAATATTCGCTTGGCTTTAATGGAATCTTGGATAGATGATAATCCGGACACATTAACTAAAGAAGAATTAGATGATGTATTTTATCAACATTTAGTTGATGTAACTAGACAAAAGTTACTTGTAATTAGAAACACAACTAATGTATTTAAAGCAGCTAGTTTAAAAACCGATTTAGTTAATTGGTTACGTATTTTTGTTAATGACAAACAAGATGTACAAAAACTAGTAGAGGTATATTCGTCCGAAATAAAAGAGACTGAGACTTATACTTTGCGTCAACTGCGAGAATTATCTTTAGGATACAAAGACTATTATTTAGTACAAGGGTTAATCAGAAAGAACATTCTTTTACTAATTGTTGGCGCACCAAAAACAGGCAAGAGTTTGTTTGTCACTAACCTTATTGTTAGATTAATTCAAGGTGAACCTTTTCTTAATCGCACAACCAGTAAAAGTAAAGTGTTGTTTTTACAAAATGAAGAAAATGTAATTTCAACCTACAAGCGTGTTTACAATAATGGTTTACAGTATCTAGAAGCAAAAGAACCAGCTCTTTTTGAAGAATTACTCGACAGTGAAAGTTTAGTAGTTGCAAAGCATCTTGATTTAGTGGTAGATAAAAACACAATTTTTAAGTTACTTGAAGATAGCCAAGCTGATGTATTAGTGGTAGACTCTCTAGGAGCAAGTATACGTAAGAGTGGATTAACAGAATATTCCCCGGAGTTAGCCACAGTATTATACGAATGGCAAGACTTAGCGCACAGCAAAAATGTAACTGTTTTAGTGTTGCACCACAGTACTAAAATGGATTCCACAGACAGTAAAAGTGGAATGATTAAAGGTGTTGCTGGCACAAATGCTTTAGTTAGAGCTAATGACGGTTTGTTTAAATTGCATCCGAGCAAGAAAGCTGGAATAGTAGATTTATTCACTATTCCTCGTGACGGAACTCCCGAAGAACTTGAATTAAGATACACAGAAGGTGAGGCTAGTTTTTGGACATTTGAGGTAGAAAAAGAAAAGACATTATCGCCAGAAAATGTGCAATTGCAAAACAGTATTATGCGTCTTTTAATGGAGCAATACAATATCTGGAAAGCAAATGCAACTGACGAAGATGAGGACGTATATGGGTACGCTTTGACTGAGTTAGTAGACATACTAGCTGTTCCTCGCACAGACCTAATTAAGCGTCTTAATAATATGTGTGAAACAGAAGGTATAGCTAGAAGAATACATGACAGAAAATTTATTTATTCTTTACCAGCAAGTGGAGAAAGTTGGTTAATTGCGTATCTTGAAGCTGAACAAGAAGAAGTACGTAAAGCCGAAGAACGCAAACAGATTGATATTAAGATGGCTGAAAAAGTAAAGAATACTAAAACAAAAGAAGAGTTTATTGAGTTAATTAAAGGTTGGACAGACGAAGAAAAGAAACGGGTATTTGCACTGTTAGATAGTGCAACTAAGTTAGAAAAACAGTTATTGGTTACACCTCCAAAATATCCGATCAACAGTCAAGTAATGATTGAGGATATTGTGGTAACTGTTTTAAGTGTACAAATAAAAGAAGGAAAACATATGTACACTGTCAGGGATGATAGTGGAAACACTTTTTGTGACTATATCGAAGAACAACTAAAACCAGTATAAGAGCAGTATTATGTCAGACAATTTCGTTTGTTTGCATACTCACTCTCATTACAGTGATGGAAGCTCGAAAGTTGTTGACCTAGTAGAAAAAGCACATTCATTAGGTCAATCTGCTTTTGCTCTTACTGATCACGGAACAATGATGGGTAGTATTGATTTGTATGAAGCTTGTAAGAAATTTGGTATTAAGCCAATTATTGGCAATGAAATGTATTTGGAACATCCATATTCCGAAATACTAAAAGATAAAATTACCACTGAATTAACAGGAGACTACAAGCCTGGAAATAGATTTCATCAGATTGTTTTAGCTAAAAATTTAGTAGGCTACCAAAATTTATCTAAACTTACTACTTGGTCTGAGTTAGAAAATAAAAAAGCTGCAAATAATAAAGGTAAACTTTATCCACTAATAACACTACAAAAATTAAAAGAGTTTCATGAAGGTTTAATAGTTACAACTGGTTGTATTGGTTCTTTGATCCCACAACTGATAATCTTTGATGAAATAGAATTAGCTGAACAGATACTACTAGAATATCTTACGGTTTTTCAAGATGATTATTATATTGAGTTGCAGTATCACGACAATCAAGATATTTATTTCGGACTCAACAATGTCTTAGTTGCTTTTGCAGGTAAATATAATATCAAATGTATTATTACTCCTGATACTCATTACTTAACGGCAGAACATTATAAAATGCATAATGTTTTATATGCTATTAAGTACGGCAAAAAACTAGTCGATTTAGAGAATCAGAAATTTAGTTATGACAAAGACCTATTTTTTGGTACTAATACTGAACTAAAAAATAGATTTCAAAATACATTACCAGAACAAGTTATTAGTGATGCTATTAATAACACAGTGGAAGTAGCCAATAAAGTAGAACACTATGAATTATTCAGACCACCAACATCACCAGAGTTTCCTTTATCAGATAAAACACCAGAACAATATTTATCTGAATTAACATTTGATGGTTTAAATAAACGTTTTATTGATAACCCTAATGAAGAATATCTAGAAAGAGTCAATTATGAATTAGAAATAATTAACAAAATGGGTTTTGCTAGTTATTTTTTAGTAGTAATTGATTATATTAAGTGGGCTGAATCTAACGGTGTAAGAGTTGGTCCAGGTCGTGGTAGTGTTGGTGGAAGTTTAGTTGCTTATGTTACTGGTATTACTAAGATTGATCCAATACATTATGGATTATCTTTTGAGCGTTTTCTTAATCCAGAAAGAGCATCAATGCCTGATATTGATGTTGATTTCGATGTTGATGGAAGACAAAAAGTTATTGATTATGTGACCGAAAAATATGGCAAGAAAAGGGTAAGTCAGATTGTTACTTACAACACCCTAACAAGTAAAGCTGCAATTCGTAGTGTTGCAACTACTCTTGGGATACCTTATTCAGATTCCCTGAATGCTAGTAATATGATTCCAGTCACTAGAGGGAAACCTGAGAAATTAAGTAAAATGATTTCTCCAGAATCGCCGTCTAAAGAATTTTACCAAAAATATATTTCAGATAAACAATTTAAGGAATGGATAGATTTAGCTATTGGATTAGAAGGATGTATTAGGGGTACTGGTGTTCATGCAGCTGGAGTTGTAATTGGTGATGTAGATATTGAAAACTATTGCCCATTAATGCTTACTAAAGATAATCAAGTTTGTACTCAATACGAGATGAATAGTATTGAGAAGCTTGGTTTTTTAAAGATGGATTTTTTAGGCTTAAACAATTTATCTATTATTTCGGACTCTTTAAAAAATATTGGTAATCATTTAGATCTTTACCAAATACCTTTAAATGATTCTCTAACCTACAAAGTATTTAGTACAGGTAAAACAGAGGGTGTATTTCAGTTTGAGAGTCCTGGAATGCAAGATATACTGCGTCAGCTAGCTCCTAGTTCTATAGATGACTTAAGTGTTGCTAACGCACTTTATAGACCAGGAGCATTAGATTCTGGTATGATTCCACGTTACATTGCTCGTAAGCATGGCAGGGAGCCAGTAGAGTATGACTTCGATGCATTGAAGGAAGTCCTTAGCGATACTTATGGGATTCTTGTGTATCAAGAAAGTGTTATGAAGGCTTCTCAAGTTATTGCTGGTTTTAACCCTAGCAGAGCTGACCAGCTACGTAAGGTGGTTGGAAAAAAGTTAGTACACAAGATGGCTCAAGAACGAGTAGAGTTTGTTAATGGTGCTGCACAAAACTCGTATCCACAAATAAAGGTTGAGAGATTCTTTGACAAAATAGAAACTTTTGGTAGTTATGGTTTTAATAAAAGTCATTCTGCTGCTTACTCTTTAATAGCATATCAGTGTGCTTATTTAAAAGCACATTATCCATGTGAATTTATGGCTGCATTATTGTCTAGACAAAATGATAATGTAAAAGTTTCTAAATATTTAAATGCCGCAAGACAATTAGGAATTAAAATTTTACCACCAGATATAAATAAGTCTGATTATAACTTTACTAGTGACCCCGAAAGTAATGCTATATTCTTTGGACTTAAATCTATAAAGAGCTTGGGTAAATCTACTATTGAATCAATAATTAGCACAAGAGAGATAACTAAATTCAAAGATTTAGTGGATTTTTGTGAAAGAACTAATATAGACAGTCGCGGTTTAAAAGCATTAATACTTTCTGGAAGTTTTGATACTATTAATTTAAATAGAAAAGAACTAGTGGAAAATATTTCAGTACTTAAAAAGCATATTGCTTCTAGAGAAAAAGCAATTAAAGAGTTGCAGATTTTACAAGTAGATCTAAAACAACTCTTGCTTAATGAAGAAGAAAACCTACAGATTATTAAACGGAAGCGAAAATCAATAGATGTCCGAAAAAATAAACTAGAGGTTTTATTTGAAGATATAAAAGTAAATATTGATGAGGAGTATAACGAGATAGATTTACTACGTTATGAGTATGAAACAATTGGATATTTCATTAGCAATAATCCTGTTAGTTTTTTGACACAATACGAGTATTTTCCTACTAGCAATCAAGTCAAGCAAAATAATATAACAGTTGCTTGTACTATTTTAGAAAAAGAATTTCGCGTATCTAAGAGTGGTAAAAATTATATGTGTTGCAAGTTTGAAGATAACAAGGGGACTATTGTTGACGGTTTAATTTTTAGTAAAATACTAGATCAAAATACAGAACTATTAAAAGAGGCAATTGCTATTACAGGAAAATTCAATGTAGATAATACTGAAGAGACTATTAAAGTGATTTGCAATGAAATACTAGAAGTGTTTTAGTCGTTTTATTAAATATATCCCGGTAGAAGAGGATAGTGACTATAGTAGTTTTATAGTTGAAGATTGGAGTCAGAAGTAAAATGGAAGAACATTTAGAGTATGAAATTATTCCACCAGAAGATAATGAAGATGAATCAGTATGTGAAATATGTAATTGCGATAGTTGGGCTAGAACATTACATAGAAATAGTCAAACAAATTTCATGTACAGATGTACAGATCATTTACCTGAAGATTACACAACAGACCCTATGATAGAAGCTATATTCTTTTTAGCCTGCTGGCAGATAGACCACGAAGAAGAAAAGAAGCGTAAAGGCATAATGTAAATTAAATGTCCGAAATAATATAAGGGTGCTTAGTTTCGGACTATTATTCAGTAATATAAACAAATGGAAATTAATCAAATATTAGATATCTGTAAATACGATTTCATTAATTACTTTGAAGCAACTACACTCTCGCCGGATAAAAGAGATGTAATTTATTATGTAAAACAAGAAGAATATTTAGTCAGAGATGATCCAAATAATATTCCTTCAAGTTTTCCACTACCTAAATATCAATTAAGTATTAGTGTTAATTCTTTTGGCTTTTATAGTTGGTTTCCTAGTTGCAAAAATGATTTAGCAATAGTCAAAGAGAACAGAACAAGACCTAATCCGTATACTAAATATGTTAGTTATTCAGATAATGACCCTGCACATCAGTTATGTTCTATTATTACAAAAATACTTTTAGCGCATGGCTTTGTAGTTGGTATGAGTTGTACAAGTAGAAATGAGTTTACTTTCACTTCTACTTTTATGATTATGTTTGCTAAATCTATTCTAAATCCATTTCCAATTTACATAGGAATAGAAATTCCCGACTCGGATATGTTTTTATGTTTAAATACAGATGTGTCTGTATTACAGAGATCTTATTTAATAGAATTGATTTTAAATAAAAGACAACATATTGAGAAGCATAAGAAAGATGGGTATCAAAGTAGAATATAACGATGTTTTGGCATTAAGGGAATCCGATAACTCTAATTTAGAACTAAGAGAAACACAGTGTCTACCTAGGTTACTACATCATGGAAGTACACATGATTATTTAAAACTAGGTTATAGGGTTTTTCCATTAAGAAAAACAATTCCTTTAGTAGTTACTAAAGGTGACCAAATATTTACCAGAGTACCCGCCTTAATTTCTATTTGGAGTATAAATGTAGATTCTGATCCTTTTGATAAAACAGATATACATACATTTGGTAAATATACTGTTGTTAACTTATTAAACAAGGAACAATCAGATATGTGGTTAAAGATACTGCAAGACCCACAAAATATTTAGATCAATAAAAAAATCCCTAATAACTTAGGGATTAAAAATCAAAGTTAGCTAATTGAGATAATGTTTTACCATTAGGTAATTTAACATCACTATCGTATAACTGTTTTACTTGTTCTATTTCTGCTTCTGATAATCCTTCATTTGGTTTTGGTTTATTTGGGTTATCAGTATCGTCTAGCTTACGTAGATCAATTGTTTCAGTTATTAGGTCTTGGATGAATACATGGTCAAATGTTTCCCATATCCATTTGGCTTGAGTTGGGTGTAGCTCTAAGATGACTGCAAGGTTGTAGGCGTCGTGGTTTCCACTACTGGGTTCATAACTTGTATTGCTTTTGTTGCTGTTTGTATCCTTAGTATTTCGTCTGCCCTCCTCTCCTGAATGTTTGGAAAAGCCTTTCCCACTAATACCCCCTGGTCTAGGTGATTAAGCCGAGACAATAAGCTAGGTTTTAATCCAGGTTCTGGGTCTTTGCCTACACCTCTCTCTGTTACATCCTCAGTAAGGAATAGTAAGCTTATCATCTCGTAATCGTCTTCTAGTTCTTCAATATTTAAAGCTACACGATCCCCATTTTTAATTACAGGTACTAATTTGGCGATGTCTTGTAACAATTGCCATCCCCGATCAGTGGCAATTAAAGAACCTACTTCAAAGTTGTGATATAAGTATTCTTCAATCAGTAATTCATACATTTTAATAAAGTCACTTAAATTGCTACGACTAATACGTTTGATAACATACTTTGGTTTTTCGGTCGCATTGTTGTATGTATTAACAGTAATAGTAAGATAACCGTCTTTTAGTTCATAACGAGGGCTTGCCACAGTTTCAATTTCAGTTTGCTTTTTCATTACAGTATTTAGTACAAATAATTAGTTCTACAATAAATATACTATACCTTATTTATTTAAGATGACTGAATCTAAAGATAACAACAAAGTCTCTTGGGACGATTTTATGCCAGAAGACGGCGATGATATTTATGATCCTATCGAAGACGATCAACCCTCAGAACCTACAACTGAGAATGGTGAAATAAAATCATGGTTTCCTAATCTAAATCTAAATCCAAGGAAAAAGAACAATGAATAACCAAAAAGAAATGTGTTGGATGAGTAATGAGCCAAATGGAACTAAGATACTATATCTACGTTTAGATCCCCTCAGTCAGTGGTTACCTTATACTAGTTTTCCTCAATACAAAGTGCCTGACTACGATGTACCTAAAGGTAGCCGTGGATACGCGACTTTTCAAACTCTTTTGAAGAAGGGTTGGAAAGTTGTACAGAGTCCTAAAGAATAGTTGTATGTTTCAGATGAGTCCGAAATATAAGGTATCTAGAAACCTAGAAGAATGAAAGTTGTTTTAATTAAATGGTACAAACATAGTGCTTATGGATATCGTAAAGGTCGTAAGGCTAAAATTCACAATGCCCAAAGAACTATTCGACAACAAACTAAATTGCAACTAAAAGAGTATACAGGAAAAATAGATACAAACTGGTATTTTGTTTTTCCTGTAGAGTGGTATTATTTACACACTGAGTTTGATTCTAGAGAGGAAAAAGATGTAGCTTATTATGATGATTTCATTCAACCAAAAGTAAGTATACCTATATTTTTTGATTAACATGACAGGTTCCCCATCTAAATATTATCCAGATAAATACTTTGTAGAAGAAAGAGATATTGAGGGTAATTACTACTATGCCGTAAATCCTACTTTATGGTTTGTGTTTTTAGTGATTACTTTTCCATTAAGGTGTCTACCATTGTTTAAACGTTATAAATTTGTGTATCAAGTAGGAAAAGTATTAGTTTTTAGAAGTGACAAAGAAGTACAGTCTTTAAATGAGGTAGATACTTAATTATGTTAGAAATTAATACAGTTGGAGCTATAGTTACAATTAATATACCTTTTGTTAACAAAGGAAAATTAGACTATGTAAAAGTAATAGTAAATCAAGATTTAAAAACAATAACTTGTTTAGATGTAGAAGATTTAAATGAGTACGGATTTAAAGCACTTGAACAAGGAATGCAAATAGCAAGAATTATTTTAAATAGAAATAATAGTTTTACATTACTAAATCAACCTGCATTACGAATAGGGTAATTATGTGCAGAACAGAAAATATCTTACAACCGTGGTTGCAGTGGGAAGATGCTAGTTTAATAAAACCTGATAGAACTAAAGAGGTATTAATAGATACTGGAATCGTTTTACATTTAGGGTACTACAACTCTTTTGATGATGAGTATTTGGAATCTAATGATTTTAGTGTAATAAAAGCTAAATACTGGGCATACATACCTATCTCTCCTCGTAAAGAATAATCAACCATGAAACTATTGTTGTTAGATTTAGATGGCACAGTGCGAGAACCTATAAGTGATAATACTTTTATAACTAACCCTGAAGATCAAAGATTAATTAAGGGGGTAGAAGAAAAATTTAAAGAATATAATTACTGGACAGTAATAGGAGTGACTAATCAAGGCGGTGTTGCTGCCGGACATAAAACACTAGAGAATTGCATAGCTGAACAGTACTTTACTTTAGAATTAGCTTGGAGATTAGAAGCTATTCTTTTTTGTCCAGATGTAGAGGGGAAAGAATGTTGGGTTGTAGAATCAGAATTTCTTGAACCTTATTGTGTAACTATTCGTGGATACAATTTCAGAAAACCAGGAGCAGGAATGTTGGATTTTGCCCATAGATTAACTTGGAACTGGGAAGGAAAACAAGCTAGTAACTCAATAGAAGAATCACTAATGGTAGGAGACAGAGAAGAAGATAAACTAGCCGCCAAAGCAGCTAATATCCCTTTTATGTGGGCTAAGGATTGGAGGGATGACAAATAAACAATGATCTGTAATTGTGGACAAATACATAAAATAAGACGCCGATCTAGAAAACCTAGTGATACTATTATTTCAGACACATATGATATATGATTGTTAATTTAGAATATTATTTATTTTTAGTTACAGACACCAACAATAAAACTTATCTAATTAACACAAAGACTGGTGAAGTTTTAAATAAAGAAAGCAATAGTAAAATTATTGCTGACTCTATAAATTATGTCGGTGCTGAAACCAAAAGACAAGTTGTAAATTGGTCAATACTACAATCTTTATTTGATACTAATCCGGAATATGGAGAATTAGTTGATTTATTATCTCCAGGTTTTACTTCTTCTTTGAAAACAAATAAAGATAGAGGTGTAGAAACCTTTTATGTTGAAGTAGGTTTACCAAAACTAGTAATAACAATACAGGAAAGTATGATTGAACTTGATGTTAAAGATATGAAGGTAATTAAACATCCTATTATTTCGGACTCTAACTACTAACTTTATTAGGAAAACAAAACAATGTCAGAATTATCAGATAATGTAGCTCAACAGATTCTTACAGCCTTAGAAAAAGAAGGTCTAAATACAGAAGATGTTTTAATTGAGAATTATTCAGATGTATTAGTTCACGTAGTTTACAAGAATGGCAGTGTAGCTATGTTACGTAAACATCCTGAAACTTCTTCTACTTATTCTCTAAATATTCTTTTAGAATCTGTAGACGATAGCATTCCGGTTATATTGTCAGCTATTAAACCATTTATTGAAAGAGGTAAGTATTTTGATTCTTAGTTTTTAAAACCTATTCGTCGTTATTTACTTCTACTCGTGTCCATTTAGCTTTATTAGGCAAGGCTTTTCGAGATTCTAAACCCCCTTAACCCGTGGCGCAAATTCTGTAAATAACTATTCTTTGAGCTTTTAAACCATAGATGATTCTCTATGGTTTTTCTGTTTTTGTACATAAAAATCTATTGGACGTTTCTGAATTATTAGACCAGTATTGAAATAAGTTGTTGATTAAATTGATTATGTCTTTTTTAGCTGAACTAAATTTTGAAGGTTTTGAGATTCGTGTCTTAGGTACGCCAGATAATCCTAGATGGGTTGCAGCAGATATTTGTCAAGTATTAGATTTATCAGATACATCTAAGGCAGTTAGCCGTTTAGAGGATTATCAGAAGGGTAAGAATATTGTTCGTACCCCTTCAGGAGAGCAAGAGATGCTAACTATAAACGAATCCGGTTTGTATTCCCTTATTTTTACTTCTCGAAAGGATGAAGCGAAAAGATTTACTCGCTGGATTACAGATGAAGTTATTCCGAGTATCCGCAAAACAGGAGAATACTCTATTAACCAAATTAAACCTAATACTGACGCTGCCTTGATTCAGCAATATATGGTGACTATTACGAATCGTTTAGATCAAATGCAGCTTGAACAACAAGAAACAGTTCGTTATTTGCAAGGACGTTTAACGGATGCCGAAGAAATAGTTGATGAATATAATCAAGCTAGTCAAGAACATCCTGGGTGCGCTGGTATTTTGAAAGATGACGATAATGAGTTATTGACATCGGGGGAATTTATAAATATTAAAGGTATTGAAAAAAGACATTTAAGAACAATATCTAAACGTGCAACTACTTTTCAACGTATTGGGAAAGGGGAAAATCCTACACAGAAAAGAAATGGACAACTTTTATTGGAATTAAGATATTTAAAAGAAGCAGCTAAAAGTGTGTTAGGACTGGATTAGTACTTATATTTTCGGACTCTATGGATAACTAGGTTCTTCTGCTTCTTCTCCAGGTGGTAACGCTTCCATTGGCTGTGCATTTGGATCGGGAGGCGTGTTAAGAGCTTGTAGCTGTGCTTGTAGCTGTGCTTGAAACTGTTGCTCTTCTAGGGTCACAGGAGCTAATCCTACACCTGACCGTAACAGGTTCATAGCATCATTGTCTCCTTGACTGATAAGACCCATACTCATTGCTTGCATCAATGTGTTGGTGACTAAGTTCTGAGTTTGTGGGTCTTGTCTTGCTTCTACCTTGAATTCGCCATACTCTTCTTGAGGTCCGAAATTAAGTATAAGAAGAGGTCTGACTATTTTTTCAACTAAATTATCACGGATACGACCAACCACTGCTTCGATGCTGGAATCAAGAATACTAAGGTGAGTGTAACTAAGACCATTAACACCAAGACTACCACTACCTTCATCAAAGATAAGTGATGGTACTAAAAAGCATCTCATTATCTGAGTATTGATATTTTGTAGTGCAAGGTTCCAAAAGTTTTCTCCAGCAGGCACACTTAAAGCCGTAATTTGGTTTTGTTTGTCTGTGACTATTCTGGAATGGTTTTCCAAAGTACTTAACTGACGACTAAGATTTTCAGCAGCACTAACAGTAACATGACCTCCACGTCCATCTGAAATAGGTTGACCATTACTACCATAAAGTTCGACACGATTATTACTGTCGGTGTATCCTACTAAAATACCAGTAGCTAGTGACTTTGCGCTAATACCCATCTCGGCAAATATTAGTTGTTTTAGTTTGATGTATGGATATGCACGTAACATTTCAGGACTACCATACAATGCTCTTTCTGCAAAGTTAAGTACTGTAGTGTTATTAGTATGAATTACTTTCCAATAAGGTATGTATTTAGTTATTCCAGCATCAATGTATTTAACATATTGTATTTTTCCATCCATTAACTGAAATGTTACTTTGCGTGGGTCTAATACATGGAAACCTCGCAATCTAATTTCTCCAAAATGGTTTTGATCTACTTCAGTAAATATATGTTCTAAGCAACTAAAACCAAGTGCCATTGCTTTACTAGCAGTACCAACAGTATCTGCTAGTGTACCTTCCATGCTTTCAATATTTCCACGTATCCATTTTTGAATATCTTTATTTGTGTGTTCAAATAAACCAATACTTTGACTAGCACGTAAACCTTTTAACTGGCAACAAGCATAAGCCACAGGGTCACTTTCCATTGCATCAATAAGCATTTGGATAGTATATTTGTGCGGATTAGTAAAATCATTTAATACAGTAGTAGTAAGTAAAGCAATTTGAGAACTAATAGCACCAGCAATATAATCTGTCATGGATATAAATAAAGAACAGTTAATACAAGAATTGACTAGAATATTTAGTCAACGCAATAATACAATACTAACCGGATACGCAAGTCAAGGTGGTATTAATGCCCGTATCCCAATAAAAATAGGTAATACAACTGAATATGCAATTAGCTTAAATGTTGAAAGTCCTGGTAATGTTAATTTGTTTTATGCAAATAATCAGTGGTATGCTTACACAGAAATTGTAAAAAAAGAAACTAGAATAAATAAAATAACTAATAGACATTACAAGGATAATGAAGTGATACTATCGAAATACGACTATTATCTAGAACTTTTAGATTTAGCAGGGACATTAGATACTAAAGAAATAGTTATTGATAGAGGATCTTATGTATTAAATAAAAATACTATTATTACTAAGCTAAAAGATTTGCTTTATCCTAAGATAAATAGTGGAAAAGTAGGAACTAGTAAGTTTAAAGTAGACTATTTGTTGGCAGAATTTAAAGAGTATTTAATAAGTCATAGTAGCAGTATAGTGTCTTTTAACAAAGCTACTTCCACGTATTTGGAATACATTGATGAACGTGTTACATCTGGTCTTAGATTTTTAAGATATTTAGATTTACCCAGATCAACTAAGCTAAAAAAAACATCGAAAAACATAGTTACGATGTTTACTCCAGTTACTATTCATAGATTTTTTAATTTTCCCAGTGTAGATTTAAGTTACCTATTTAACACTCCAATACCAGCCTTAGCTAGAGATTCCGAAAACTATAATCCTAATTTTATTTTGATTTGGCGATTAATTACCGTAAAAAGTAGTCTTGGATCTGTTTTATATGGACAGACAAAAGCTTTTGGGTATGTTACTCTTGATGGAAAACTAAATAGAATAGACTCTTTTTGGTTAGTTCCACAAGGATCTTATTTAGATTTGTCGGGAGTATGGCATCATGATTCAAACGATATTTATTCAAGTTACCTAAATCTTCAAATCGGAGGAATGGACAGAAGTAGTTTAGTTATAAATCCCGCTAGTTACACAGGACTAGCCCCTACAGTTAAAGTTACAACTGGAAATCCCCGTGTACTATTTCCTCTTCCTACTAACGAACAAGGAAATATTTTCTTACCATTTTCTGATGCTAGAAATGTAATACCAGACACCAATGGAGAGTTATTATCGACAAGTTCTTATGTACACGCAATAAATAAGTCTACACCTTTTCAAGTTTAAGGAAACAATTGTCCTATAGTTTGAGTGGCAGTAGGGGTACTGTTTCCAGTATTAGAACCTCCAATAGCTTGTCCACCCGCAAATGTTTTATAGTTACCTTTAGTACTTAAAGTTTCGTTTTTTGCAGTAGTAGCTTGATAGTCTGCCATAATATTACGCTGTTTGTATTAATAAAGATGCTGCGACACCATAACTACTCAGAATAGTATAAGTACCTGTAGCTGTAGTTACAGTGTTAATTATACGTGGAATATTAGCACAACCCCCAATAGCAAGATCTGAACTAAAACTACCACAACCACCTTCATTTGCTGTTAGAACTAATAACTCTAATGGTCCAGTTTTGATAGGTGGTAAACCGCTAATTTTATTTACTTTTTGATATTGCACATGAGGAACCATACTAACTCCATTTGCTCCAGTAAAAGGAAAGAGATTGTAATGTACTCCGTGGTATGTAATTAAGAATTCGTTTGCGGGAATAAATAAATAAGGGCAAGCACTTTCGTCCCACTCAATAGGTTTAAAGAATGGACGCATCCATCCTACATACGCAAATGGAGTTGTACCGCCTTGATCTACTAGTACTAGTTGTGCTTCTGGGTGTTTTATAGGTGTAAAGTTAATTGGATTATTTATATTAAAAGTACTACTAAATGTACCGTTAGTTCCTGCGGGGGATTGACCAGCCACTACTGTGTGAGTAGTAGCATTCCAAGTATCACTTAAAGAATGAGTTAAAGTAATTGCACTTGCGGTAGCTGTTACATTTATTCTGAGATAAGCAACACCTTTGAGCTTAGTAGAGTCTGTGATAACTTGATAAATAACATACCCTGACGCACTCATATCATCAAACATTGTAGTCGTAACTGTGTATGGCGCAGCTACTGTAGGTACTGTTGCAGCTGACATAGCTGTTTTAATTGCACCAATAACAGAGGCTACTGTTAAAGGAACTGTACTAACTGTTAAGGTAGAGCCAATAGTTGCTAGTGTCATAGTTATTGTCTTAATACGTATAAATTAAATGCTACTGTAATTGCTGTTGCTATATTAGTCATATTTGTAATAGAAATATAAGCATTATTTGTTTTCGGTATGTCTGCATTAACTAATGTAGGAGTTCCTGAAAATAACCAACTTAACTGATTAGTAACAACACTAGCGTCTGAATAAACACCAGATCCAGTTACTATATCTAATACTAATCCTGCTGCTTTTTGTCCTTTAATATTAATACCTCTAGTTAGATCTGCTTGTGCAGAAGTTAGATTTTGATATACTCTAACACGACAAGCTACTGAAGTAGTAATTGAGTTAAATATTACTACAGTACCTACTGGAACTGTAAATACAGCAGTGCTATTTGCGGCTAAACTAGTGGTTGTAAATTGGCTATTACTATCACTATTAAAAAAGCCTACTGGTCCAATGTCTCCAGTATCTCCTTTTACTCCTTTAATATTTAAACTTAATGTCCAAGTAGTGTTGGTAGTCTTTCTGTAAACATTGCCAGTATTTCCACCTTGAGCATAATAGTCTCCTAGTAATCCTAAACTTGCTGTAGGAACTCCGGGACCGTTGTACCACGTTGATCCACGAATACTAGATAACAAAGTCCAAGTTGTATTGTTTGTCTTTGTTTTTATTTCTGAATTAATATTGTTGTAATAAAAGTCCCCTACTTTACCTAATCTAGGATCTGGTTCTGTATTACCAGTAAACCAGCTAGTTCCACTACTACTTAACCATCTACCAGATTGTAAAGTATCTATATCACTAGGTTTAATAATATTTTCTAAGTCTTCTGTTAATGTACTTACAGGATCGTATCGATATTCTTTGTTAGTACTAACAACATATCTAAGTTGATAGTCTAGTCGATCAAATCCAGATACTAGTTGTAAATCAGATACGGTTTTAACTGGACTACCTAGATATTTTACTTTGTCAAAAATTTCTCCTAATTTAACTGTTAATTCATAAATATAATTCTCAGTAATATCCTGAAGATCTAAACTGTTGTGAGTAATTTTAGTTACTTGATTGCCGTTATAAGAATAACAATAACTAATGACGTAACTACCCGCAGGAAAATTAGCCCCTACTGTTTTAGTAATTGTAAAGGTATCATTTGGCTCGTATAAACTAAATGCTAAATCTGTTTGCGTTGGAATCTCTGCAATAGTAGTGGCGTTAGTCCAATCCAGTAACGTAAAATCTTGAGTATTATCTACTACTACTGAATTACCTGTAAACTCTTTGATTACATTAGTACTTGTATTTCGGACATAAAATACTATTTCATTAGGATTAAAACTTCCTTTATCACTATTAGCTATTACATCAGGATAATTACTTCTTACTATCCCTTTATCGTTAAGAACTGGATGGTTTACTGTTATTATTAAACCCTGATTAGCTGTTAATGTAGTAACCTCAGATTCTGTACTAGGATTAGTAACTCCACTAACAGTACCAACCAAAGCTCTTAAAGAAGAATCACTAGGTATATTTGGAAATCCTACAAAACTATTACCACTTTGATTGATAACTATTTGTTGATTATCTGTATTTGGGGATAAGTTAGTTATTGTATTTCCATTTACTAACGGAAAAGAGAAATTCTTAATTAATCCACTACGGCTACCTACATAGACGTTTAAGCCTACACCAGGATATACTCTACCTAATTCTCCATCTGAGAATACTATATTTCCTATAGCTTGTCCTAACTCTTGGTATACACCTGCACTGTCTGTAAAATCCATGTTAAAGCTAATACTGGCTCCTTCTGGAATTAAACTTGCGTATTGTGCAGCTGTAAAACGTAATTGTAGTTTAAATTGAAATCCTTGAGTAGTAGGTAAGTCTTCTTCTATATATAAATTGTTTTTACCATACTGATAATTGATATTAGTACCAATAGTACTCATTGGAGTTGTTAAATCATTGAGAGTAGTTTGTAGCTCTCCAGTGCCTAAATCTACAAAGCCTTCTGGTACAAATACTAGTTTGTCCGAAAATAAGCTACTTTTATCTAGTCCACTTAATCTAATAGTTATTCCTATTCTGGTTCCCTTGGAAATAGTAGTTTGAACACTAGGTGTTAATACATACCTAATCGGCGGACTTAATGTGGCTACAGGAGTATTGGGATTATATTTAGGTATTATTATACCCGTAGTATCTGTTATTTCTCTTAAGTCTTGATTACAACCTAATAGTCCTGTTGTATTGGTAATGTAATTACTTAAATTACCTTTTACTTTCCATCGCTTATTATTAGCACCTAATAATACTAATTCATTGTCTATTAATGTAGAGGTGTCATAACTGTCATACTCATACACTAAATTTTTAGTAGTATAAGCAATAGTTGTTCCGTTAACTAAATTAGTAGTAGGCAGTGCACTAACAGGGTTAATGTATAAGTAACTAATCTCCGTGACAATTGGTAATGTTAATAATGTAAATTGATCATCAGGATTAATTCCTGGTATTTTAGCTATTTGAATATAAGAGCTAGGTGTATTAGTAGTTGAACATCCCACTACATAGTAATGCCAATCTTCAGATAATAGTCTTGCTTCTGGGTTGATTGTAATTACAATCTTGCTATTATTTTCAACAGTAATACTTGTGTATAGAGGTAGGTTAAATCCTATTCTGTTTCTAGCTTGTAAAGATAAATAATAAGTACCAGTAGGTACATTACCGCCAGTAGTACTATTCACCGTCCAGCTATCACTACTTAAAGTTTCTCTTCCACTAGCAAAAGTTAAAGCCATAATACTATCTATTAGTAATTTTATTTAAACGAGTAACAGTACTAGGTGAAGTAGTTGGAAAAGGTATTTTTGTACCATTACCTAACACAAGATTATTATCTACAAACTGTAGCTCGTTACTTTTAATTAAGTCAATTAATACATTAATTACTTGTTCTTTGTTAACTTGCATCATTAGAAATTAGCTCGACTACGTGTACGACTATCTATCATAGTACCTAATTGAAAACCTTTTTTCCAGATATATTGAAACTCTAAATATCTAGGATTATCTTTAGGATTACCTGTACTTGGATCGCCAGGTTTAGGTATCTTAGTTAATTTAACAGTATTACCTAACTGGCTGTCTATGCCTAATGTTAAAGTTGTTTTACCTGAAAGCTTAGTAGTACCTGTTTCGTCTATACCTTGTATCGATACAACAGAACTATTAGTAATAACCCGCATAGGATAAGTTTCATTAGCGTAAGTAATATAATAACGAGAACCTTCTACTATATACGGATTAAAAAAAGTCTCGATACTTATTTGAATATTTTGTTGCATATCGTTGATTTCTAATTGTGTCTTAGCAGCTAACAATGCATCTGCAAGATTTTTAGTATTAAACGAAACACTATTCTGTATTGGATTATAAGGGTTGTGTGGTGGAGTAGTTAATATATACTGGTATGTTGGTGTACTTGGCTTTGTAGGATCTTTTTTTTGCTCATCTAAAGTATCATCACCGTCTTCTTTGCGAGTATAAGGTAATGGCATAAAATTAGCTTGAGACGGTTTACCACTACTATCACTATCAGAAGTTTCTTCAAATGAGTTATTAAATCCACTATCTTGAGCGGTAAACGTACTTGTATATTGTGTATATTTATCTTCAGGTAACACATTTAATACATCTCCAATAAGTACATCTCCTACATCTGTGTCCGTAGTAGTGTTTTTAGAACGGTATATTTTAGTTTTTGTTCTAATTGCTTTTTGTTCACCAACAGTGAGAATAGGTAAAAATGGTTCACCAGCAACTACTTCTTTGTTTTCTGGATTAGGCATAGTACGGAATGCATTAAGTTCTGTCATCTCTTCAGACACAAACATAGGTTCAATCCAGCTAGGATCAAACTTAGCACGGCGTTCCATTTTACCTGTTAATGGATTACATTCCTCGTAGAAAATATAAGGGTATACTTTTTGGGCATCTTTGTAATAATCTCGAAATTGCCGTAGGTAGTATCTAGTTGCTCCTATAATTGGTATTTTTACCCACAAATAAGGTTGCTTAAGATCACTTTCAGTTATAGTTACAGTTTCTAAAGCATCTGTTTCTTGTTTAAAGCGACCGTATTTCCATCCTGTTACATCGTTGCCTGTTATGTACCCAGTGGTTTTATCTATAAGATAAGTAGTGGTGGTAGTTTCTACCAGTTGCCAATAGTTACCAGCACCTCCCAACAACGTTCTAGTACCTGCGCTGTAAATATCTTGTGCTAGATACTTATAACCATATATATTTATAGTTTGACTGATAACAGTACTACCTTGATAAGTAGTATGAATTTCATTTTTTTTAGTACCACTTTTGTCAAAACATAAGTCTAATGTTTTTATATATTTATCGTTATTAGGTGGAGTACTAGCATTTGGATCGCCTGTTATTTCGGTTCTTGTTTGAGGTGGCTTGTATTCAAATTTAGGTGCTTGATTACCTTTGGTGTCTTCTTGATCTAAATCACCACTATCATTTTGAGTATCAAGTGTTAATTCTACAGTGTTGTATTCTACAGGTTTAATATTTTTACTTTCAGATAAAGTATCTGTGATTATATTTACATCACTGTTTGTGTAGTAAGGTACTCCTTTCCAGTCCATAGTTGTTACTCCCATCTCGTTTGAGTAACACAAATATAAACCTTTAGTAATTGCTCTATCAGAGTAAGCAGCAGTAAAAGTTACAGTACTATCTGGCGGACTACTTTTTGGGTATTCATAACTAAAGTTATATCCGTAATAATTAAATCCAGCTTTACTAGCTATCTGAGATAAAGATATAGTTGCATTGCTAGGATTGGTAGCAGAAGTTGTACCTTGAGTACTTGTTTTAGGCGCGTCTAGCTTGCAAGCTGCATCACTAAATGGAGCAGTGGTAGGAGTATTGCCTCCACCTTGTTTAATAAATACTTGTTTATCTAATAACTCTTGATACCAACCACTAAAGCTAAACGTTATTTGGTATTCTCCATGAGGGTTTTTAGATACAGGTTTAATAGTACTATTTCTGGTACTGCATCTAAATGGCATTCCATAAAATATATATTTAGTATCGTAACTATTAAATAATTGTCTTACAAACTGAACTTCATCTTTATAACAAAGAATAGTAAAACTTATACTAGGATGTTGTTGAAAACTACGACTAATATTTATAGTGCCAAATAAGTTGTACTTAGTAACAAAATCTGGGACATTTATATTGTCCGAAAATAATAGAGTATCTACGGTATTAACTACAATACTATTTAAGCTAGATATGTTGTTTGTAGTATTAAATAATAATAAACCGTTAAAGTTGTCGTAATAAAAAGTATTTGGTGTTTTTAAATTCTTGTCTGTACTAGGACTATAAGTAATATTTCCCACCACAATACTAGTTACAAACTTGGTAGTAGATAATGGAATACTGTAACTACTATCGGGAAGTAAAACAGGAGTATTAATTATATTACTAGTAATGATCTGATTTAAACCAGTAGTACTATCTGTAACTGCTATAGGAATATTATTTGTATTATTTAATTGAACTATTGGAGCAGATACCGCAGTATTAACTAGTTGAGTACTTGTTGCTCCACCATATGTAATATTAAACATAATAGTTTGCTTTCTCCATAAAAGTAAAAGTAAAACCATTAGCACTGTACGTAGAACCCGGATGACTAGCTCCTTTGTATGTGATCGGAGATTTAATTATTCCTTGTCTAATGGTATAACCTAACTCAAAGTCTTTTTCTTCTGGAGAAACAGTATCAATAATAGTAGTTATAGTATTATTTATTGCGTGGTATCTAGCAATACGCATAATAGCTATACGTATATTTGTTTCAGTGTAAGTAAACTTTGCATTAAAACCTTTAGGCATTAATTGGCGGCTAATAAACCAACCATTAGCTGTTTGTTTAAGTTCGGTTCCTTCACCTGTTTGTATAGGATCATAATCATTTTCATCAATAAACAAAGTCAACCAGTAATTAGTACCATCAAAATAAACAATATCTTCTCGGAGATTAAGTGTAGTTAAAGCATCAATATCTGGGATTTTAATTTGTATATATCTAACACGCGGATCACCACATTCAAGTAGAGAAGTTAACATTATACTCTTTGTTCCACTTTACGGAATACATCATACAGTACATTGTAAACTTCACTACCTGTTTCTACTGCAATATCGTTATCTTTAGCTTTTTCAATATTAATAGTAATTGGGGCATCAACTTTTATATCCCCTTGTTTAACTGCACTATTGTTATTTACATTACTAGTACTATTATTATTTCGGACACTACTAGTATTGTTACTTACCTCCTTAACAGATTGTTGAGTTAAATCACTTAATTTAGGTAAGCTTATATTTAATTGCTTTATATAATCGGCAAATTTAGGTAACTCTGTGTTCGCTACTTTAACAGGAGTATCTGACACCAAACTGGCGTTACTACGTGCATTAGCTAATGCATTATTACGTACTACAATATCGTCGTTTTTATCTTCAGTAGATTTAGCTAACTCAACTTGTAGTCCTTGAGTTTCTTGAAATTGTTTATTACTTAATTTACGTCTTTGTATTTCTTCGTCTTTTTTGGTCAGTTCTTGTTGTTTAGTTAAGATGTCTCGTTCATAATTTGCTGCTGCCACGTCAACTTGTTTTGCCGCTACTGTTGCACTACTAGCTTCTTTTTCTTCTTTAGATTTAGTTTTATCTGCTTGAATACGTTTGTCTTCTGCGATAACAGCTTGTAGTTCTGCACTTTTACGAATAACAGCAATATCTGCTTCTATCTTTTGACGTTCTTGGGCTAGTTTATTTTGTTGTAACTGTATCTCAAGTAACTCTTTTTCAATACTTTGTTGTTTGTCAAGAGTGGCTGCGCGTACCATTAATGCTTCTTTTTGGATTTGCGCTTTTTCTTTTTCGTCAGTAGTAAGATCGGCAGCTATTTGGTAACTATTTTGACTAGCACTAAGAGAATCATCTATAATTTCTTTTTGTTGGTTTAATAGTTTAGTTCTATTTTCATTTAATTTACCAATAGCAGTTGCAGATTTAAGTTCTATGTCTGCAACAGTTTGAGTAATATCTGCACGTATCTTAGCTGTCTGAGCCATCTTCTCAAACACAGCTAATTGTTGTTTATTTTTAGCCAACTCTAAATCAATACTTGCAGACTCTCTAGCACTACGTTGTTTGTATTCTAGTTGTAGTCGATTATTTTTTGTAATTTCTTGTTGTTGTTGACTATTTTTTTCTAATAAACCTTGTTGTTGTTCTAATACATTACCTTGTTCAGCCAGCGTAGCTAACTGATTGTTCATAGCAACTATTTCTTCTTCGCTTTTACTGCGAGTACGAGTAGCTGTTTCAATGTCTAATTTAAGTTGATCTTGACTTAACTGATTTTGTAGCTTACTTAAACGTAATTGAATCTGTTCGCGTTCAGCCGCAAGTTTGTTTTGTTGTTCTTGTACTTGTAAGGAAGCTAATTCACTACTTTGTTGGTCTTGTAGATTTTTAAAATTACGTTCTGCAATTTGTTTTTCTATATCAGCTCTTACTACCACGTCATTAGTAGTCTTAAGCTGGTTCTGCAGCATAGCTACTTGGTACTGGTTTTGGGCTTCTAGTAGGGATTTACGACTATCTTGTAGCTTATTTTCGGACTCCAAACTCTTACTCTGAGCGTCCAAACTATTAAGTAATTTAGTTTGTTCTAATACTTGTTCATTAACACTATTACTAAGTATCTGTTTACGGCGTTCTACTTCTTTTTGTATTTTTTCAGTAAGTATTTTTTGATACTCTATTTGTTTATCAATTAACTGTTTTTGTAATTCGTCTGTATTTCCACCAGCAGACTTAGTACGGTTAATTTGTTCTAATAACAGTTGTTGTTCTTTTGCATTGGTTTCCTGACGTAATTTTATTGCATTATCACTAGCATCTTTGAATGACTTTTCACCTTTAAGTCTTGCTAATTCGTCTAAGCTAATTTGTTTTTCTGTAGCTTGTTTTACTTTGGCTACTCTTGCAGCCATTTCAGACTGAATGTTAGTAATACGTTTAGCACTTTCTTGTGCTGTAATTAAAGTTATTTGTTGTTCTACTTTTTTAATCTCTTCAGGATCAACGCCAGTTTGTTTCATTATTTTAACTTTAGCTTCTAGTGCTAATTTAGAAGCTTGGAGTTGTTGTAGTTCTAACTGATTTATCTTTTTGGTAGTTTCAACATTATCTCCAATACGAGCTTGTTGGAATGTACGTTCTAGTTCTAGTTGATTACCTAATTTTTCTCTTGTGGCTTCTGTTTCTTTTGTAGCATCATCTATCTTATCTTTCATTTGTTTAGCACGAGATTCCACATTGAGTTTTTCCATACTCTTTTGTAGTTCGGCTATTTTTTTAGGATCACTTCCAGCTGCTGTTAATACGTCTATTTCATTTTGTAGATTCTTTCTTTGAATACCTAATTGTTCTTCTTCTATCTGGCGAATCTTTTTACTAGTTGCTTCTACACTGCCTATTTTTGCTGCTTCATACGTTTTTTGTAGTTCTAAGTCTTTATCTAACTGTTGTTTTCTATCATTGTTTTCTTGGTTAGCGTCACTAACACTATTTCTTATTTGTTGACCTTTTTGATCTGACTTTAGTTTTTCAAGGTCTGCTGTCAATTCTTTGATCTTTTGTGGACTACCTTGCTTTGAATTTACTAAAGCCGCTATTTGTTTTTCAAGCGTAGTGCGCTGAATCTCCATTTGTTCAGCTTCAATCTTACGTATATTTTTTGCTACTTCACTAGAGTTAGCTAAACGTGCTTCGTCTAATGATTTCAGTTTTTCTATTTCTTTGGTTTTTAAGCCGATTTGACTTTGACTTGCTTTTTGTTGATAGTCAACTACTTGATTAATTAAGTCGATTTGAGTTTGTGGGTCTAACAGTTCTTTAAGCTTTTGTATCTTACCAGTAGATCCGGTAACCGTCTTCTCTAATGTCTCTGTAATCTTTTCAGCAGCTTTGTCACTGTCAATATATCCTTGTTCAAACAGTGCGTCTACAGCTCCAACAGCCCCCATGACTTTCTCGTCAAGCTTGTCTGTTGCTCCTTCTAAGTCTGTGAGCTTGATCTTTGTCAGGGTAGTAATCTTATTACCCGTCTTGTCTGTGGTGGTTTCTAGGTACTTACCCGTGCCATCTAATACTGCTTGTACTTTCTTTGAGTAATTATCCAACTCTTCTGTGCTAGCCTGTAAGCCCCGATTTAGAGAGTTTTTGATGTAGTTCTCACCTGCTACGTCACCTTTGGTAGGATCTAAATCATCTCCCTTATTATTTCGGACTCGTTCTTGCAGTCTTTCTCGCTCTTGTTGTAATTTAATTACTAGTTGAAGTTCTTCTTTTGCTTGAGAAACAGAGTCTTGTAGCTTTTTGTTTTTAGCTTCAATGATCTCTATTTCTTCGAGTAGTTTTACACGCCTTATATCCTGATTTTTTAAATCTTCTACTTCGTTTCCACTAGCATCTTTAGTTACTTTTTTATATTGATCAGCTAACTTTTGAGCTTCTTCAATACGTTTGTTGTTAGCACCTGTTTCTGCATTAGCTCTATCTACTAGCCTTTGCATTGCAGCTGATTCTTTTTCAAGTAAAGCTGTTTTAATAGCTACTTGTTCAGTGCTTAATTTATTTCCTTTTAGTACTAACTCATTTAGTTCTTTGGTTTGGAATAATCCTTTGTTGTATGCTCCAATAGCTTTACTTGCACGTAATTGATCAGTAGCTAAATCTTCTCCGGCTTTACGCAGTTTACTAACAGGTTCTACTATCTGGTCTAATTCATAAGCTTCTTTGATACCCCCAAAGAATTTGCCGACACCATCTACCAAACCACCAATAGTTTTACCGACATTTTCAAGTAATTCAACAGCATCCCCAATTAAAGGTATTTTTTTAATAAAGTCTGTTATTTTATTGAAAAATCCACCTAGATTATTACTAGCACTACTCACTACATCTATAGCTTTGCCTAGTCCTGTAATGTTTAATATAAAATCTTTAATAGCTTTAAGTGGGTCTTTAAAACCATTTTTAATCATATCTAAAAGACTACCAAAAGCTCCTTTTTGTATTTCTATTTCATTCTTGAGAGGCTTAATAGAATCTTCAATACCTAAGACTGATTTAGGAGCTTCTTCACCTAGTTTTTTAAAAGAACTAAGCAAAGTTTCATCAGCGGCTTTAGCTGTTGCCTCAAAAGTTTTATCTACTTCTTCTAAAGACTTAGATGTTTCTTTGCTGATATTTTCAAATTCTTTATTTAAATTATCTGCTGCTTTACCGAAACCAAAGAATTTGTCATAAAGTAACGCTACTCCAGCTGTCACAGCTCCTAACACTAATAACAATGGAGCCATTGGACCACTTACAGCAGCCCATGCAAATTTAGCGGCAGTAGCTAATACGCCAAAGGCAGTACTTGCCCCTGCAATAGCCGCAGATAACCCAGTGGTAAGCAAGCCAACTACACCACTTAATCCTCCACTCATTGCTTTCTTTAAGCCTCCAAAAGAAAATTCCATTTCTTTTACAGACTTAAGTGCTCCTACTGCTCCATCTTTTAGTCCTACAGCAATATCGGCTAACCCTAACGCAACATCTTTAGTGCCTTTTTTAATAGTCTCAAAAAATCCAGTAGCACTAGTAAGTAAACCACTAAAGAAACCACTACCACCTGTACCTAAATTTTTACTGGCTTCAGTGATTGCACTAAAACTATCTATTGCTCCAGATTTTAGTTTATTAAAGCTATCTACAGGATTCTCTATACTTTTCTTTATTTCTTTAAAGTTAGATACAAAATCTTCTTTCAGCCCAACAAAGAATCCTTTACTGCCACTTTTTTGACTTAGAAAACCAAAGAAATCTTTAAATTTATCTGTCGTAAATCCAAGGGTGGTACTTACAGTTTTACTTAAGTCACTTAATAAGTCCGAAATATTAGTAGTAAATAGTTTTGTAATTGCATTATTACCAACAGTAGTTTTTAGTCCTAATAACTTTGTTTCTATTAGTTTATTTTCAGCGATTGCTTCTGATTGCAGTAATCCTGTATTTATTTTTCGGACTGCTATATCTGCTTCTGTAGCCGCAACCCTGGATTTACTTGCTATTGCATTTTGTGTTTTAGCAATTGTGTTTGCTTCTTCAGCAGCTGTGTTTAATGCAACATCTTTAAAACCACTTTTGCTTGCTAAGGCATTAGCTGTTTTTGCTTCTGTGTTTGCAATCTCTGCTAATGTTTCAGCTTCTTTAGCTTTTTGGGCTAAAGCGGCAGCATTACGACGAGCAGATACTAGTTCTAGTTGGTCTTTAGTAACTTGAGCAACTGTGTCTGCTTCTTTTTTAGTTGTTTCCGCTACTTTATTTTTTGCTTTCCCAACTAACTCTTCTTGTCGTTGAATTTCTTTAAGCCGAATTAACCGTTCAGTTTCAGACTTACCAACATCGCTTTTAATTGTTTCTACTTTTTCTACTACTTGTTTTCGGACTTCTGGCGTAGTATCTTTGCTTTGTAGTAATTTACTAGCTTCTTCTTGTAGTTGTTTTTGTGCTTCTTTCTTCTTTAGTAATTCTTCTTCTAGTTGACTAAACTTTTCCCGCTTACTATTTAGTGTTTCTTCTGCTTTGACAAAATCACTATTAGCTTTAGTTGCTTCTTCGCGTGATTTTTTAACACGCTTATTTAAATCAACAAGTGGTTGTATGGCAGCTACTTGTTCGTCGTAACTTTTAGCTACGCTGCTCGAAACAATTAATGCTTCGCGATCTAAACCAATCAGTGTTTTTAATGCGCCTACTAAATCTTTCTTTTCAGTAGCTAATTCTTTTGCAGCTTGTACTCTAGTTTTAGTTACTACTACATTTTTTTCACCGCCAACCAATAAATCTTTTTCAGCTAAAATACGTTGTTGGTCTACACCAAATAATTGAAGTGCAACAGGCAATAATCCTGCGTTTGCTTTATACAGTTTTCCAATAATATCTATTTGTTTAAATAATTCGCCATTAAAAGCCATCGTACTTAAACGAAAGCCTTGGTATGCTAAAAAGGCTTTAACTAGTGTGGCTGTGAATACACCAACAGCCCCAGTAGTTTGTTTAAATGCTAAACCTGCTAATAAAAATTGTGCAATATTTTCTTTTACGCCATCTGGAATTTTAGCGATAGTTTCTGATACGGTGTCTAATACTTTAAGTCCACTTTCAAATGCAGGTGTTAGGCTTTTACCTAACTTAATCATTACTTCGCCAAATCGATTTACAATTTGCACAAACTTTTCACTTTTCTGTGCAATTTGTTGACCAAATACTTCGTCTAATGCTTTAGCTGTTGTTTGACCCATTTGCAAACTAATATCAGCTAAATCTTTAGAGTTATTTTGCATTAACGCTAATGCAGTTGAATAAGCTCTCGATTCAGGAATAATCTCTTTTAGTTTGACAACGTTGCCACCAACAGCTTGATTTAATCGCTGAAGTGATTTAGCTAAACCATCTGCTTTTATTTCGGTAATATCAAACTTAACTGGTTTACCTGCGGCGTCTACTAATCCTTCTAATGCTTTAGTTGCTTCAGGTGTTTTGGCAATAATGTTACGTGAAATAGATTCAATACCAGTTAAAGCACTGGGAGTACTATTACCTTTAGTGGTTAATACTGCCACAGCGGCTGATAAATCTTCGAGGGATACTCCAGCACTTTTAGCTGTAGTAGCAGTCTCAGCGAAACCACCAGCTAATTCCGGGATGGTAGTAATACCTTTCTGTACAATCAGGTTAAGCTGTGCGCCAACCTTGCCAGCTTCACTAGCACTTTTACCGTAAGCGTTTAGTGTTGCACCTAGTAATCGCATTACGTCTGCACTATCTGCGCCACCAGCTTTAGCTAACTTCAAACCTGCTGTCATTACAGCTTGTGAGTCTGCTGCTTTAGTGAAACCTGCCGAAATAGCGTTGTATGCACCATCAAGTGCTTCAATACTTGTAATACTATTTTTAAGTGGACCATCAACTAATTTTTGTAGATCTTCTCCATATTTTTCAACATTAAAACCGCTTTCTTTTGTAAATAAAGTTTGAACTCTAGTAAGACCAGCATTAAATTCATTAAAACGTGCAACTGCATTTAAACTAAATTGGTCTATGGCTGCTCCGTTTAATTTAAGTGCTTCAGTAATTTGACTAAATTCATCTATAACTCCTGTGCTTACTCCACTAGCATTCATTAAAGATAATGCTTGCGGGATTCTATCAAATTGGGCAATCATTTTGATTGCACCTTCTTGTAAGATATTAAATACTTTTAATATCTGTCCTACCTCAAATCCTTTTTGCAGTACTTTTCCCAAGTTTCCAGTACTTATTTGTAGCTTTTCAAATACTTCTGCTGAAGTTTTTATGGTAGGTACACTACTTGCAAATGTTTTGCTAGCAGCTTCAGTGGCTTTTTGTATGCCCCAAAAACTAGCTTGTGCGGCTGCTTGTGTTGTTTGCAGTTTGATAATCTGTTGATTGTATGATTGTACTGCTTTTCCTAACCCATCTAATTGAGATGGATCTGGCATTCCAATTTCATTTATTCCAGCAGCCAACTGTGACATAAAATTATAATCTTTTTAATATAGTTATATTTTAGTGTGAATTATAATAGTCCGAAATAATAGGGTTTATTTAGAAACATAATGAATCCATAAATCTCCGTCCGTACCGCAAACCCGCTTCATCATTTCATAGGAATAGGTTAAACCAGCACCACGCCTATTCGTGTCATACCCCTCTGGATACCACTCCCCGTAAGGATCGTGGACAATCCAGCCCTTTTGGTTGTAACCAATAATCGCGATAATATGTCCTGAAGCTGTAAACCAACCGTGAACAATTGTAGGATTACCACTATCCAACCAAGATTTTACATCTGACCATTTTGCAGCACGAGAAAAATTGTCTACATAGCTATACACCTTAAACAAATGAGCAAGATCTTCTGGGACATGGCGATCTAAATTATTGTTTGTGCAATACTGATTTAGTTCATCTTCAAGTTGCACATTATTTCGTCTTAATGGATGTCCAAAATAACCCATACACATTGCCACGCTAGTTACGTTACAAGTACTATAAGGATCTTCGGTGTTATCTAACTGACTTAGATAGGGTACTTTAAGTATTTTTGTATTATTAGTTTTAATAGGTATATTGTCATTTTTAGGTAAACTCATTACAACATCGGATTGTTTAACCTGCCAAGTATTTTTACCTTTTAGTGTCTGATTATCTAATGTAATGACTAAATAATCATCTATGTTTTTCCAAGCTAAAACTTTAAATTGGGTATTAGCACGAACACCTGCACGATCTGAATCACTGTGATTAAAGGTAGTATCTCGCAAAGTTTTAATTTTACATTTGCCCCCCACAACATTTTTAGTACTAGTCATTTTAGTTATATTTACTGGACTATTAAATAACTCTACTTCTGCTTTACGTCTATTCACTAATCCTTGCAGTATTTTGTTATCACCTTTGTTGTACCATTGCATAGCTTCACAGCAGCCAACATAATCTTCATTATTTAGTCGTTTTAATGCTGTTGAATTAGCTAATGCAGATGCTCCACAGTTGTAAGCAAATGAAACTAAAGCTGCAAACTGATTTTCATTCAAGGGAACTTTGACTAAACTGTTAACTGCATTTTCAAATATAGTTAAGTCGTCATATAACCATTGTAGGGCTGTCGCATGATTGATACTTAAACCAGGGTACACACGACTACCTGTACTACCATAACCAATTGTCCAAACACCAACAGCATCTAAATATGCATCTAGACGTAAGCCTTCAAACTTCTTTATTAACTCAATTCCAGCTGCACATACTTTCATTTGTTAAGACGACGTTCTGCAAATTTGTACCATATATCACGAGGATGAGTAGTGCCATTTAAACGGGCTTCGGTGTCTCTTGCTGGTAGTTCCCAAGCCAATTGTGACTCAGTAGGTAACTCTTCCCAGCTTGGCAGTATTGTATGGCTATATCTCTCGACAATTGCAGCATACAACTCGTAATCAGTTTTAGCTTTGTCTTTCCAGGCTATCCCTAGCTCTAACTCTAAATCAATCATAGTTTTATATCTTCAGGTGCAAACCATTCTTCGTCATCTTCAGTTTGTGTACTAGAAGTATTTACAATAGTGTTTTGTGGATTTGTACTAGCAATAGCATTTTCTACAGGACGTTGAAAAGTTTGACTTAATCCTTTTTTAGGGTCACTAACTATTGCGCCGCCAACAATACCACTAAGCAATACTTGTAGTGACCCTTGAAGTTCTGCCCGTAAAACTATACAAGTAATTAACACACTACCAGCTAAAGTAATACCTGCCAGAGTTGTTATTGTGTTTCCTCCCTCACTAAGAGCTGTTCCAGTAGCTGTAATGAAAGCTTCATAATCTATTACCCACTGTGACGGTTCTAGTTTCTCTTTAGACATAAAAGTAAAATATTATCTATGTTTATTGTATCTATAATAAAAAACCCGCAGTTAGTACTACGGGCGTGGTTTACCAAGGTGGCAAAGTAAGCTAATTTAATTATATTAATTTAGTTTTAAAACAACTTTAGCTGCTTGTTTTAAATAACGCATTTCAAGCAATAAGTGATTAGTGCCATATTGTTTCGGACATCTTTCAATTCCTTTTCCACATTTCTCAAATGCACTTGCAGTACGGGCAATTTTACGAGCGTAACTAGAATCTATACCTGCATAACGTGTAAATTCAATAGCAGTCATTTGCTGATCGTCAATAGCATTTTCCATTTGATCTACTAGCACTTCTGCACAACCAGAATGTATTTGTGCGGCTTGACCAAAACTACGTTCTTGTTGTTCGAGTTCATCTAGCCGCTGTGTACGGGCTGTGAGCTGTAGCATAGTTTGTTCTTGTTGGGTTAGTTTATCCTGCATACCTTGTAGCATTCCTAACACTGTTTTCATGTCAATTTGTTGATCTTGAATAATTTTCTTAGCTTTGGTGAATGCAAGAACCAAATTTCGTTTAGCTTTTTTAACTTGGGGAGTATTTCTGGAAAGAGTCATTATATATGTCGCTTGATCCTCAGTAAGAAAATATACTGTTTCATTTTGATTTGACGTAAAAGAAGGTTTGGATTCACGACGGATGACACCAAAATCTTCTTCTATATCTGTTGCATTGTCATTGATTGTGTCTTTAAGCGAATTATGCAGTATGCCAAACTCTTGAGCAATCAAACGAGAATCAACAACTAACTCTCCGTCAATATTTTGAATTTCAAACATGATATAATGTATCAAAGTGAATTGTTTTACTTTAGCCATAAGAGTTGTTTAATCACTAGCTCTTGTGGCTTGTTTTATGATAGCATAACTTTATCAACTAGGTAGCAATATGGAAACCAGCAGATTAAGTGTAAAAATTAGTAATAGAAGATTAGACAAGCTACGACAGCTTGCTAAAGAAAAAGAAACAACAATGACTAATTATTTGTCTAATTTGATAGATAATTTACCTGAACCTAAAGTAAGCCCACAACAAGAGTCCGAAAATATCTACAACACTGAGCTATCTTCTTATGTTCTTGAACAACTAAATAAAATAGAATCTTTTCCTATAAACTGGGACAATTATGGTACATTACCAATATCTAAGACAGCAATAAATGTAGCTAGACGCATAGTTGCGGATACAAAAATTACACCAATATTTTTGTTGGAACCAAAATTTACTGGCATAAAACTACATTATTTTGATAGAAAAAATACTTTGGTTTTAACAATACATCCAAGCAGTCAGATAGATTATATATTAACTTCTAACTCTGATAACACAGGTCAAGGTGGTTGTAATATAGGGGGATTTAAAGCTTATGAGTTGATAAACAATATGGAATTATTTCCGTATATTGTGCCAAGTAATCATGGAGTCAAAATTAATACTGGGTTAACTAGCTATTAAATAAAATTATGTCAAAAACAGGTGGAAGAATACACTCAAGTGATATACACAAAATAGGTAATGTCACTGGTATTGAACCAGAAGACTGGGAAGGACCTCCAGAACTTACACCACCCGCTAAAGATGAGGACTGTATAGATGTAAAAAGTAAAGATAAAATAGTTCATTTTGATTTAGATGACATGGCTGAAAGTAGTTATTAGTTTTTAAATAACTAAATCTGTAAATTTAAAACAACGATAATTAAACATGAAAGATAACGTATTAACCAGAGCTATTAATTATATTCAAGAATGTGTTAAAAGAGAATTTCCAACTACTAGTAGGGGTTTTAAAACTGAACAACCATACTCTCTTTCAGTTGTAACTCGCCGTCAATACATTGCATCATTAGCGCCAGAAAAACAACAGTTAACTAAAAAACAGTTAGAAGATATTAGTGATGCCGCTAAAGTAGTTAGTAAAGATATGTTAGGTAATTATCCAGATCATGGACGTGAATATAAATTACCGCAGTATGTGTGGGACAAAGCTTATAACATTGCAATGAAGTAGTAATATGACTTATTCTACAGACACATATCCGGGTTATGATCCAACAGATAATGATACTCAGGAAGATGAAGAAGAGGATGAGCAATGAATAAAGAAATACGCGACGAAAAGGGCATGACTCAAATCCCTGTTACTCTTACAGAGTTTCAAGAACTACCGCCTAAAATGCAGCGTTATAAACTATGGAAAAGACCTGAACCTAAACCCGAACCAGAAAAAGGCAATAAGTAGTAAAACGCCCCTTAACTGGGGCTTAAAAATATGGCAATTAACAGTGCAGTAGTAATGCCGCTAAAACGGTGTTGTTTAACTAAGATAAGTAAGACCCCGCCTTTAGTTGATAAAGAAGATACTTTAATGTATTGTTTTGAATGTAGTACATTTTTAAAATTTACTAATCAAGCTTGGAAACTAATTTCTTAGCTCATAACGAAACTCCCCAGGACTTAATTTACGAACAGGATATTTAGGTTTAATGTATTGACTAAAGTATTTACCTTTATGTTCGCTATTAGCAAACTCACTAACCACAGATAATGGGACTCCTATATACTGATAAGCGTTATTGGGTTTGTTAATAATTACTGTCAGACTATTTATTAGTTCTGAATACGAATAAGCAAGAATAAAACTATCTTTGTTTTGAGTGAAATTAGTAATCATGTCAACCCCAAAAAATAACGAAAACAAAACTGGTGATTCTTTACCTAAAGAAGATTGTAATAATTTAGAAGATGCCGAATGGACTACTTATCGTGGACATTACGATGATAGTGATAGAACAGACGGGCAGAAAGCAGAGATAGAATATCCAAAAATAAAAGAAGAATAAAAGTGATTAACAAAATTAAAAACTACATACATCAATTATTAGAGATAAATGTATCTAGTGTGATAAAAGAAGAAGAATACATAAAACCAATAGTGTTCCCATCTCCACTGCCTAAGATTACTATTTTTAAATCAAAAGATTCCAATAAAGAATAGTCCGAAATATAAGTATTATGAGAGAATTTAATTTACATTACAAACAAAACGGCGAAAGTTGGGAATATGTATTGCAGTTTTCTGGCTCAGAAAGAGAACATATTTTTGATAGATTTGAAGATGTGGGATTTTTTCTTAAGGCTTTAGGTATAGTTTAATTAAATTAGTTAACTTAAAATCTTCCTAGTTTTTATTTACTAGGAGGATTTATTTTTTTTAACACCCAAACAACACTAAATCAAATCAGGACAAAGCAATGACAGAAGAGGAACTAAAACAAAGTGTAGAAAGAGCAAGACAATATGTAGAAGAAGATGATATTCAGGCAGCGTCCAATGAACTTAGTAATAGTTTAAGTTTAACTGACGATCCTGATATAAAAAAAGAAATAGTAAACGCATTAATTGAATTAGCTGAAGATGGTTATAACAATAAAAAGAAATGATAATGCAGAATTATATTAATATACTTAGAAAACAATTAAGTCAACTAGAAAAACGCCAAAGATTACTAAGCGAATTGTATGATATAAAATTAGATAGATTATCTACTGAAGATATACAGAAACTTAGTGATCTACAAGATCAATATATTTTAGATAGAGACGAATGTGAAAACAACATTGAAGCTGTTAAAGAAGAATTACGCAGACTAGAATTAGCACTTAATAGCGAGAATAATTAAATGAAGTGGGAAGTACAAGAAAGTTGGTGTGACGGTATTATTTATGATATTGTTGATGCCGAAACAAAAGAAATAATTTGCATTGCAGATAGTGACTTACGTATAGCTAATCTAATATCATTAGCTCCCGTGTTGTTAGAAAACATAGACAGACTAGTTACCTGTATAGAAAAAGATTGCTCAAATTTAACAGAACGTACAGCTACTTATATTTCGGACTTAAGAAAGTTAATTAATTTAACGAAGGAGTTTTAAATGCGTAAACTTGCAAGTATTCGTCAAATATCTGAAATTAAACAGATACTTAATGCAGACAATTTGGAACTAGCTATTATTGATGGTTGGCAAGCTGTAGTTAAGAAAGGAGAATATAAGCCAGGTGATATAGTTATTTATTGTGAGATAGATTCTTTCTTACCAGTAAGACCTGAATACGAATTTTTAAGAAACTCTTGCTATCGTAAATTAGCAGATGGTAAAGAAGGATTTCGCATTAAGACTATTAAATTACGAGGACAAATTTCTCAAGGTTTAGTTTTACCTACAGGTGGACTAGAAAGATATTTAGAGATTGGTGATGATGTAACAGCTGAATTAGGAATTACTCATTATGATGCACAAACAGAGGGTAGTTTACCTGGGTTTATTCCTAGTACTACTTTAGAGCGTATTCAAAATATAAATTCTCAGCTTCCAGATTTAATTCACCGTAGTTGGACTATTACCGAGAAATTAGACGGTATTTCATTTACAGCTTACTGGTATAAAGATACCTTTGGTATTTGTTCTAAAAAATCAGCTTCTATCGATTCAGGGTTAGATACATACTTTCGGGCAATCATTAACGAATATAAATTAGAGAATAGTTTAAAGGGTACTAATTTAGCTATTCAAGGTGAAATAGTTGGACCTGGAATTCGTAAAAATAAATATGGTTTAGATAAAAGAGAACTTTATGTATTTAATGTATTTAACATCAAAGCTCAAGGTTATTTAAATCCAGTTGATGCTCAAGATGTAGCAGATAGTTTGGGGCTAAAATTTGTACCTGTAATATCTTCTAACCTTGTATTTCCTGAAACAACAAAGTTAGATTACATCTTATCTTTAGCTGAAGATAAGAGTATGTTGAATAGTAAGACAGAACGCGAAGGTTTGGTTTTGGTGTCTGACGATATATACTCGCGAATTTCTTTTAAAGTTATCTCAAATAAATTTTTATTAAAGTCAGAGTAATTAAATGCTATTAACTATGATTAATTTAAAAAACCTAGCAGTCAAACTTATCGAACAAGTTTATCTGCAAATAATGACTGTGTATCCACTTGTATTTGTAGGTGGAGAAAGTTTTGAAGTAGTTGACCAACGTTTAAACAAAGCAGGTTATTTGTCTTACAGAAAAGTAAAAGTAAAGAAACACATTGTAGATTATTATTATCGGTTGTGGGATAATAAGCCTGACAGAGTAGTAAGAGTATATGTACCGGAAAATAAATGTATTTTGACATACTCTATCTAAACTACTAATTTTTCATCAGGGTGACTACTATGTGCAATTTAACACCAGAAGAAATAGAACACCAAATAGAACTAGCTAAAGAACATAATGTAAATCCAGATTCTATTAGGTATCTTGAGCTTAATCTACAGGATTTAAGAGAAGAATTAGAAAAAGACAATCAGATTAAGATTAACAAAAAAGATAATGATAATGAAACAAAGAAAAAGTCTTGATGCTTATTATTCTCCACCTTCAGTTACTAAATGGCTATTAGACAATATCCCTGTATGTATTGAAGGTACAGTACTAGAATGTGCTTCAGGTGATAATGCAATAGTTAATCCCTTAAGAGATATTGGATTAACAGTAATAACAAATGATATTAATACAAATCTAGATACAGATTATCACTTAGACATTACTAAACCAGACTCTTATTTAGAATTACCTAAAGTAGACTGGATAATTACTAATCCTCCTTTTACTAGTGTTAATCAGTTACTACCATTAGCTTTTAACCACGTAAATATAGGATTGGCTTTGTATGTCCGAAAAACAATAACAGAACCTACATTTGATAGGCAAGATTGGTTGCAAGACTATCAAGAACATTTAGCCCAAATAATATTTTGTCCTAGAGTTTCTTTTACCGGAGATGGTAAATTAGATAATTGTAGTTGTGATTGGTTAATTTGGACTAAAGAAAAAGCCCCAAATACTATTTGTACTTGGGTAAAAAGAGATAAACGCAAAAGTAAAAAAAAATAATAAAAATCCCCAAGAAGGGGATTAGTTTTTTACTTTAAATCTAAAGCTGCTCTTACAAAACAATCTTTAGCTTCAAGTAACTTACGCATACCTGTAGATTTTTCTGGACCATCTGGCAAAGTTGTTTCCATTAATTGTGCAAGATCAGCAATAGGTTTGCTAATTTTTTGCAGATTTTCAGGTAAATGATTGTAAGTAAAATATTTATCAACGTTAGTAGGCATTAGTTTTATGACAACTCAAAAAGGATATACTGCCCACCATTTTACCACCTCTGAAGGTAAGCCCGATGGTGGACAAAGCTATGGGACAGGATTTACTATAGCTTGGCAAAGAGGTTCGCTGCTAAAACAATCACGTAATGGTGCATTTTTAATTGAGGTACTAGAAAGCTGTTTAGATAAACTAAAGCTTGGATTCTTTTGTAGTGTGTCTACTGGTATTGGATACACAATTGCTTGGGACACTGGTGTAGGAGCAACTAATCTGCAAGCTAAACCAGATGATATTTTACGGGCTTGTTTGGATGAATTTATACACAAGCATGAATGTTTTCCATGCAAAGAAAATGAGTTAGCTATTTATGAGTTAGGACTAGTAATTGCTGGTAAACGAGAGTTAAAGATAGAAAGACTCAAGAAGGTAATTGATTTAATGAATCAAAGACTAGAACGCCGTAAGCAAGAAGGCACATTGTATGACCACAAAGAAAACCCTTATCATCCTGAAAATGAAGTAATAGAATAGAGTACTATATTTTCGGACTCTTACCCTCTTGGCTTATTGGTTGAGAGGGTGTTTTGTTGAATAATTATATATTTGCTCTTAGCATCATATTAAAAATAAATTACAAATCAGCGTACCCCCTAATTATTCATTATGTTATAATTACAAATAAATAAGTATGTATTTAATACCCTATAAAATCATTATTTAATTATGAAGACTGTCATGAGAACATTCGTGGGTTATGAGGTCGTGCAACCTATATACGTTGGAGGTATGTTTCCGGTAGGAAAAGTATCTGCTCTAGTAGGAAATGGTGGAGTAGGTAAAAGTTTTTCTGTTCTGTTAGCAAGTTTATCAATTACGAATGGACAACGTTTTTTACCTAAAGATGATTATCCTATTTTTGATGACAAGGATGTAATGGTTATAGACACCGAGAACAGAGCTTTTTCATTTTGTGAAAGAGTAGAGCTGGCTGGTGGTAATTTAGAAAGATATTATGTACCAGCTGAAAGTTTGTGTTCCAATATCTCTTACTTTGATAAACGTGATAAAGAATCAATCGAAGAAGAGATTCAAGATGAAAATACTTTAATGGTCATTGTAGATAGTCTAGCTGGCTTTAACGGAGGTATAGACGAAAACAGTATTGCAGCTAGTGAGTCTATAAAATGGTTGGGAAGTTTGGCTCAGAAATATAATAAAGCAATTGTAATAACACACTTTTTAAATAAGTCCGAAATAACAGGAAGAATTACAACTGAGAATATGAGAGGGCATTCTTCTTGTCAACAATACATGGAACTGATTTGGGCTATAGACAAAGAGAAAGGTTCTGAGAAAATTAAAAGACTTTATCAAATTAAAAATAATATTACTGAGTTAGATGAGACAGTTTACAAGTTTAAATTAACAGATGCAAGTGCAGAATTTATTTTAGATTCAAATACTAATGAGACAGATACCAAAGCTAATCGAATTAAAATTTACGAAGAAAATGTAAATAAATCTGAGAGGGAAATAGCCACATTAATTCAAGCAACAGAACCTGAAAGCTATTTGCATAATTTGATTGCTTGGGTAAAACGATATAAAAATAAAAAATAGGAACTACAACAATGAAGATATTTTTAGACTCAGAATTTGTAGAAAATGGCTCTACCGTAGATCTTATAAGCATTGCTTTAATCACCGAAGACAATCGTACTTATTACGCTATTAACCGTGATTGTAATTTTAGTAAAGCTAATCAGTGGGTAAAAGATAATGTATTAAATCAGTTACCAAGCCGCGATAGTAATTTATGGAAGAACAAAGAAACTATTCGAGATGAAGTTGCTATATTCTGTGGTTGTGAAAAGGTTGTAGAATATATTTTCCGAAATAATATGTGGTTACGGTTTTGGGAGGAATTGCTATTTAGTTTCGGACTATTAAAACCTAAAGTTAGTTATTGTTTAAAGCCCGGTAAACCAAAGCCTGAATTTTGGGCAGATTATGGAGCTTACGATTGGGTTGTACTTTGTCAGTTATTTGGAAAAATGATTGACTTACCAGAAGGGTTTCCAATGTACATTAATGACTTACAACAATGGTCTGCTCAATGTGGAAATCCAGCTTTACCTAAACAATTAACTGGTAATCACGATGCATTATCAGATGCTTTGCATTTAAAGAAACAATGGGAATATTTAAAAAGATGTGATAATCGTTTAAAAGTTATTTGGAAGGATGTGTTTAAATAAATGAAATTAACAGGATTATTTGATTGTAATAACAATGAAATTAAAGAAGGGGATTATGTAGGTTTACAAGGTATGACTACTGACGATAGTTTTGGCAGTTTACCTAATGGTTGGGTTTTTGATAAAACTGAAGATATTTACAAAGTTTATTATGATACTAGAATTGATAATTGGGCATTAGATATAGAAACAGATTGGAACAGTGCTTATGATATTAAGTATTTAAATCATGCTATGTGCTTATTACACGATGGTAATTGCGAAATAGTTGCTTAGCAGTTAGAGATAGTTATTGTAAAAGAAACCGTAGTTTTTTAGTTGAAGCTACGGTTTAATATAATAGTGTTAAGCACTATACATAATACTAATTAATGGCTATCCAAGTTAAAGGATATAAAAGACGTACTAAAAAAGGAGTGACAATAGTTAATCCTTTTAGTAGAAAAGGCGAAAAGAAAAAGAATAATACATTATTAAAAACAGCTGTTTTAGGTACTCTGGGTGCAGGTGTTTTACTTGGGGGAGCTGCAATATTAAAAAGTAAAGGTATTAGTTTACCGTTTAAAAAAAAGCCTACTGTCAGTGTAAGAGAAGCATTAGTTAATGCACCAAATAAAGTAAAAGAACTACCTGACCCGTGGTTAGACAATACAGTTACTAAGAAAGTAGTATCTGCTCCAGTAGCAAGTAAAGTTAGTACTAGCAGTCCTCAGAAATTATTACCACCAGCTAAGGTAGATATTCCGTCTGTACCAGCTACCCCTACCAAAGTAGAAGCTCCAGGACTTGTACTTGAAGGTAAACAACTAAATGGTGTAAATAGGGGGCATGGAAGACTAAGGGTAGTACACAAAGGTAAGACTGCTTGGGACAAAAAATTAGTTACTGACAACAATGTATTAGAATTAGCACAATCTAAAGGTACTGGAAGTATATCTGATAATCAACGTGCTTTAGGTTTAATTAAGCAACAACAATCCCAGCGCCAGCTTTATCGCCGTACCCTTAGAAAAGCAAAGAAAGTAAGTTCTAATATAGAAAAAACTGTAGGTGTTGGTAGTAAAAAGAAAGTTACAGTAAATGTTAAAAAGAATTTAGATAGCTTTGTTGATAATTTTAATAGTACTAAACCTAATGCTAAAGCTGAAGATTTAGGTCTAGAAACACGTATAGCTAAAGCTGCCAAAAAAGTTGGGGAAATACGTAGTAAAGCTGAAGCTGCAACAGTAAAAAAAGTTAAAGGTAGTAGAAGAGATTTATTAACTCTTTTTATCCCTAAAACTCTAAAAGATGCAGAACTCCCAGATGTTACATCTACTATACAAAAAGCAGAATCAACAGCTAGACGAGTTATTAAAAATAATAGTGACACTATATCTAATGCCGGAAATGCAGTTAAAAAACAAGTCGGCGTAGCCAAAGATGCTGTTGAAAAAGCTAAGAAAACAGTAGGCACAAACATAGATAATGAACTAAAAAAAATAGTACCTAAAAATGAAGCTGCACAAAACCTTACTAAAGCCGCGAAAAAAGAAGCTAAAAAGAATACCGAAATACAAGCATTAAACAAAGTAAATCCACTGTTAGGAAAAATCCACTACGTTAAAGAAGATATTAAAAGCCGTGCCGAACAACTTACTAGATACTCTGATGAATTAGAAAATAGTGGTAATGATGTTTTAGGCAGAAGACAATTATTTAAAAAGACTGGTCAAAAAGTAGTTAAAGAAGTTACCAAGAAACCTAAAGATGGTTTGTATGCTGCTAAAGGTACTATTAGTAAAACAAGAGTAACAGTTAGAACTGCAAGAAACACTCCAAATAGTATTGTTCAAAATATATCTAGCATGGAACAACAAGGAGGTAAGTTCTATGGCAAGAAAGGTGATTTAGGAGTATATGTAAGTAGAACTAAACCAGCTTATCGTCCTTCTAGAGGTTTGTTACGACGTTTATCACAATCAAATGAGAGGTTTATGAGATGGAAGTCTGGGAATCTAGATTAGCGTTTACTGGCATATCGCGTCGACAATTTTTGGTGTTGAGTAGAAAGTTAGTTTTTAAGTGGGTTAGAAATAGTAACAAGAGTCCGAAATAATAAGATTACTTAGGGAAAGTATGAAACCAATTAACTATTTAAAGCGCGAAATACTGTTGTTAGTTGACGAAGATGATTTAATAGACAACTTAGAAATATATGAAGAGTATTTAAAACTAAGCGACATGAGCTTTATGCCCAGCAATAAACCCGCTGAATTTATTGAAGAGTTATGGGATAAGTGTGTTGAGTTAGATATACTTGACCCTTATATTTCGGACTACAGATATTCAGGTATAGACACAGGGTTACTTGAAAGATATAGTGACCGTTATTACGAATCTAAAGAAGTTGCTAAACAGATTACAAGGTCTGATAAGTGGATTGGTTGGACGTATTGGTATGGTGGTGGAAAACATGGAGAACCTGAAGCTGTAGACTGGATGAACGATTGTTATTTGTTGGAAATAGAAGTAGCAATGAAGCCTGTTATGGAGTTTAAGGTGGTAGGAAGTAAAGAATAAAAGATAATAAAAAGCCCTTCTAGCTAATAACTAGAAGGGTATTATATTTGTGTTTGTTTATTTGTAGTAGGTATCTAATTTAGACCATTTACGATCAAGTCTTAGGGGGTTACTAGCGTCACAGAAGTTGTATAGCCAACCTATATTATCTTTTCCTTGCATTGAGATAACACCGTAGATTTCATTGCGTTTGCGATAACAGATAGTACCTGGGTAATTAAAGGATTCTAACTTTTGTTTTAACCAGCTTAAAGCATCTAAGTTGCCAGTAATTCCTACGGTGTAACAATTATTTTTGGGAGTGATACTGATATGCCCATCTCCATCTATCCAGCCTCTTAAACAGTGCCCAAATAATTCGTCTGGTATTTCTGGAGTTTTAAAGTTATAGGTCTTGTTAGGGACAACACCGTATTTGTCTACCCACACATTTAAATTAGGAGAACTAAAAGATAAGATAGCTTGTCCTTCTCGTTTAACTTCTTTTCCCATAATCTGATGGTTAGATACTTTCTCAAACTTAATAGTACAACGGTCTGCTTCAATAAAATCTCGTAGCTTTTGTATTATTTCTACATCACTTTTCTTGAGCGATAAAGTAAATCGTGGATAAGATTCATGTTCAAAATGCATTGAGCCATCGGCTAAAGCCATGCCTATCCAATACATTAATTCAGGGGTTTCTTGTATTAATTTGTTGTGGCTAATAGTTAGATATGGAAATCTTTTACGTTCAATATTATTTTGATCAAGAATATACCGGATTCCGACATGAACTATATTGTATTTACGACTAATTGCACTAATAGACATTCCCTGCTGAAAGTCAGCAATAATATTATCATTTCTTTCTTTTTGTTGGGCTGACCTTAGTTTTTGAGTAACGTCATTTACAACATCACGAGATAGTCCTCTTTTTTCCATTATTTCTGTAGTAGTTAAACCAGCTAAAAAGTCAGCTTTTATTTGTTCATTACGTTTAGCTTTTTCTGCACGGCTACCACTACGTATTTCTCGTGTAGGCACACTAGCTGCATTTAAATATTTAACTATAGTTGTTCCTGTCAGACCATAAAAAGAAGCTAAGTCCTTAAGGCTTTCACCTGACTGGTACTTAGCTACTATTTCTGCTTTTGTTGTTTCGGACGTGTATTTAGCTTTCATGATAAGAGGTTTTGGCTTACTCTCTTATTATAACTGATTTCCCGTATTTGTGCAATCTGGTTATTTTATGAAAACTAAAAGGCTGAAATCCTTATCAGCAACTGACTCTGAGATTCGTGTACTCAAGATCGTACCCAGGTCCACAGTCCCCAGCTACTCCCTGGACGAACCAGGGAATTTCTATGGTTTCTGCTCCAGTATCAAAACCACTACCATCAAAGTTAGGTACTGCTTTCTTGCAACGGAAAATAACTACCTCGCCTTCGTTAGTAATCATGGTTGCAAAAATGCTGTGTGGTCCAACAATCTGACTACCAATCCCATACGTATTGATGGTGTAAGGAATTAGCAGAGACACACGGGCACTAGCTGCTTTGAGATCATCACTAAACTTTAAAGCTCCAGCGTCTCCAACTGCAAAGGTTAAAGGAGTTGCAGGTGCAAAAGCAGCAAAAGGTGCTTGAGTCAGTTCAACGGATTTATTATCCTGAACAACGCTAGCTTGACTTTCTACATCAGCTACAATAGTAAAACCTAGCTGAGTAGCATTTAATGCTCCAGGATATTCTGTTTGAAATACGTCTACAGCCTTTGACAAACTAAGCTCAGTATTAGCTTTAGTTTGAAAATAGTTACCAATACGAAATTGCAATAACTCAGGTTGAATTGCGCCATAGTTAAGTCGAAGAGTAGGAGTACGTCCAGATACATAGCTACCAGCCCGTGTCATCTCACCAAGCTGGTTACGTGTCATTTGTACCTTCTGCTCAATACCGTTATCTACAGCGAATGTAGACGGGGTAGGAAGACACCAAATAAGACCATCGGATAATCTGCGTAGTCGCAAATCCGCCAAGCCTTTAAATGTCCGGTTAATATCGTTAAATACGACTGCCATAACAGATTTAGTTCCTTTTTATTTAACTATTGCTACGAGGTTTACGGGCTTTAGACAAGTAATCATCTAAATTCAAAGTTGATGCATTAAGGTCTACCAAATTAGCATTTGGACTGGTAATACTTGCATCATCTGATCCACTACCAGTATCTTTAACTTGAGTACCATCAAATTGATATAACCTAGGGACAATCCTAAGTTGACTTCCATTAACAATATGATCGATACTCAAGATGTACAGTGTGGCATCTACGGGTGGTTGTGTAAATGTAAGATCGGGCGTTCCAGTTTCACTAGCATTTGCCGTTAAAACTATACTAGAACCATTGACAGTTACACTCAAAACTTTGGTATTCGCGGGGATACCAGTTCCAGTTACACTATCTCCAGGTCGCACACTTTTAAATGCATCAACTGCTTTACTTACAGTTGCAGTACCGCTAGTGATAGTACAGCCAGTAATAGTAAATGGATCGACACCTAAATCAGTTAATACAACTGGTAAATTTACTTTATTTCCACTAAGAGTTGCTTCTTTAATGTCTAAAGTAATCGGTACAGTTGTAGTAGTTGCTAATTTAGGTCGGCTAATATTAGCAGAAATTGGCATTGTAGTTATTTTCCGAATTTAAATTAATTATACTATTTATTAATTATTAAAAGTAATATAAAAATTAAGGTGTTCAAAACTAGGACTACCCGCTTCTGTAATATATTCAGCGCTACGTCCAGTCTCACTAATAAAAATACCAATACGTTGATAACTGTCTATTAAGTAGTAATTAATCTCGTAACTTACCCATTGCAAAATAGGTGTTAATGCAAGTTGATTAGGCATTATTAGTGAATAACTAATAACTCCACTTGTTTCTCGCATTGTTTTATTACTTTGAAAATTATCTCTAATACGATAAACTTTTAGTAATGGGTATTCCATGTTAGGTACACTACGATCTTTCCAACTACGAATACCATTAACAATTTGAAAATTATCAGTAATAGGAATTTCGTTGTTTGCACAATCGTAAATAGCAGGTTTAGTATTGGAACGAACTACTGCCTCATTTAGTCGTTCTTTTAAAAACACTGCTATTTTCTGACAAGGTTCGTCAAAAAAGATATTTGGTTCATTAGGTAAACGGTTGTTGTTATCCATTTAAATTAGATTAGCTTGAAAGTCCACTGCACGGTAGTCCGAAATAAAATAGTACATTTGTTTATAATCCCCTTCTTGGTGTTAAACCTAGTTTCTTGTTAAAGTTCTTAGCACTTAAATAACCAGCCGTTCCTGCAAGACCAGCTCCAATTATCATACTTTTAGCAATAGGATTTTTAATTTTAGTTCCCATATTATCTAAATCATTACCTACCAGCATTCCTCCTGTTAAACCTAATAAACTAGTTGCACCTCCGATACTAATAGGATTTAAACCAGCATAAGTTTTTCGTTTGCGTTTGTCTTTACTTCCTAGTTTCCTGGCAAATAATACCAAGTTAGTAAGACTTGAACTAAAATTTATTTTCTTAGATTTCTGTCGCCTTATTTTGCTACCTTTACTTCTTTGAATTCCCCTTTGAACACTGTTAAATAATCTACCAGCTTTTACTTGTTTGTAACCTCCTTGTACTAAATTATCTATTTCAGATGTTGTTTTATTATTTAATTTTTTAGTAGTTACTCTAGGATATTGTTTAACACTTAATCTAATTGGTTTAGGTTTAGATACAGGAACACCAATTGATGAAGTAGGTAAAGTTGGTTTCTTTTTATTTCTTAAAGCTAAATAAGCTCCTCCTCCTAATATTGCGGTTGTACCTAATGCTGCTATTCCTATTCCTAACTTGGATTTACGTTTAATTTTATCTTTAGATCCTTGCTTTCTAGCAAACTTAGTATCAAAGTCCGAAATAAAATAATGCATTTATTTAATCATTTTTATCTAAACTGTTTTCTTCGCCGCCAATTACTCTTAGATTAGGGTCAGTAAGTTGTGAATCGTAGTTATGATAATAATCGGCATTAGCTCCTAAAGCAACACCACGATTAAATCTAGGATCAATAGTAAAATCAGTGACTTCTTTGCTACGAACACTTTGTCTAACTATTGTTTCATTATTTACCAACACTTTAGTTTGAGCCACACTAACTGGTATTTCACCCATCAATTCAATACGTTTAGGTGGCATCATGCCAGGACTAACTGGTTGAGTCATTACTCCAGGTATTTGAAAATTAAGCCCCGCAGTAAGCATACCTAACAACATATAAGCGTGATTCTTTAATCCTTGAGTCACATCAGTTGGCATAGTAGATGTGTTATCCCAATAACTAAAACTAACTAAATCACTTACTATTAATGCTTCTACTATTTCAGTAATAATAATGTGAGTATTACGTAATGGTAAAACATAAAGATTACTTAAAACAATATCTACAAACGCCTCTTTCTCATTAGCAATATCTTGTAGTAATAACGCCGATACCGGAGTAGTAGGATTATTTATTGGATAAGGTGTATTGGAATTAAGCCCCGCAATAAGAGATAATCGTCCTCTTACTTTTTCAGCTAATTGTTCTATTGTTGTGTATTTCATGTTTTAGTAGAACAGTTTAATACTATTGTAATGCTTATTATTTCGGACTCTTGTGGAATATTAAAAGACTCAGTTATATTTCAACTAAGTCTTTTAACGCTTTATGATTGTTTTTTTTTAGTTAGCTGTATTTATTACATTTAATTCTTTATTTAGATTATTCTCTAGAACTAATTTATTATATGCAAGAGCTGCATCTATTTCGTTTAAAAAAGCACCACCATAATACCGTTTTCCTTTAACACGAGTTTCTACGTAATAACGTCCATCTTTTTTGAAACTAACTCCTTTGTATTTAGAGGATTGTTTATTTTGATTGTTTAATATTTGTTGTTTAATAACTTCTATCTCCTGTTGATTAGGGACTCTGTTAAACCAAGATTCAGCTAAAGTAATAGCCTCTTCAATAGTAATGTTATGTCTGCGAATACCATTACTACGACCAATAACCGTCTTATGAGCTATCCAACGTTTAGCAAATTTGTCGTAGTAAATAAGATATTCTGGACGGTCATCTAGTTCTCGTTGTTTTAGTTGTTCTTTAATATCTTTAAAACTAATAGGATAAATACCACTGCATTGTTCATTAAAATCATCTGGATATAATTCTTTATTTGGTGTTTCTCCGTAGTAGTAAAGATATAATGAGTCAGCTATTTTTGCCGCTTCTATTTCTGTAGCAAAGTGTCCTACATGAACTACTTTATCTTTATTTGGTAAGTGAAACTGGACAAGCCAAGGATATTTTGTTTTATCTTTAGCAAAAGTTACTTTAATATATTTGGATGTTTTACCTTTAAGACAAGCAAAACTACCATATCCACCTAACGCTTTATTTAATAAAGGTTGATTTTCTCCTTTATATTTTTTTATCCAATATCTTTCTTTCTCTTCCCAGTTATCAAAAGTAACTTCTTCAACTACTTCTAGTGTTGGTGCTAAATTTTTACCGAGCAAGTTTTGTATCCATTTATCTTTCTCGGAATTAATTCCTTTGTTTGTACGAGCTTCAGATATATGATTAACGTATCTATCTTTGGGATTATTGCTTTTGCCTATATATTTAATAGAAAAATCTACAGGATCTTTTAAGCAGTAAATATATGTTCCTTGCATAAGATATTCGCGAAAAACGTGTTAATTTGATTATAACACGTAAACCTTACTGTGGAACTACAGTACCCCATATCGTTTTCCAAGCGACAGAAAACCACGAAGCTCCTGTGAAGTTCTATTTCCTGTACTAACAATACGTCTTCCCTCTTGTAACTGTTCTGTATTAGCAGTAGCACCAGCTGTAGCACCCAAAGCAGCTCCACCTAACACAATAGCTTTACGGTGTTTTTTCAGCATGGCTAATCTACTTGCTGCTTTTAAATCTCCTAAAGCACCAGCCGCAGCACCTACACCAGCTTTTTTAGCTAAATACATTCCGGCTATACCAACACCTGCTGTGGCTAAAGCTCCTCCTCCAGCAGCACCAACACCCGCTCCCACTAATCTACCTATAGTTGATCTATCTTTTCGTTTAGTTTTGTCTTTACTACCTTTTCTTCTAGCAAAACTAGCAGTTTGAATGTCCGAAATAAATAGTGTTTGCATATTATATTTAGTTACTGATACTAAAATTATATTCTTTTAGTTGTACTAAGAGTTTTTCACTAATTAAATCTGTTTCTGTTTTACTACCTTGTTTCAAATTACAAGTCTTACAACATACAGTTAGATTATTTATATTAGTAGCTAAACAAAACGCTTTGTATTTATCTAGTGTTTTACAGCTAACTATATGTGAACAGTGTGCTGTGGAAATATCTAAATTAGTTAAACACTTAGGACAAAGGTATTTACTTTCTCGCAGTAGTACTGTAATTACACTTAAATATTCACTTTTATTGCGTTTCCATTTCTCGAATAACTTACGACTAGTAATTTGCATTTATGTATTGCTTATAAAAACTAACTATTATCCAAACACTACGAGGTACTGTATTTAGATTTAAAATATTATCTATTTCTGTATTTGTTTTTTCTTGCTTACTAATAGTAGTAATATAGTCTTTTAGTGTTTGACTATCTAAATTACTGTTAATAAACTCACATATATAATCACTAGTAACAACTCCATGTAAATCTGCACTAGTACAATGTTTTAATACTCCATTTGTGGATAGTAGTTTAAGTCGCGTACTGCAACCTCCACTACGAAATATTTGTGCTTCTGCATTATTGAGTAATGTAGAGTCCGAAAATAAAAGGTGTTTGTAGCGTTGCACTATTTTAGGTGTGTAACTATCTTTTATATCCATAATAAAAAGGAGCCAATTTAGCCCCTTAATTAATGTTTATCTGTTTTTAGTTAGAGTGCTTAATTACTTTGGCTTTAATTGTTTTATTACCAGACGGTGTTAATTCCCGAACTTCACTTGGTTCTGTTATTTCTAAATCAATAGTTGGTTTTGGCTCTGGCTCTACAAAAACTTCAACTTGTGGTTTATTAGTAATAATAACATCAGGCTCCGGTACTAAAGCCTTATTTTCGGACTCTACTTTTACTTGTTCTGTGTATTGAATACTGTGTTGAAATTCCCAAGCATCTGTAGTAATTTCACCTGGATAGTAAGGTGTTTGTTTAGCGGGGTAATAATTACCTCTAGAATTATGAAAAGAACGAGTAAGAATAATAGGTTTAGTTGTATCTAGTTGTTTGTTCATAAATATCATCTTGGTTGCATTTACATTATACACATAAATAAATTAAGGTCTGAAATTGTTTTTTCACTAAGTATATTAAAATTTAAAAACATTAGTTTTTATACAAAAAAACATCATCTATGTATACGGGATTAGTATTTGTGGCGTTATCTATTCCAAAGCCGATTTCTAAAGTTCCAGCATCTGTTGAAAACGTAAAAGCTATTTGCAAGTATGTTGTACTTAATGTATTAAGTAGTACTAAGCTATCTGCCCCATTTGTTCTATTTTTTCTATACATATAAATATTACCAGAAGGACTGCTATTTAAATACCAACAACCCAAGGTATAACTGCCTGTAGCTACGTTATTTATAGTTCTAAAAGTGTATGTATTTGGGGATATTCCCCCAAATTTAAATGCTTTAAGTCCTGAATGAACAGGACTATTTACAATATCTAGGTTATTTGAACTATAATCCCCAGAAAAACGTGACCAACCCGTAAAATCTTGTTCAAAGCCTGCGTTTGTAGAAATAAGATTTATAGGGTTAAAAATTGGAATACCAAAAACACTTATTCCTATACTCATTTTTTATTATTCTTCTTTAGTGTTTGGCATACCACTACACAGCCTTATAAGCTTGGAATTCAAAGAAGCTTAACCAATCCCCAAAAGATTGCGTAATTTCTAGTTTAATTTTTCTAACTTCGATAGGAGAAAACTGAATTTTTTGAGTAGGTATAACACTAGGATTTATACCTGATCCAGAAAAAATTTGAGTATTATAATTTACCCCATCTACGGAGGGTAATAACCTAAAACCTCTAGCCCAATGATTTCCGCTCCATTGAATTTCTATTTGTGCAATAGAAATCAAAGCATTGAAATTAAATTCAACCCACATTCCTACATATTGATTTGTCTGAGATAAATAGCGACTGCCAGTATCTGAGTCTATTGATGCTTGAGCTTTAATAAATGAGTCTGAGCTTTCATTAGAAGCTGTTGCAGTCCAGCCATTTCTATTTAAAAGAGTGTAGGTATATGTAACAGAAAATAAAGGGGTTCCACAAACAATAAGCCCTAAACTCATTTTGTAATGCTCCGAACACGCAAAGTGACAGCCGTAATTGATACTGAACTAATAAATCTAAAGGCATTTGTCAACCCAAAAGCTCCAGATACTTTGGCTAACGAGTCTGCTTCAATTAGTTTCCAGTTACTCGCATCTGCTAGTAACGCCACACTGGTATTCGCCCAATTTGTTCCATCAAAGCTAACTTGTAAAGTTAATGTTGGTGCGCCAGTTATTGGTGGACAAAAAATAATTGCTAATCTGTTATCAATAGTAAAAGTGTTAGATGTAGTACCTGCCGGAAAGGTTATTGTTGCACTAACTAAATTACGTGACTGGTCTACATTTTGGGGTATACCCGAAGTATGTCCTTGTACTGTGATAACGTTATTGTTGGGACTACCTGCTACACCTTGGAAATAGCTAGTAAGTTTTGTTAAAAATCGTTTAAATAACGATATATAACCTGTGTCAGCAGTATCACTAGTAGCTTGTACATCATTCCTAGCGCCAAACGCTACGGCAAATATACCATCTGTTGCTAAAGTTACAGGCAGACTATTTGCAACTACGTTACTTCCTAGATTGGGTGGCAATCTATTTTTAATGTTATTTGAGGTAGTCTCAGTCGCGGCTCCTGTTGGTAACGGTAGACTACTAGCAGTTACTGGCTGAGTAACCCCACTGCCATCAATAATTAATCTACCACCGCTACTAAGTTCACTAGGTAGCTTGCTAACAATATTTAATAACGTAGTTTCAGTAGCTGCATTAGTTGGTAAGGGTATTGAGGGCAATGCTGTGACGCTAACACTTTGATTATTAGGAAAGTTACTAACTGTTACACTGCCGATACTATTGTTACCAGTTGGTAAACTAGGTAAACTAACTAAACTTACGGGTTGTGTGTTTGGAAAATTGCTAACAGTTACTGACCCACTTACTGGTTGCGTTACTCCACTACCATCTACCGACAATCTCCCCCCAGACAAATTGGTTGGTAATTTAGTAAGTAAATTACTTAAAGTCGTTTCTGTTGCAGCTCCGGTGGGTAAAGGTAAACTACTTGCACTAACTGGTTGTGTAGTAGGAAAATTTCCAATATTTACAGTACCATTTACAGTCTGGTTTTCTGGTAAATTAGTGATACTGATATTGCCAGAAACAGCTTGGGTACTTGGGAAGTTGCCAATATTAACTGTACCATTAACAGGTTGTGTTGTGGGTAAATTACTAACACTAACAACACCAACTACTGCTTGTGTTTCTGGAAAATTATTTACACTTACATTACCAGATATTGTTTGATTACTAGGAAAGTTACTAACACTAACACTATCCCCAACAATTCCACCGCCGCCAGAACTATTACTATTTAAATGAATTAATATACTTAAAGCTAATTCTTCAAAAGGTATTTTGTCAAAGTCTGTGTATCTATTAACGCCATAAAAAGTATTTAGATTATCAATAACATCTTGTTTACTGGGTAGACTAGCCATAAATATTAGTATTGTATAGTTAATTTTATTTTAAACGATAAACACCTAAACCCTATTATTTCGGACTCTTACCATAAATCCCGTAAAGAGTGATATGCGGGTTGTAATGGATTATCTGTAGCTCGACTACCATCTTTTAATTTAATACCTTTGTGTCTAGCATGATAGTTATCTCGACGTTTGTCGTTTTTATTTTTTCTAAAATCAGAATAACCTTTAGCACCGTATGCTACTGTTTTTGTTCGTCCAGTACTTGTGTTGCGTACAGTTACTTGTTTTTTCTTACCTTTTTGTGTAGCTGATTTTGGTCTACTTATTTCAAAGGTTTGTCCTTTGTATTTTACTCGTTTGTTTTTACTTCCTAGTTTTCTACTAAATGTAATGCAGTCCGAAATAAATAGTGTGGTCATCTCTTTTTCTTTTTACGTGAATAACCTTTTACTTTCTTGCCACGTCTAAAAAAGTCTTTTACTTTAATTTCCCCAATACTATTGTCAATAGCACGTTTAGCTAAAATACCCGTACCTAAGCCACCAAGACCTGTTATTGCTGCTCCTGCTAATACTCGTTTAGGATTACCTTTCATCAGTTTTAGTAAACCTTCTTTTTTAATTGCTGCTGCTGTGGCTTTTAAACGATTACCATACACTTTTACTTTTTCTTCAGAATACATTGCTCTAGGATCGTCGAAGTCAGGCTTAAAGTTTTTATTAAAAAACTCGTCGCTACCACCAATATATAAACTACGACCTGTTGTGGGTAGTTGTCCTTTTAATACGGCTTTACTACGCTCACCTGCAAGTCTTTCTTGATTACCTTTTAATATATTTGTGTACTCATCAGCTAATTGCTGATTAGGTAACGATTTTCCAAAAGGTGTTTGAAAAGTTTGTTTATCTAATTCTTGAAACCTTTTAGAATCTTTATTAACAAAATCCCAATCAATAGTGCTTTGACCTCTATAACCTCTACGTTGGTCTGCTCGGTTAATAACTTGCTGAAGCGGGTTTTCTTTTTTGGCATCAACAGTAACAGTACCAAATCCCATAGGAGATGGCATTTCACGGGCAATAGCATTTTTGTGAATACCAGTTATGTATACTTTATTTTTTGCCTTATTAATATCAGTCCCCACACCTGCGGCATTAGATTCTAAAGCACGTATAGCTCCGCTACCACTTTTATTTGGATCTAAAATACCACCATTTTTAAGTATTTCTTTAGCAGTCTTTTTACTAGTACTATGTGACTCTAAGCGTACACCTAACAAACGAGGTATACCTGATCTAATTGTTTTTTGTCCTAAGTAAGCTGCGCCAATACCGCTAGTTATAGCTACTCTGTTGTTTTTCTTTTTTTCTTTAGTCTTAAAATTAGCTATTTTATTGTTTTGAATATTAGAAATAAAATACATACATTATTTAAACACTAGTAATACTTATATTTTAGTTATTAAAATAGCAAAAATTAACTGTTGTTTTTTTAGCTAGCTAGATGGCTAGATACTTTGCTATACTTGTTTTAAATTAAGAGGTTTATTATGCCAGATTATACTTGCAACAGAAACAACAACACTATTTATTATTCAGGCAGAATATGTCAAGAAGGAATAATGTATTTAAAACAGTGTCTAGATAATTTAGACACTGAAAAGAAAAGTACATTTTATATTACTTCGGGTGGCGGCGAAGTTTATGCAGGTTTATTTTTATATGATTTAATTGCACAACAAAACCCCGCACTTTTTTCTATTGTTGTGTGTGGATTTTGTGCAAGTGCAGCAACTATGTGTTTATTTGCTACTGAAAATGTAAGTATGTATAAAAATGCAAGGTTGTTGTTTCACCCAATTAGTTTTTCACTTTATGATGTTAAACAGCCAGACGCAATTAGCTATGTAGCTGAATGTGAAGAATTAACTAAAGTGTGTTTAGAGATAGAAAATCAGAAATTAAAAACCCCGATTGGTTGGGAAAATAAAGAAGTTTATATTAACGCCAAACAAGCTTTAGATTTAGGTATTGTTAAGGAGATTATTTAGATAATAAAGCAAAGAGATAGTTTAATAGCTATCTCTTTTTGTTTTAGTTATTTTTGTAATGGTGTAATATACTTACCACCATTTTTCATTTCTTGTCTAGTTTTTAATCCAACTAATCCACCTACACCTAATCCCCCAATTGCAGCTGCTAGCTTGTATTTTGCGGGTACACGTTTTAGTTTATTAATATCCTTGTCCATTAAACCAATCATTGTTGGAGTAGCAGCTACTAATCCTCCAGTAATTAAGCCTGCTTTTAATGGATTTTTTAAAGTTCTTTTCTTTTTATCTTTAGAACCCTTTTTTCTAGCAAAATTAGCAGTGTTAAAGTCAGATAAATAATACATATTATTTTTTAGTTTTAATTTAATTGTAGTAAAAAAAAAGAGGGAGTCCACCCTCTTTAAATTGTAGGTAGTTAGTATTAAAAGTTTTTAGGAGGTTTGTAGTTTAAGTATTGGTTTGTTTATTTTGTTTATAGTGAGGTAGGTGTTAAGCGCCCTTGCTGCTTCTAGTTCTGTTTGGAACCCAGACTTACGATATTTATTAATTTCAAATGCCCATTTGTTTTCTCGTTTCTGGTAAAAGATATAAGGATATTTAGATGTTTGGGTGTCGGATAAACCTTTTAGCTGCCTGCTTATTATTCGGACTTCCTCAATAGATAGTGCTTTATTACTTTTATCAGGAAAATTAAGCTTAGGCTTATCTGGGTTATAGTATAATTCCAAGCTATCTCGATACATAGCCGCTACTTCTTCTGTTTCAAAAGTACCTACCTTGGTCTTTTTATTATCGAAAGAACAACTAACTGCCCAAAGACCAGATTTTTTAATTAAAGTCACACCCCTATGTTGAGACGTTTGATTGACTAATGCTGTTCTAGTTTTTTTGATCTCATCTATACTTAAAGGGACAACACTATCTGGAAAATTAAATATCTTGTGGTCTGGAAAGTAATAAGCCATAGCACTGTCCCAGGCTCGTGCTGCCTCTTCGGGGTTATCCCATTGACCTAGATGATGTCTTACTGTTTTAATACGAAGGGATGCACGATAAGGTACATTTGAGTTCTTAGCATGAATGTGTACTCCGTGATAAGAAACTGCACGAGTTTTACTATTGCGACTTAACTGACGTTCTCGGTTAACCTGTACTTCAGAGTCAGTTTGAGGGCGATTCAAGCAAGGTGTTTTTGCAGGAGCCTCTGTATTTAGTATTCTGTGGTTTTTATCCTGGTAATACTTAATCCAAAAATCTTCTTGATTATGTCCTATTTCTATTTCACAAGTTTCCAGTAGTTTCTGAATAGGCTCTAATTCTTTACTAAGTAAGCCCTTAATCCAACAAGCCTTATGATTACGTTCTCGTCCTGTTCTAGCTAGAGATATATGGCTTAGTAACCTTTTGCGTGGATTTTTAGTTTGACCTACATATCTCACTTCAGATGTGATTGGGTCGAGTAATGCATAAATATACAGAATCGGGCAATGTTCGTAAATAATCATGTTCTTTCAGTACTTGTCTTGTTACCTACCTATATTATAACAAAGAAAAACCTCTCTGGAATAATCTAGAGAGGTTCATTTTGGTAACAAGAAACTGAAAAAGAATTATGCTTTGACTTGTCTAGAAAACAGCTTCTTTGGATCTCCCACAAAAGGTACGCCAGTCATAATTGCAGTAGTACAATCAATCGGAGGCTCTTTGTTTACTTCCCTTGTAGACACATAAACACCGGATTTAGGATTCAGGTCCAATGCTCCGTTTGCCGATTCCAAAGTTGGTCCCACTGCCCTAACTCCAGCATTTTCTACCAAGAAACAGTAGCGATTATCATTCAAAAACCGCCCCTTAGTAATCTGCTTATTAACATTCTCAATCTGATATAGTTCATCAAAGGTTTTAATCTCTGGTAACTCTCTAGCGCTAAGAATGTTCTTCAACATATCTGGAGACACCGTACCCACCTGAGTACTAGCCATCATCTGCCTTGCAGCTTCCTTGGTAGTCTTTTGATTCAGTAAATCATTACGCGCTCTACGGCTCATTACAATGAGGTCGGGGGGATTACCATTAGTATCTATAAAGGTATCTACATCCAAGAACAATCGCTGTAGTCCGTTAGCATACTCATAATCACTCCAAACATTATCTTGGGGATTAGCATTAGCTCCTGTTTGTACTAATGTTTCAGGAAAATGATTGTAATCAGCTTGTGGGTCTACAAAGTTAATTACAGTAGTAGTCTCTGTTCGAGTATCTGTAAAATTAACAGTACCAGTCTGTAATAACTGCCATGTCATTACATTTAAGGTATCCATACACGATTTAACTAGTTGCTCAATACTTCCCCAAAGGTAATTAGCTAAATCGTTGTTAGTACCTTTAACAACACTACCGTCAGACATCTTTTGGTCTTGTACTGTAACAGCTGCTCCCTTAGCAAACATCATACTGTCACGCATATCCCACTGAGTAGGCTCGTCGTAAACCCTACTCAATGCAATCTTGACCATCTGAATAGTCAGTTTCTGAATTGCATTATGTCGTGTGAGGGGAATATTAGACCCATAAGCAACGACACTTGCAATAGTGTTAATCTGCTCTACAACATAAGCCAAGAAGTTTCTAGAATCGTATTGCTTGATAGGCATATACGGGTCAAGAATACCTGACCGTTGTTTAAGAGTCGTGAGTGTTGACTCAATAATCCAGTCAGCTTCTTTAGCTTGTTGTTTATCATTTAGCCAATTGGCAATGTATCCCATATTCTTTATTTAGTGTCCTAAATTATTACTTCAAATTAAAAACGTGAACGGAACAACATCTTGGGAAACCGATCCTTAATCTCATCATCAAGATAAGGTAATGCACTTTGATACACACCAATTGCTCCAGTCAAGCCATTAATGTGTTTAGACAGTGTGGTAGAGAAATCGTGAGAATGTACATTCAAACCAAGAATGTCTTCTACAGGACTTCCTATGTGGCTACCAACAGGTAATACATACCCAGCATTACCAGTCAAAGTAACCTCTTTAGTAGTTGGATTAATTGACTGAATAGTGCCAAGCTCAGATGCAGGTGTAGTCAATTTGCTGTCACTAGCAGATGCAGTTGCCGTACCAGTAACAGTTAGTGGATATTCACTCTTGTTTTTAGAGAACAAATACAACTTATTGTTAGTGGTATCTGGAACTGCCCGGACTTGGCTATTAAGTAATGCTTGTGCTGCTAGATTAATCAAATCAGAAATAGACGTTGTGGTAGCAGTAACTGTAGTGGCACGACCATTAACTGTGATAATTAATGTTTGTCCTACACTAACGCCTGTAACACTCACACTTGCGTAAGGTTCAATCACATACAACTTATCGCCCGGAACAAAAGGAGCAATAATGTTGAGTCTGAGTGTGTTTGAATTAGTGTCTGTAGCTTGAGTTGTGGTCGCACGAGGTAAAAAACATAGTTCAGCGCTACCTTTACGACGAGCAATCCACATACCCGCCGGGACATTTTTACGTCCGTCTACATCTGGTGAAATAAAAGTAGCATTTACAGTTGCACTCACTGGTGCTTCTTGCATATCTGCAAAAGCAATGATTTGTGGGTCACTGTTGTATCTAACACGGTTTAACATTTGTGGGAGTCCTTTTTAAATTAAGTTGTGACTACGGGCTTTACGTAACTCAAAATTACGTTTTGCTTGTGCTTCAATTTCAGCGTCTTCGTCGGTCACTTCTGTAGCAGTACCAGTAGAATAAGACTGAAACATGGCTAGTTTGTTGAGTCCACTTTTCTCGAACAATTCAATGGTTTTTTGCATTGCATAAAGTTCTTCTGCAACACCTACACCATTAAGATCTGCTGTACGAGAAAATGCAGCAACACGATCGCTCTCAAGCTGAAAATCGCCAAACAATACTTTGACTGCACTCGGAGGCATTACTTGTTTGGCTTTTAGTTCTAGTTCATTTAAAGCATCACGAATTTGTTGGTTTTGCTCAAATTCAGCAATACGGTTATTTAGTTCCGTAACTTGAGAATATTCGGCGTCTTCCTCGTCTTCATCTTCATCACTGTCTTCGTAATCTTCTAGAGTTTCACCACGAGCTTCCATAGCTGCCAAACGAAGATCTGTAGTATATTCTTCGTCAAGCTCAAAGCAACGAGCTAGGTAAATGGCTAAATTATCGTCCGGTTCGCTGTCCCCAGTAATTAGTCCTGCAATGTCTTCAGGGTCATTTTCTGTGAGTTCGGCTATGTCATACACCAATGACTTTATATCGTCGTAACCTGCTTGTTCGCCTAATTCAATTAATGCAGCCCCAAAACGATTACCAATACTAAAATTAGCCACACCTTCATCACCTTGCGAATATTCTGAGTCGCCGTATATTGCTTGTAGTTCTTCTTCATCAATATTTTCGGACTCTAACAAACGGTTATTAAGGTCAATAATTGCTTGTGCTTTATGAGCTTTAGCTGTTGCTTCATCCATAACTCCAGCTTCAACAGCATTGTCAAGATTCTCAATTAACTCTTCGTAAAGTCCCATGTGATACTGAATATCAGTAATCTCTTCAGTATTTTGTAGTTGTTGTAAACCTGCCATAATCTTTGATTCCTTATATTGTTTTTGTTTTCTTGGGTTTGGGTATTTTGGGTGTCTTAGGTTTAGTAGATTTAAGCTTTTTAGCTATACTCATACCAGCTCCTATTGCTGCTCCTGCTGCTGCAGCATTACGTTGAAAACCACTATTACTATGTTTAGCTAGTAGCCCAACCAAAGCACCAGTTCCACCTCCAGAAATAGCACCACTAGTAGCAGCACTTCCTAACCCAACTAGTTTCTTTTTGCGGGGTTTGGTAATACCTAAAGTTGATGTGGCAAAAGTAGCTTCACTTAGTAACATTAGTTATTTCCTTTTTTTACGGCTACGTAATGCGGCAGCACCAGCTCCACCTACAGCAGCAGCAGCTAATAAACCAGCTCCAAGTTTGCCACCTTTAGTACTTAATCCACCTTTGGCAGCATTACCTAAACGGTTTAGTGGTTCACGTAGCTTACCTGCATTAGTTCCACCTGCTCCTGTTGGAGTTTGTAAACCGGACTTAGCCGCACCTCCGGCTCTTTTTAATGAGTCAAGTAAACGTCCACCAGCTTTACCCACTTGTCTGGGCATATTTTTTAAAGCTGACACATCTTGATTTAATCTGTTTTTACCAACAAATGCTCCTACATCACGAGCAGATTTGGCAGCTTCTTTACGACCTACACCACCTTTTCTTAATCCACCATAAACTTTAGCAGCAGCACCTCCACCATATCTAGCTCCAGCAGCACCTAAAGCACCCGCTCCGGCTAAACCAGCAGCAATGCCCCCTTTACTCATTCTTTTCTTTTTATCTTTGCTACCTTTTTTACGAGCAAAGTTAGCCAGATGAGAATAACCATTAAGGCTTTCTAAATCCGACATACTAAATGCTGCAACAACTGACTTTGACATACTATTTATCCTTTATTTTGTAAATTAAAATTTGGGTCTTTTGGGTTTACGTAGTTTATTTACTCCCATGGCTGTTCCTCCTACTGCGGCTACACCTAAACCACCAGCAGCAATTTTACCACCAGTAGTACCATAAGCCGCTTTAGCCGCACCACCAATACCAGCTAGATTAGATTTCAGTCTACCTTTTCCTGACAGAGAGGCTTTGGCTTTGGAAATACCAAAACCTAATTTAGACATATTTTTAGTTTTGCTAGCTTCAGTAGCTACTTTTTTAGCAGCACCTCCTAAAGCTGCCCGTGCTGTTTTAAATGCACTTCCTATACCAAACTCAGCCAACTTTTCCATCTCATCCAAAGTAAAAGCTGCTAATACTTGGTTTGATTCTGGCAGACTGTATTGTGCCTGACTACCACGTTGAGATAGTGTCCTTGGCATACCAGCACTTTGTTGAGCTTTGGTGTCTTCTTGAGCTGGTGTTGTAGGTTGTTGCTCCGATTCTTCGTCTTCAGGTTGTACACCTAATACTTCTAACAGTCGAGTTTCAAAATCATCTAATGCTTTTTCCATTAATTGACTTTGATCTTGACCATTTAGTGCTTCGTCAGTTGCAGTAAGAATACTTGCCAAAACCAACCACAAATCCTCAGTAAGTTCGTCGTATTGCTGTTTTACTTGATCTACTTGATCGTCACTATTTTCTAGTTCGTCAAACGATAAAGCAAATGTAGCTAATCCAGCATCATGACCTTTAAATAGTCTTAGACCAACAATTGCTGGTGTACTTGTTGCACTAATTTCTCTAATACAGTCCGAAACAATATCTATACCAGGACTAATAGTTGATAGTAGCTTATCTCTGTACTGTTCTATGGCTTGCCGGGATTTAATTGTTATTTGATTAGCAAAAGCACCAAATTTTCCTACTAAATGATTGTATCTAGAATCTCCAATATCTTCTGGTGTAATTACACGAGTTTCGATAGAGCCATCTAAATCACCATAAGTTTTGTCTTGAGCCTTAATATGATCAGCTAAAAAAGGTACTCGTGTACCCATTTGTAGTAAGCGATTTGTATTGTCTGCTATTTTTTGAATTCTCTCTGCTGAGAAAATATGCTTACGTTGTTTACTGTCAATATGTTCGCCTTCGACTAATATCAACGCACTAGTCTGAATATGTCCATCTGCTTCCTTAAATTCGGCAGATAATGGTTGTGCCTCAAAATGTGTGACTGGCACTGTATTATTAATATTTCTTTTTTTACTTGTGCGTGTAGTCATAATTTAATTCACTATATATCCTAAATACTAAACACAGATATATTAAAATAAGGATACTTAATTACTTGCTGCAATGTATAAAAAACAAATAAGCTTAAACAAAAGAGTGGGAATTAAGCTTAAAAAAGCCAGAGAGAAATGTGGTTATTCTCAGGGAGAATTTAGCAGAATATCTGGGTATAACCAAGGTGGTTTAAGTTTACTAGAAACAGGTAAACGTAATTTGACTATAGATAATCTTATTTATTTCAGTAAGTTGTTAAATGTAAGTCCTATGTATTTTTTAAGTAACTTTGATGATGAAGGTAAAGATAGATAATGCTTAATGTTATAAATGGAGATTTATTAGACATAACAAAAGGCTTAATTGCACATCAAGTTAATTTAAAAGGTGTAATGGGAGATGGTTTAGCAAAACAAATTAAAGATAAATACCCTAATGTTTATAGCCAATATGTTTTAGGAGTCCGAAAATAATAGTCTTAAGTTGGGTGTCACCCAAATAGTGCAAATAACAAATACAACAATAGCTAAATACATACACTAATTTTATTATTTGGATTTGCGGTTTGCATCTACTTTATCTTTTACAGCTTTTTTACTATTGTTATAAATATTTTGTGCATTAACTAGTTTCTTTTTGGCAGATTTTAATGCTGCTTCTTTTTTGTCTTCTGGGATATTGGTGTTACTAGCTGCCTTATCGTATTTAGCTTTGATTTCTTTTAGATTCTTACCACTTTGCTTTATTTGCTGTATTTCATTTGCTAAAGGTTTTTCACTATTTACAGTTACTGTGGGTTTAGGTTTTACTGTAATTAGTTTAGGTGCTACGTAATCTTTAGGAATAACAAAGTCTTTAACTAGTTTATTACTTTCATCATTAGATAAGTAGTGGTAAGCTCCGTGGTCAGACATATATCTATCCACAAATTTACCGGGTTTCTTTTTATTATTTTTATTAATAATTACAGCACCTGGAAACTTAAATGGTCCTGCTTGCCAATCGTTTTTATCTAGTATGTGTAGCGAATTTTTAGCTGGTGGTAAAATACCATGGCTATTTGCCCCATAAGTTACTTGTTTTAATTTGTTAGTGTCTACACCCATTTGTTTTAGGATATGCATAGCTTCATTAGTTACGTATCCCCCAGAACTGTGTCCATGCAAAGTTTGTATTTTATCAGGATACATATCCATATTGGCTTTGACAGTTGCCGCTAATTCTCTAGCTGTTGGATTATAGCCTTTTAAAATGCCTTTTTTAGCCGCAGTTGTTGTTAAGTCAAATAGTTGTCTAGCACTATTTCCAGGTGGAGTATCTGGAAGGTTATTCATACTTCTAGTATCAATAGCAATAGTATGTCCCTTTACTTTGCTGTGGATGTATTTAGATAGCTGACTACTACTTTTTGCTTCTGCACCATAATTAAGCCCAGCAACCGCATAATTTATATTCGGACGATTAAGCTCTGCTGTAGATAATTGAGCAGGTTTTATTTTTTTAGATAATTCTAAAGCTTCTTTGGCAGATATTTTTATATTTAAGTTATATCTTGCCTTTAAAATCCCGTAAGTACCTAACCCTAAACCAAGTAAAGCCGAGCTACCTATAGCAGCAACTTGGGCATTGCTAATTAATCTCTTATCTTTTCCTTTACGAATATGTGCTTTAACAACCTTTCCTTTGCGTATACTTGATTTAACTTTTATTTCTCTCGCGAAATTGGTGTTTATATCTGAAATAAATAATGTTTTCATTCTGTTTTTTTCTTATCTAAATGCTTAGATATTAAGTTGTATGCTCCGTAACCTGCCCCAGATAATACTGCACTAGTTAATGCACTTTTTCCCGCTCTACCGCTTAACTTCTTGATGTAAATTTGTTTTAATTTGGCTTTACTTGGATAAATTATATTTGCGTGAGGATTTCCTGACTTAATAGCTTTTTTAAAATTATCTTCATTATTAGCTAAGACTAAATTAAATCCTTTTCTCATTTTTAAATGTGCAACCAAAGCACCTCTAGTTCCACCTGCAACTGCACTGCCTGCCAACACTGAACCTAACCCGATTCTTTTTTTACGAGGGGTTTTGTCTTTGCTTCCTTTAGGTCTAGAAAATAATATATCTATGTCCGAAATAAATAGGGTTTTCATTTATTTTTTCTACTGCGACGATTATTTATTACTTTCCTAACACTGTTAACAGCTCCTATACCTACGGTTGTACCAATTAGTCCTGCTAAACCTATAGCTGTAACTTTATTACTGATTTTCGGTATCTTACCCATATTTTTAATATATTTATCACTAGCTAATTGTTCTAATTTAACAGCTACTTTGGCGCGTCTACCTTGTTCACTGGCTACTGTTTTTACTTTCTGTCGTAACAAACTATCTTTAACTTCATCAGTTAAAGTGTTTTGTGTATCTCGAATAGCTAAACTACTTATTTTACTATTTGGTTTAATTGTCCCTGGATCAATTACATCTGTAATATTTTTTGCATTATCTAATTTACGTTTGTATTCATTTAATTGTTGTAATCCTTTGTTTTTGTAGTTATCTTTAATCGCATTAGCTTTATTGCTTACTACAGTAGGTTCATTAAAGTAATTTTTTTGTTGTCTTAAAGAATCTGTGTAAGGTTTATTAGCCAGCTCTGTAGTTGTATTTAAATAAGACTTTATTCCTTTATAAGCTAATCCTGTTCCTATAGTTGCAGCACCTACATCTATTACTCCGTTTACTCTAGAACGTTGATTTCTGTCATATCCTTTAACTATTTTTCCTTTACGAATAGAAGATTTAACAGTAACACGCTTTGTACTGAATTCAGCTAAATGATTGGGGATAGTTACTTTATTAAATTTTCTTTCTAGCTTATATTTTTTGTTATTATCTTTTGTTTTTAAGTAAGTTTTAATAGCACTGTATGTTCCTAAACCAACCGCTCCTACAACAGCTGCTTTACGTGCTTTAATTGCTACTTTTGCTAAATACTTATTAGCAAATCTTTTGTTTAATCCTTGAGGGTCTAACTGGTATATATCTCCTCGCTTAAGATTATTTTGATTTACAAAACTATCTATATTGTCTGCAATTTTTGGAAGTGTTTTTGAATGAGGCTTTTCGTAAACAGGAATAGACTTTTTGTTTAAATCTGCATCTAATTTTCCACCCATTTTAGAGTACAGTTTATTGTCCATATTTTTTAGATCTGGAGCCAAAACTGTTGTAGCTTCGTATCCTCCAAAAGTAGGTTCAAAAGTGACTATTTTCTTTTTATCTCCTCCACCTACTAAGCTTCTTAAATAACCTCCTGATTTTTTATCTGACAAAGTTAAAGAGATACCCCCAGCTATAGTACCTCCCAAGATAGCTTGATTGATTCCACTTTTAGCTGCTTGTTGTATAGGGTCTTTAAATCCTTGAGCTTTAATCTGCGTAGATTGTATTTTGTTTAATTGTTGTTTTTTTTGTTTCTTTTGTTCTTTATCTAAAAACAAAGTACTGGATAATTTGTTTGCGGCAACAGTCCCTGCAATAGTACCACCTATAGTGCCCATTAGTCCGCCAATTAATGGATGACTAGCGCCTACTTTACTACCTGCTACAAAACCACCAGCAGCTCCAGCTAATGTAGACAAACCTACTAAACTAGCTCTAGTATTTTTACCTTTACTACGGTTGTATCCTTTAACAATCTTTCCTTTACGTACTGAAGATTTTACTTTTACTGTTTTATCTGCCATTTACCGTAATCCTTTTCTTAGGTTGTTTTATTTGAATTAACTCTGTATTTAATACACGTTTGAAATAAGCATTATCTATTTGATTCTTTTGCACATTAAGTTCATTAATTAAATTACTAATTTCATTGTACCTAGGGTTAGTAGGATTTAAGCTTTGTTGCTCGTAAGCCAAACTACCCATCTGCCGTGTAATATTGTTTAACAGTACTTCTTTATTTAATTGTCTTGGATTGATAGATATTTGGTCTTTTGCTTTAGGACTATTCTCTTTTAACTGTTTTAGTTGTACTTGCAGATTATTACTTTCTACTTCTAGTTGAGACAATCTATCGAGCTTCGCTTTTACTACTTGGGCTATTTGCTGATTAGGATTACTACTAACACCGTTTATATTTGCAGTTGGGTTATTAGCTGCACGATCCAGTAGTTCCATATCTAAATTAAAACTATCTGTACTACTACGCACTAAATTTAGTTGCTCTACTGCATTTTCTAAATCCGCTAAACTTTTGGTGTAATCTCTGGGGTTAGTCGCCGCCTGATTTACTACTCTTTGACGCACTACATTTATATATTCTTCTGCAATAGATAAATTAGTTTCTAATGTACTACGACCTAAATTATCTGTAAGTATTTCATTTAGATAGTTCAATTCTTTTGATTTATTCTGAAGATACAACTGTGACATACTAGTGTCATTTATTAAACTGTTTTTAGTATTTAATAAAGTATCTCTAAATTCATTACGTTGTTGTTGTGTATTATTTATGTTGTTATAAAGTCTATTACTTTGATTATTAAGTACTTTAACAGAATTAGTATTATTAACTAAATCATCTGCATTTACTAAACCCGGTGACAAAGCATCTACAGCTCTGTATCTTTGCATTGTTTGTTTGGTTTCTTCTAGTGCATTATTTGCACTGTTGTAAGCATTAACTAATTTAATTTGACTAATATCCAAACTGTTAATAGTTTTGTTTAAATCGCTAATGTATTTACTGTATTGATTTAGTAGTTGATTTTGTAATTGCACATTACCTTCTGCCGCTTGAAACCTTTCCTTGAATAATGCTCTTTTATTTTCGGACTCCCTGATTAACTGTTGTGCTTTGTTTATAGTCTGAATGTCATTTCCTAATGCACGTTGTCCTTCAGTTAATACACGATTATTACGACCTTTAATTGTTTGCCCAATACTATATTTTGACTTAGCATTAACAATAGGTTTTTCTAAATCTTCTATTACACGATTAGCGGTTAGTATATCTTCTTCATTAGATAAACGTATAGGTTGTGAAGTGGGACTTGGAGCTTGTAGTTGTATATTTAAGTTTTCTTTATGTTTAACAGTCAATACATTATAAAGATTTTGGGTAGGAACAGTAAGTTCTTGTAGTACAGATCTAGGAACATCTTCTAGTAAGTCATTTAAAGCTGCTCTAGCTACACTAGGTCGAGTACGATTAAACATTCTATTTAGTAAACCAATACTAGCTAACGCCACACCTCCCAGAATTGCTGCACTAGCCAATTGTCCACCTGATAATAAACCTTTATTTCTTTTACCTTCAACAGGTTCGAGATAACAATTACAGTTAGGGTGAATTGGTGGAGGTATCATCCGGTCAGTCCGAAATAATAAGGTATCATACACCCCTTGACCATATCCTGTATCCCTATCTGCCATACCCACACACATTTCACACACCACTCCTTGCCCACTGTATGGCTTCTTAGTTTGTCTTTCCATACGTAAGTGTTCAACGCTAACTACCCAACGCACTAGTTCTATGCCGTCTGCTTCGTAGTGTGCAAAGCGTCCATAGTTGTAAGCTGCTGACAACTCTGTTAATGCTGTACGTTTTATGCGCGGCAAAACAGATTTCTTTTTAGATAGTTGTTCTAGATCTCTTTGGCTTATTTTGTTGCTGGTAAGACCTAATCGTCTTGCTTGGTCTTGACTTAATGTAATACCTTGAGACAAATCTCTGTCTAGTTTTTCTTGCAACGCACGTTTTTCTCGCGGGTTAAAAGTATTATTAATAATCTCTTGCTGGGCTTGTATTTCTTTTTTAGTTAACAGACTATCTTTCTTTTCTTTAATAATCTTCCTTGCTTCAGCACCATAGTCTGGATACAGTGGACTTAAAGCTTGTAACAAATTACGCTCTCTCTTCTGCTCAGTACTCGATAAATAGGTGGCAATTTTATTTTTAGTATTTCCAATTAAACTTTGTATATTTTGTTTAGTTGATTCACTAACATCGTCACTTAGTTTTTTTGCAATATATTCATACCTTTTATCTAAGTATTTACCAAACTCAGTTTCGTCTTTTAAACTAATTGGTACTTTTAATTGATTACTTACATCTCTGTTACGTTGCGATTCTAGTATTCTACGGTTACGAATATCTTTTGTAACTTGGGATGCCAAAGATTTATTACTTTCTAATGGGATAAGTAATTGTTGTTGACGTTCTAATTCTTTGGTACTTTGTCTTTCATTTTTTTGTAGTAGCTGTCGCTGTTTTTTGTCTCTCCTTAGTTGTTGTATTTCTTCTTGACTAAGTACAGTTGGTTGTTGTGTATTAGTAAGCGGCTGATTATTGGCAGCTTTAGTTAACTGATAACGTGCAAATTCTTCTTGTTGTTTAAGTGCTTTCGATTGTTTATTTAACGCTAGTTTCTCAGCATTTAATTCAGTTAATCTATTAGATAAAGTATTTCTAATAGTTTCTTGTTCTTCAGGACTAAAACTTCTGTCACGATTAATATTATTTTTAGCGTATTTAGTGGGATTATTAATACCTTGTTGTAATTTAGAAATACTGCTATCTAAGTCTTCTTGTTTTTTGCCAACTTCTTGTTGACCTTTTATTGCATTTTCAATTTGTTTACTTAAACGCCCAATTAAACCATCGTTGTTTTGTGTAGCGAAAGTAGCTAAATTTAGTTGTTCATTAAACCGTTTAACTTTGTTTTTCTTGTAGATGGACAGAATATCTTTTCTACCATGAAGACTACCTACACTCCAACTACTCTGCCAGAGCTGACTAATGTGGTTATATATTAGTGGCTTTAATTTTTTACTATCTAAACCAGCTAAAGCGTCGTCCCAAGTCTTAGTACTATTACTGGTAATGTGGTGTAGTAATAGTTTATTTATTTGATTAACAAGACTACCAGTAAAACTATCTGTAATACCATCTAATTCTTTTAGTATATTTTTAGTCTTAGTTTCTGGTGGGAAAGTAGTTTCTAAATTATAAACAGGCATAAATAATGAACTCTAGTATATTTACTAATACTAAATCATTTGTGTTTACCTGTTATAATTACGACTATCCCAGATTACTATTTAGCCATGAACATTAACTCAAAGACAATTGACGATTTAGTATGTATGTTGCAAGAAAAAACATACCGTGAGTATGGAGAAAAGATTGCACGGCACAAGATTAAGTTTATTTTGAATTCTTTTTTATATATGATTCATACCACTGTGGCTAGTGGTGAGCGTGTAAGTATATATGGACACGGTACTTATGACAGCTATACGTTTAAAGAGCGTAATGGTAAAGATCCTATTAAGAATCAAAGTTACTACATTCCAACTCACCAAGTACCCACATTCCGTAGTGGAGAAAAGTTTAAACAACTAGTAGAAAAAGGAGGCACTAGACAAGAGAATAAAGATATATTGGTTGATTAGGAAAAATAAATACAATAAGAGTCCGAAAATATAAGGGGTAACAGTTTAATTGGTAGCTAAACCCTTATTATTTCGGACTATTTTTTAGCTTTTATTTCGTAGCGCTTAACATCTTTTAAAGTATTTTTTCTACCCACATATTTTACTACTCCTAAACCAGCTCCTAGTGTTCCTCCAACTATTCCCCCTGCTATTAAACCTAATTTGGTATTACCCATTATTAATCTTTTAGCTGCTTGTTTATTTAAGTGAGGAGCTTGTTTTATTAGTTCAATTCCTTTAGTTAAACCTAAAGTACTTAAACCAGCTGCCCCAACTCCGGCTCCTACAGCAGCACGTTTAATAACAGGTTCTCTTAGTGTGACATTACGTTTACCAGTTTTAGCGTTTAACTCTCCATTAAGGAATTTACCTAATTTACTTTGTCTTTTCTTTTTATCTTTACTACCTTTCTTCCTTGCAAATTGTGCTACATAATCCCCTAAAAATAAACTATAATCTGCATTGTTTTTAACAGCATTTAAAGCAGCTGTTCTTTGTAATTGTTGATTAGACTTAATACGTTTTTTTATTTTACTTTCTATTCTTACTTTAGCTTCAGTGTTTAATTTTGGATCATTTCTTACTTTTTTTAATGCTTTATTTAATCTGTCTCTTTGTGTTTGAATTTTAGATACATTAGGCTTACCCATTTGTTTTAATTCTCTGCTCATAAGTTTTGAGCGTCTTAAATATGTTTTTGTTTTTTCTTGATCTTTTATCATTTCCGGAGTAATAGGAATTTTGTCAATTGGCGAGTTAACAGTTATAGGTTGATTTTTAATTGGTAATCTTTTTCCTTTAGCTAATGCATAAGCACCTAACCCTAAAGCTCCTAACGCCAATGTTCCAATTGCTGCACCTTTTAGTAGCGATTTACCTTTTCTTTTCCTTTTATCTTTAGATCCTTTTTTTCTTGCAAACTGTGCTTCACTAATATCTGATAAATAATACATAAGATTGTTAGTAATAATTATATTAATTTTAAGTTATTTCTTTTTACCTTTATATAGTGAACTGTATTTACTGTTACGGTGTTCGTTGTATACACTTCCACCACCTAATGCTGCTCCTAATGCTGCACCAGTTCCTACAGTAGACAACATACCTTTTGTACTGTATTTTTTGTTAACCAGCATATTGCCTAAACCAAGTGTACCTCCCACAACACTACCCAATGTTGTGCCTAAACCAACCCACCCTGCTCCCTGAGCTTTACTCATATATTTACCTTTTTTTGGTCCAAACTTAAAAGACTTTTGACCAACAACACTTGGTTTATTGGTGTCAAATAATCCTACTTTTCTTTTTTGCTTATCTTTACTACCTTTCTTACGAGCAAATTCTGAGATGTCACTTAAGTAATACATGAATAAATAACTAGTAGTACTAATTACTTATTGTAGTGTAAGAGGACAGATTATTAAATTTATCAAACCCAAACTGATAATTTATCAATTTTGATAGCCTGAAACCCTTATGTGGTAAGGCTATCATTTTATTTATCAGTTTTCTATATTATATATAGTATAATTGTAATAACTGATAATTAATAAAGAGCAATAATGAAATATTTGAGTGAATATGTAAATGATATGGATAATGATACACAATACATTGGTGGATTATTTCCTAAAGGAAAGTTATCTATGATTGTTGCAGAAGGAGATATTGGTAAAACAGAATTAATGCTTCATGCTAGTTTGGCAGTTACGGCAGGTAAAAGTTTATTACCTGGCAATCATTACGTTACAGATCAAGGCTACGTAATGTTAATAGAGACAGAAAGCCGCAAACGCGACTGGATAAGACGACTAGTTAATCTAGAAGCTAATATGAGTCGGTATTATATTCCAAAAACAATTAACGATACAATCAATGGCAATAACAAAGAAGACATCAAGGCTATTTATTCGGACATTGAAGCCAGACCACCTGAATTAATTATTGTGGATAGTTTATTGGGTTTTAATATGGGAGTAGATGAGAATACAGTTGCTGTTGGTCCAGGTATGTGTGTATTGGCTGATATTGCAGAACAATTTAATATAGCTGTAGTATGTACCCATTACTTAAATAAAACTTTAGTTAACAAAAGAATATCTGTTAACAATATTCGGGGTCATTCAACTTATAACCAATTACCGCAACTAATTTGGGCATTAGAAAAAGAAGATACCTTACTAAGAAAGCTTTATCAAATAAAAAATAATTTAAATAATTTAGATACTACTGTTCACAAATTTACAGTTAAAAATAATCAGATAGTTTTTGCAGATATCGCCGAACAACAAATAGAAACTGGGACTAAAGGAGTCCGAAATAAAATATATGCAGATAATATAACTAAGTCGGATAAGCAGATAGCATTACTAATACAGCAGAAAGAACCTAATCAAACTATTTACAACCTAATCAATTGGGTCAAAAGAAAACGTAAAAAATAATATTATGAAAAGCAAAAACTATCCTGGTGTATGGGAATTAAAACATCGTAATACTTACAGTTATCGTAAAGATATTGCGGCATCAAATGGTATGTGGGATCAAGAACATAAAGTATGGTTATTTAGATATCAAATAGATTATTTAAATTGCTATGCTTTATGTGAGAATAAATCTCCAGAAGAAATGCTAGAAATTTTAAGAGTTAAACAACCTGAAGATTGGGCAACATTTGAATTACCTAAACATAAACCTCATTTCTTAAGTGAGTATACACATTTAATTTAAATAAAAAGAGATGTACCACAAATACATCTCTTTTCAGTAGTTTTAAGAAACTACTTTAGTCTAAATAAGGAAATTCAAATATAGTTTTCACCTCTACTGGTTCCTGACCTATATCTTTTAATTTAGTTAGCTGTTTAATTTTTTTATTAGAGTCATTAGGTTCTGACATTTCATAAACAACTTTAGAGTGTCTGTAGATCAAACTATATCTTCTTAGAATTTCTCTATCAAGTAGATTTGTAATTGCTACTGCAATATTATATTTACTAGCTAATCTAGATAACCACTGTAAAGAATAAGGTATTATCTCACCTTCACAAAATGCCGTAATACTATCTACAATAAGTACTTCTGGTTGGATACTTTTAATACTAGATATTATCTGTTGTCTATCTTGTTCATCATTAAAATTACACAGATAATTAGTATTACTATAAGGTGTGTAATAACAATTTAAATCAGCTTGTAGTTTGTTTAGGTATTTTACATATCTAGGTAATTTACTTTCTGTTTCAATAAGAAGTACTTGATGGTAGTTATTTATTTTTAAAGGATTTATTGGATAAAAGTGTTTTTTACCTGGCATAGTAGCTGTTAATACTAATAAACTTTTCCCAATACTACTTTCTCCTACTACTGCTGATAAATAACCTTTAGGAAATAATCCTCCAACATAAGTTGGGTTTTCTATATTATCTGAGTAATTGGAAAGTATACCGTAATTGCAATTGTTCATTGTTTGTTAGGTGGTTATTTAGGATATTTGCTTTTCTATTATAGTTTACCTGCCAAACAAATTATTATAATAACCAGCATTATTGTCGATTAGTCGCACATCAAATAAATCAATTACCGATTCTTCTTTAGTAGCGTTGGTGTCTACCGTGACGTATTGTTTAAGTGTTTGTCCGTATTTTGCTAAATACAACAAAGCATAGCTTAATGTGTCAACAAAATCGTCATTCTTAGCTTTAGGAAACATTAATAACTCTGCTGTGCATTCTTTTAGCCAACTACGATTCTCACTGTTAGGTAATGGAAAATATACATTACCTGCTTCAAATTGTGGTGTTGTAGCTTCTAATCTTACTTCTTTATCTCCACCATACTCTTTAGGTTCCATTGGTACTATACCGCTTATGTATTGCTGCAAAGTATCCATAGCTGCTTGACCATTACTTTTCTTTTCTATTAATATCCCTCGGCAATCTGGATATTTTAATCGCAAATTGATAATAGCTTCTATTTGTTGCGGAAATGTCATCTTGCGACGCACACAATCTAACAGATACTTTTTACTGCCTATTTTGCCCCACACAGTCCCTACCGAATAATCCCCTTTAGTGCTTTCAGCTAAGTCCCACGAACAAATTAACATATCAAAATGGTCTGGCAAAGCATTTGGACCATATTCTAGTATCTGTTCAGCCTTAACATACCCGCCGCCTTTGGGCACTGGTTGCTGTTGAAACTGACTTGCCCACCTCCATTCACCCTTTTTCTTTTCGGATAGTATTGTTTTCTCATCTAAGATATTTGGACAAAGTAGCTCACCTTCTCCTCTACGAGGGTCGCTAAAACCAATTGAAGTACTGTAAGTAATGTCAGGGTCGTACTCAATCGGTAATGCAAAATACTCCCAACCTTCGTCTTGCAACAATACTCTGCCAATTAAATCGTCTTCAGCTAATCGCTGGTGAATGATTAGTTGAGTAAAAGTATCTGGGCTTTCCCAACGAGAAGACATAGTATCAAAGTACCAATCTGCCACATTATCTTTGGCAGCTTTACTTTGTGATTCTTGTGCTTTGTGTGGATCATCTATTACTAAGAACTTAGAACCTTCACCAGTACCCCGTCCTTCGACGCTTGTAGCTAGGCGGAAACCGCCATAATTGTTTTCGTATTTACTTTTTTGGTTACTACCGCTTTTAAGGTGAAACTTATCACCCCACAAACTCTGAAACCAACTTGTAGTAATTAAGCTACGACTTTTTACTGCATCACGCAATGCAAGATCAGCCCCGTAACTAGCAGTGATAAATGTGTGTCCAGGGTCCTGTAACCAACACCATACCGGAAACGCGACACTACAAATGGTGGACTTGCCCAGCCTTGGTGAGATTGCAATAGCTAATTTACGTATCTCTCCGCGCTGTAAAGCCTCCAGATGGGCACAAATAGCATCGACATACCAATTGTCCTTGAATTCGCCTTTCGCGATATAACGCCATGCAGCCACCACAAAATGATAAAGGTTGCCTTCCGCCAACATATTTAGTTCTTCGGTGAGCAGACTTTCTAGCTGACTTTCGTGTTCAGCTTCCTCACCTTGTAGTCGCCTTATCTCTGACTCGATTTTTTCAAGTTCGCGCTGTAACTCACGTTGTGTAGGCATATTACTTTTTATTAAACACCCCGAACAATTCGCCAAACAGTTTGCTTACATTATTTTCACTTTCGTTAGGACTAAGATAACTTTCGATAGTTGCAATTAAATTGCTCATATCAGAAGTTATTTCACGCACACAATGTAAGTCTAGATACTGGATAAATATTACTCCTATGTCCCGCACTTCCCCATCGATTTCAGTCTGAAGCATAAAACAGTAATAACCCTCGACACCATTACGCAACATACGTTGTTTGCTCGTACTGTTGACCAACGTGTCTGGCGTGATAAATGTGATTTTGTTGTATTCTTTGTTTTTCTTAGCCAACAATATTTCTTCTGAGTAAAAACTAAGCGGTATGTCTCGCAATGTTAGAGCAAACGCCGACACACCATTTTCTACTGCTTCGTGAGTCATTGTTAGTTTCTCGTAACTATACCCCGAATAATATTTCTGTCCGTTGTGAAATTGTGCCACCATAACTCTACTGGCATTGGACTTTTCAAGCAAATTACCCAACATTTGGTTGATACTACGATCTACTTCTAGTGGTAAGGACAGTGTGCGTTTTACACTGGCTAATCTAGGTTGCAGTATGTACTTGTGTACCCATACCAAAATTAGTAACGTAAGCACACCTAACGATTGGCTACCTACAATAAATATCTTGTCTCGCAAATTTACGTTTATTGGTGGTGGCGAAACACCAGGACTAGGACTGACCGAAATAATAGGCTCTTTGGTATTACTATTACTCATTAACATTCGTTGACTACTCATTATTGTTATTGTTTGTTGCTTACTCGTTTTCACTCGTGCTTGCTACATCTAATGTCATCACATCTTTTATTTCACCCTCAATTTGACGCTTTTTAGTCATTAAATTGTTGAGGATATCTTGACGGTCTTCTACTTGTTTTAACAAATTGTTAATCTTTTTCTTTGTATTTTTACCTTGTTTTTGTATTTGCTTTTGTTCGTCATTTTGTAATTGCATTAGTTCGTTAACTATTTTCTCGGCGTTTATTGGTTCTCCCATTATATTTCTTACTAACACATGACCTTTGTTTAATATAGTTATTGCTAAATCTATATCTTTCATGTGGTTACGGTTTATGCTGGGTTTACCTGTTTCATCATCATAGTCTTCGACTTCGTGTGCATCTAACCATCTTTCTACTTGGTCATAAATTCTATCTAAAAGAATAAGATTTTTTGCATCATATCGTGAGCTTTCACTCATTAATGAATGCACTCTTTCTTGACCAATTGCACGTTTAATTTTTTGTTTGTATAGCTCACGCCGTTCGACCCATTTATTTTCTGTGCATCTTTGTCTAACAGAATATATGGGTACACTATATTTTCCAGCTAATTCGTCATTGGTTGGAAAATGCATTGTACGTAAACCACTTTCAGGGTCTATTTTTAGACTGCCGTGTATGTATTCTGCTTCGATTGTTATCCAATCTATCTGACGACGACCTACTCTTGTGGCTTCGCTTGGGGCTGTTGTATTACTGATGAGATTCGGGTCTGGAACTATAGATATGTTATTGTCATTTCTTGGCATATTTAGTGTGGGATTAGGGTGAAAGGTATGTATTAAGTGTACCTTTTTGTTGTGATTGGTAGATGTTTGTATAGTGTGTAAAGTTTCCACCAAAAGTAACAAATCCCCTATCACCTCAAACCCTTACCACGTATAGGTTACAGCCATTTGTACCACCTACTGACATACGAATGGTGTAAGGGTATCTTTAATACATGGCAAGCGAAGGGTCTTGCGATTCCCAAAAGGAGACGACGGCTAACACTATCTGGAACGGCTCATAAAGGTTGAGCTACACACCCAGATGCCCACAGCACTAGGCTGTACAGTCTAAGAGGGCTATAGTTTCTCTGGACTTATAGAGCCTAATTAGCTCGATTATTCCTTACGAGGTTTACTATGTCTACTTTAATGGCTGATGTTTTACGTACTTCTGACTTCAATGTTGCATCAACGTTAATGACTTTCCTAGTCTGTTATTTAGCATATGTTTTAACAAATAAAACTCTCGCTAAATATCCTAGTTACAAAGTGGCTTTTAGTTGTGTGATTTTAAGTACTGTAACTGGTGGCTTAATTGGGGCATTAGGTCGTGTTTATCACGTTTGGTAGAGTCCGAAATAATAGTCAGTCCTAAAGCTTACACCACCATTATTGGAGATACACAATGGAATTCACCACAAAGTACATCAACGCAACTACTCGTGAATACAGAAATAACAAAGGCGATTTAATGGCAGTTGCAACTAACCCTACTTGGAGATTAGATGTGGGTAATCACATAGATAGTCAAACACGTTATTACTGCTTAAATGGTGTGTTTGAACCTGACCACCAAACAATGGTTGTTAGTGAAGTAGTTTTAGAAAGCATGGTAATCAGTTAATTCACGAAGTAATTAATTGTCTCTAAAGTAGTTTAAATTAAAACATTTAGATTACTTTAGACAGAGTTAATTAGCCTCATGTAAATAACTCTAAATGTTCACACTTTAGCAGCAGAAAAAAATGATACACATTGACAAGTTTAATGGGCGTAATTGTTTAATTGGCTTTGATGATTGGGATAGACCTAACTACGAAATGTTTGTAGAGGCATATTATGCTACTACAATGATTCCGAACATAAAGTACTTTCTTGGTTATGGACGTTGTTTTTGTATTATCTCAGATGATTGTAAAAGTGCTTCTGTGCATCGTTACAGAGAAAATTGGAATGGTTACGATGATTGTTTACAGGTTGATTTAATGACTGGAGAAAGAATAACTAGAGATATGGTATATCCTAATTACGCAAAAGGGATACACAGAACAAGCTTTGCAAGTTAATTAATTGTTTCTAGGGATTATCTAAACTTCCCTAGACAGAGTTAATTTACTAGCTCTACTCCAGTAACTATAAAGGTTAGTTAATCATGGATTACTCTTCACTATCTAAATCACAGCTTTGGTCATTAGTTAAAGAAGCACAATTAACTGCATTAACTTGGCAGTCTACAAAGCAACAAATGATTGATAGTTTAGTTGCTTTAGAAGAGACCGAAAACAATAAGGCTAATGAATACGTAGTTATTACACCTTCTCTAGACGGCGACTTTAGTGTGTGGAATCAGATTACCTCTGGTGTTATACCTAACAGTGACATAGTAGAGGAGACAAAGGAACAAGTTACTACACCCCCTGTCCCAGAAGTAGAAATAGAAATTAAGCCCCCGCTAGACACTACTTATTTTTCGGACTCCAATATTGTCTCTTCTACATCCAAGTATCCTTTGTCAACGTATATCCTCAAGTCTGTCTTAGCTGAATACATAGCACTGGCAGTGTATCTCTACGCTGAAACAAGCTATGTCGCTAAAACATTACTATCTATCAAGCTAGTAGTCACACCTACAAAGCTGTTTGCATGGTATTACATTGACCATGCTGTTAGCGGGGGATATAAGCCAGTCACAGATAAGTATGATAAGCGTGACTTACTCGAACTTCTAGAGACACTGAATAGCATTCTGCCAGATGTCAAGAAGTTTGATTATTCTAGGTCAGTTGTGTCTATCAAGATGAAACCAAAGACCATTGTGGTTGAAGGTGTGAATGATCAAAAGATTAAGCGTACCGAAAAACAAAAGCAAGTAAATAATGGTTACGGTAATCGCCGCAAAACCATTATGGATACTACAGAAAGTCCAGGACGTAATGTAGGTCAACCAAGTGTCAAGGAATCAGTGTTATTTAGGGCTGCAAGATTCCTTAGCGAACCATTTATCAGAGACGGTAAAGCCAATGTAGAGGGTATTGACACCATATCTGTTAATGGTATGCAGGTCTATCCTTGCAGTCTTATATCTGCCTTACCTGAAAATCATCCTGCAATAGATAAGCTTTCCCCTCAAGCAATCAAGTTTCTGTTTGACCATAAGAAAACGGATGACCCATTAACCGATGCACAGGTAGCTGAAGTAAAGACCTACAAGCGTCGTAAAGACATTGCACAACAGAAAGTAAGTCAACGTAGTTTCACCCACTTAAGAGGAAAAATACACAACGGCTTTTCACCTAGCTTTAAAGACGGCGATAAAACATTTTGCTTTGAGTTAGACAAAACCAACCGTGTCAGGCTTTGGTCATTACCTCACGGTGACGTAGCTGGAGAAACTCCTCATAATGTAAGTGCTAATGACTTAGTAAATGGCAGACTACTACAAGATGTAGGTTATTTAGAAGTCCTTGAATTCTCACATAAACAATGGCGTAACTTAACGTTAGATATGGTACGCGGGGGTAGTGAAGCAAGACTAGAACGCTTTAACTGGATTAGTGAAAAACTAAATCTAGTAAGCCTCGATAATGTAAATGCAATTACCACGTTTCTTAATGAGCTTAAAACACTCGATGGTAAACCACTTAAAATTCACGATTTAAAAGTAAGTAATGAGCTAATTAGTGGAGAGCTTTACGGTAGCAAGCTTTTAATTGCTAAAAGAGACACGGTTAAGCATAAGGTAGTTTTACATCCTAATGCTAAATGTCCAGAGCGTATTGTAGCGGTTGCTAATACCTGGGTATTGTCTTTACCAGGTAACTTACTTAACTCTAAATTTGTATTAGGGTTAAACAACATCACTACTAAAACCCGTATTAGTGATTGCGTTAAGCCTAACAGAAATGTAAAACCTATCAGCAATAAAAGTGACCTTAAATACATCACTAAAATGTTGACTCGTTTTACTGGAGAAGGCATCTTTAAAGACCGTGATAAAACTGAGTATTTAGGACGCTTAGTTTTAACTGATGGTGAATCACTAACTAAGAAACAAATAACACGTATAGCGCAACGTGTGTTAGACACTTATCCACCTACAGAAAAACTAGCGTGTCTTTTCACTCCAACTTTGTTAGTAAGTAATGACAACTACGCTGTGACTTTGCTTAAATTACTAAGAACTTACGGTGGTGTAGAATTAGCAGTTTTAAATAACGGTAATCTTACACACTATAACGACAATACAGATAAACCATTTACACAATGGTGCAATAGTGTTTACCGTTATTTAATGTCTTATGGTAAAGCAGTAACGGCGATTACACTAAACGATGCTATTCAGATGTTAGAGCGTAGCCCGTTTAGTGAACACAAACAAATACTAATTAACGGTGTTCCTACTAAGGCTAAATTAAACGGTGGTTTAATGCTAAAAGATTGCACTGATTAAGCTTTTAATTCCTTGTCCTAAGCAAGACGGTATAAACTACTTACCAACTGTAGTACACCTATTATTTTCGGATTACCTGAAAGGACTCTTTTATCATGTCTCACTCAATTGGTTTTCTAGACACAAACATCGTTGTCCCCGTTGCATTACGTATGGATAACGAAAAATACAAAGACCATTACTACATGATCGAGGTTCATTCCGACTTCCCTCAATTAGGGATTACGGTATCCTTTGGTACTCCTACCAACTTAACCCCTGAAAAAAATCTACCAGGATACAAAACAAAGGCTATTACTCAAACCCAGTACAAGCCAGTAGTAGCAGTTACCTTTGACAAGAACTTTATGCCATCCCTAGAACAACACCACTTGAAAAGTGAAACTGTAGGCAAGGGGGGCAAAATCGCCCACTACAACGAAGCGGGTGAGCGTATTGAGACAGTAGTACAAAATCACTTGCATTGTATCAATACTGTGGTATTGCCTAAAGCGGTACAAAAACTGTTAGACCCACAGTGTCTAGGTGCAAGGTTCTCAAGTTGGTTACTTGTTGGTATTGAGATACTTGCCAGAATGAAAAACGATTCGCAAGTGTCGGGTAGCGATAAGGACATTCAACTTAAAGAAGGTTTAGCACCACTAAGTCAAGATGAGTTGTTACGTTTGACTCTGGATACATACACTAAGCTTAGTGACCATAAGGCTTATGTATCTGACAGCCACAAAAAGATTGCTACTAGAATCCAGTCTCTACCAGGCTACAGCGAATCTAAAGCTATCGAAGCTAGTGTTTCACCAGTAGTAGATAAAGACGCTACACAAGTTGCCGTAGCTATGGCTGAGAAGCCTAAGAACAAATAGTCCGAAAATATAAGGGTCTATTTCTAAGTAAGACATACGCTATAGCCACTAAATAACCACAAGGCACTAGGTCAGGGTTGACTTAGTGCTTTTTTTGTTTGTGTGGTGGGGCTTCACGTAGTATTTTTTTTCTTTGTAATTTTGAAGCAAAACCATGAATAACACGATTAAAGTTGAATTCACAAGACGGGGCGAACAACTTCTGGCTTTTGTGGATAATGCAATGTATGGGGAACAGTTGCATTGTTCCCAAGAGGATTTTGTCAAAGGTTTACAAGCCCAAAGAAGTCCTAGTTACTGGAGTGAAGAACTTAGAGCTTGGACTTATCCAGGATTGAGTAGCTTTAAGGATGCTCAAGAAGGGAAGTACGACTGGATTGAAGTTCAAACCATCATCAAATCAGAGAAGGTATAACTTCTCTAGAGGGCTTTTTATTACCTTGGGTAGGAATTTTTTCTTTGTTGTTTTGAGGTGCAACCATGCAATTTCTTAAAGACGATTCTGCTAAGGTAATAGGAGCTTTATATGCCCCGACTAACGATATAGCTAGTGTGTTGGAACTAGCCAAAGAGTATTGCATGAGTCAAACTTTTTACGATACACCACGAATAGAAATACACATCATTAAGAAGTTTACCCAGTTTGCTGACGAACATAAAGTTAGTCGATATTTTGACGACCATCATGTGTCGTTAGTAAAGTCTCCAGAGGGTATACCTTTCTATGTACAGAGGTGTAATGCTTTTACTCCATCAGATGAACATCGCCAGCTTATAGCTCAACAACATAAAAACATATAACTAAGTTGTCTCTTCCCACAACCTGGGAAGACAGAGCTTTAGTAATTAGGAATAAAACCCAAATGAAAAACTACGTTATAGTTATTCACCCAGACAGCAATGGTACATCCGTTGCTTATATACCAGCAATCCCAGGATGTCATGCTATGGGAGATACACCCCAACTGGCTTTTGCTAATTTGTTTGGTGTGTTTGAAATGATTAAAGAAGAATATGCACAAGATGGAAAGTTGTTACCTCCAGAAACTGAGCCATCAGGTTTGGTTGATAAAACAGTTTAAATATTAACTATAATTACTCACTCGGTTAGTCTGGGTGAGTAGTTTCTTTGTGTGCGAAGACGGTGAAGCCAAAAATATATCAGGGTTTAAAATGCACGAAGTAGACATAGAACTTTTACGTGATTGTGAGTTATCACAAATAATAGTTAGTAATGGCTGTAAGAAATTACAGTTTACCCTTATTACAACTCATTAACTTATAAGGTATTTAGCAATTAAACCTTTGATACTTTAAAAGAAGCTTTAGACTACTACAACAGTATTTACTAATATAATTTTAAGAACATTACCTAGGAAAAAACATATGACAGACTCATTAGGACAACATCTAAGCGAAGCTTTAATAAAATCTGCACAAAAAGTATTTTTGGAACCTACAGAAGAAATATCTAATACTAATACTTTAACTGTTGTTGTTAAACAAGAAGACTCTATTAAAACAACGGTTGTGCAACGTGGTATAGATGGGACTGTAACATTTACTGAAACAAAAAACAGAAAGTAAATAAGTACTCTGACTGTACTGTGAATGTTAATACTTCTGTTTTTATTTATTAGGATAACGGTGCTATTTTTCTAGAAATAGCCGATGTAATTGAGAAGTATTTGTAAGTTTTTTAGTTTTTGTATGAAAGCATTAATTCATGGTTGTTTTGATGTATTGCATCCAGGACACAAAAGTTATATTCAAAAAGTAATTGCAGAATATAACTTAACTGAGATAGTTGTAGGATTGTGGACAGACGAACGTATAAAACAACGTAAAGGTAATACCCGACCACTATTTACTTATGATTGGAGAGAACAAGATTTAGTTAAATTTTTAACTACATTAAATATTAGATACCAAATCGAACAACTAACTATAGACAAATACGAGAAAGGGTATATAGACGAAAACCTATTAGTAATTACAGCAAGACCTAAAGGTATACCTAGGACTACTAACTTAGAATCTACTTTTTCTTATCGATTAGAAAGTAATGGTTTTAAAGTTAAATTTTGTAATTCTGAAACCACTAGTTATCATACAAGTGACATAGAAAAGTTATTGTTAGAGTCCGAAAACAATAGTATTTGTATTACTAAGAAAGTAGGGGCAGTTTTAGTCAGAGATGGTGTTCCAGTTGCTAGTGGGTCTAACGCTAGTAATGTGGGTAAGTATTGTAAAAGATGTGAATATAATTTAGTCAATAATACTTTTGGTTTACGCGATAGTAACAAACCTAGTTGTGCTTTCCCTCATGCTGAACAAGTCGTATTAGAATATTCAAAACCAGGAGATGATTTATTTATTAGTTATACTCCTTGTTATTTATGTACTCAACTAATACTTGAGAAAAAGATAAATAGAGTAGTTTGTTTTAAGCAGGGTAATCCTGATTACTTAAGTTTGTTAAAAAATAGTCAAGTAATAAACCAATAAAATGATTGAAGAAAAATCGTACATGGATTTATTAATTCAGTATCAACCTAAACCAGTTTCAAATCACAAAGAATACAGCCAATTAATTCACAACATAAATGACTTAATGACTAAAGACACTCTTACAAAAGTAGAAAGCGATTTGTTGGATTTACTAGTAACAATAGAAAATTGCTATATAGATCAGTTAGATACTGAGGAAGAATTGCTCAAGATAGAGAGTGAAATGGAGTAATAGCTATATGTGTAATAAAAACCAAGACTACCAAGACAAACATAATCAAGTCGAGAATATAATTGCTTTATCTAGGGCGTATCAAGAAGAAAAAGAAGACGCCTTGTTTAATCAACTATACGTAGACGACGAAAGATACATACAAGCTAATAACCAAAAACACCGTGTAGATGCAGAGTTACGTCAACATGGTATAGATGGGGCTTAATAATGCCAATGCAAATCTCAGGCACAATAAAACGTGATGGTAATATTTACTATGTGTCTGCAACTGTAGGCAAATATATTATTCAACCAGACGAAAGTGACAAATTAGGTTTAACAAATGATGCTGTAGGTTTACTACCTAGTACAGAGATAATGGAATGTACAGATTCAATGAAGTTAAATTCTAATGTAAATCCTTTACATTTCGATGGCTGGGTGAAACAAGGTACATTATCAATAGTCTAGCTAGTAAATAAATAGCCCTCTTTACTTAGGGGGCTAATATGTTTTCTTTAAAGAAGTTGTTTAATGTTATTAGCAGATACATTTACATACACTATTCAATACACTCCTGAAACTGGTTATTTTACTGGTTTTGTATCAGAGATTCCTGATATTCTAGTAACTAGTGATTTTCAAGATGAAGTATTTCCTATACTAAAAGAAAAAACTATTGAGTATTTAGAAAACAAAATTACTATGTATATGTGTTTCTTTGATATTGGGAAAGAAGATTATTATGATACTTTGGGATTTGATATTAATAATGAAGTAGTTAGCGCTCCAGATTATGCATTAGATTTTAAGCGTAATTTTATAGGTATCAACATACGTAAAATTTTAAGACCTTGGTTTAAGGAAATAAATTAAAAATTAATTTAGTAGTCATAAGATAATTACGCGAGAGTCCGAAAATAATAGCAAGGTAATTACTATGAAGCTTAGTGATCTTGAAAAGAAAATTCAGGAACTAAAACAACAGCACGGTGATTTAGAAGTATTTATTTTCAATCCTGAATACGATGAACCTTATCTTAAACCTAGTTTAACAATCAAAGAATTGGTTGATTTAAATGGCGGAATTCAGGACATAGCAAGTATTTATAAAAAGAATACTTTTAAAGCTTTTGTCTTAAATTAAAGTATTAAAAACTATGAACTATACTTGGCTTGCGATTGATTTGATTACAGCACTAATTAGTGTGGGAGTTATTTCTTTTCTTGTGCAGATAGGTTGGGTAGCTTACGCTCCGCTTATGCACGTATTTCTTCTTAGTTGGATTGTTTGTGCTTGTTTGAGGGTATACCTAGAAAAACCGTAAACCTCGTCTTACACACTATTGTTTCGGACTACCTTAAATTGTTTGTTTAAGTAAATTGTATGGTGGCTTTGTATAAGCCACTAATAGAGTTTATTTAACTACTATGCAAATTGTTGAATTAATTGTCGAAGAACGTGAAAGTGATATTTATGTCAAATGTGTATTTGAAATAGATAAAACTAACGATTATTTTCGTGTATTTAGAAACGAATCTTTGGAGTTTAGAAAAGCATCGGGTATTTTAGTTGAACCTGAAGATTACTTAACTTATTTATTTGATGATGAAGAATATGATGTTAATTCTTTTAATGAGAATTATTTTATTCCCTTAGAAAATGGTTGTTCAAAATGGATAGCTCCACCAAGTCCTTATAGTAATTTATTATCAGCTAGAAAACATTTAATAGAAGTAGTTGTAAATCCACTTTTTAGTTATAATTCTGTTACCAATTCTTTTACCTTTCAAGAATACCTTGAAAAGAATAATACTGTGCGTGGGATTATTCTTGATCTTCAAGAATTGAAAGAGACTAAGAATAGTAGCAAGTTTGTTGAAGAAGCATTTCTGATTAGGTTGTTCACATCATTAATTCAGCATTGGGATTAAGCAACTTAACTTTCTCGTAAGGATTGTCATAGCTTACTGGTTTATCTAGTAAGCTATTTTTTTTGTAATTAAGGAGTTCACTATGTCATTTAGTACCATTGTCAAAAATCAACTAAACAATGAATTGTCCGAAATACAGGTGTTTGCAGGACGTAAAACACTTACCCTATTTTCTCTTCAGTATTACGATGCTCAACTTACTTGGTGTAAACAGTTTGAAGTTAAACAAAGAATCGAGCGATACTGTAATACTGGACTTGTACCTAAAATGATTAAGTGCCCTAAAACAAATCGACGCATTAGGGTATTTAAGTTAAATGATTTAGTAAGTAAAAACTATCTGCCACTAAAAGGTAAAGTTCCTTCCTCTGCAATAGTTAAACAACTGTTTGAGGATAAGATGGTTGTGTATGTAAAAGAAAGTTACGTTAAAAAGTTGAAGCTAATTTAGTAAAGGTAAAGCACACATGACTAATACTTCAGATGATTGGCGTAAAAAAGCCTCAGAAGCTGTAGAGAGTGGGAATCCTGAAAAGGCTTACACTTATGCAGATTGGGCAGATACTATGGATGCTGTGAAACAAGAAGAAATACAAGACGCACAAACAGAAGAAGAATAAGATGAAAGAATTTAAACCTGGTAATTATTTAACTAGAAACAACAAAACAGCCATTGTCACAGAAATAGTTTCTATACCAGAAGACCAGTCAAAATGCTGGGATGAAAGTAATGTAGGTATGTATTATTTAACAGGGTATATACCTGGATACGGAGATTGTGAATGGAACTCTGATGGAACAGATATAGGTGAAGATCCTAACTGAGATTTAGTAAGCCCTATTATTTCGGACTCTTAATTATGCCTAAATTTAGGCTGTACTAACTTTGAATACGACAAAGACTCTTTAATGAAAACTAAATTAATTTTAAAAGCATTCCATAAGGAAGGTTGCTACGATTCTAACGAACTTATTATCTCTCCATATGGGAATAGCACCACTATTCAAGTAGTGGATAAGTTAGGTAATACGCAAAGTTCTTATACTGTTGATACAAATGAATTAGTAGAAGCTTTAGTAGTACTTAAAGCTATCTTAGAAAGATAAAATGCCTAAGCGAGACAAAAAATGGCTATGCGTCTATTGCAAAGTAGACACTAAATACGAACATTTTTACCTTAAGTCTTGTGTATGGAATTTGATACATAATTCTAAAGATGGAATGGTATGTATTGAATGTTGTGAAAAAAAATTAGGAAGGAGATTAAATAAGCATGACTTTACAGATTGTTATATTAACGATCTTAACTTTGGAGAAAAAAGTCTA